ACCTCCACCCCCCCCCACCCCGCCCGCAGCCCCGCGAAGGAGATCCGCCATGACGAGCAACACGAACACCGCCAGCAGGCCGGCCGCCAGCAGCACCGAACGCGGCATCGCCATCGCCACCAGCGCCGCCCCCATCGCCATCGGCGCGGGCATCCCCCTCCTCGACGCCAGCGCCACCTTCCTCGCCACCATCGCCTACGGCGGCGCGGCCGCCCTCACCACCGCCACCTACATGAACCGGCTACCGCCCGGCCTCGAACGCCACCTGCCCGCGGACATCCTCCGCGCGCACAGCACCCCCATGGCCATCTCCACCCTCACCAGCGGCGTCGCTCTCGCCATGGGCGCCCTCCTCGGCGGCGAAGGATCCGACGCCCTCATGCTCGGCGTCGCCGACATCGCCGCCAACCCGATCCCCGGCATCGTCTCCCTCGGCTGGCTGGCCGCCGTCGGCTTCGTCCCCCTCAAACTCCGCAAGGTCCTCGGCCGCGTCCGCACCCCCAAACAGCCCGCCCCCACCCCCGTCGGCCCCGCACCCAAGGCAGCCGCCGGACCGCTGACCCCCGCCGAACAGATCGCCTACCGCTGGCACCAGATCATCTCCAACCTCGACAACGGCACCCACAAAAGCCAGAACATCGAGATCCGCACCCTGTCCACGACCCGCTGGAAAGGCACCATCACCGCCCCCGCCGGCCAGTCCGTCACCGTCACCGCCGACACCGTCTCCAGCGCCTACCAGTCCACCCCCTACCAGGTCCGCGCCGCCTGGATCACCTTCGAGGACGGCGCCCACTCCGGCGAACGCCACATCACCGTCAACCTTGCGCCGCCCGCCGAACTCGACACCAGCACCCTCCAGGGCGCCTGGCGCAAATGGGCCGCCCGCACCGGCGGCGTCATGGCCGGCACCCACCTCGAAGACGTCCAGACCGACCCCAACACCGGCGGTGAAGTCGCCTACGTCGTCGCTGGCGAGAACCTCGACAAACTCCCCGTCCCCGACCGCGCAGCCCTCGCCGGAGCGCTCCGCACCAACACCCTGCTCTGCTCCTACGCACCCGTCCCCGGAGACCCCCGCCGCGGAACCGTCCGCAAGATGAATCACAACCCCCTCAAGGAGGGCGTCCCCTTCCCCGGCACCCACGTCCTGAAAATCTCCAAGGGCGGCTACGTCCAGATCGGCCAGCACGTCTCCGGATTCCCCGCCCGCATCCAGTTCGTCGACCCCAAGCTCGGCGCCAAGCACCTCTTCATCGCCGGCGTCACCGGATCCGGCAAGGGTGGCCTCATCCAGATCGTCGCCCTCGCCGACCACGTCAACGGCCACGCCATCATCTACGCCGACCCCAAGGGCTCCTCCAACCCCGACGTCGAGACCATGGCCTGCTACTCCGGCATCGGCGAAGAACAGTGCATGCACGCCCTGCGCGTCTCCTACGGCCTCATGCAGTGGCGGATCGCCGAGTCCGCACGGCTGAAGATGAAGAACTTCATCGCCACCCCTGACCGCCCCTGGGTCCGCGTCATCCTCGACGAAGCCCACGTCCCGCTGTCCGAGCTGGTCGACCACCGCAAGGAAGCAAAGATCATCGTGGAGGCGCTGGCCGCGAAGGCCCGCTCCCTCGGCATCATCCTCACCATCGTCAACCAGGCCGTGAACGCCGACAAGCTCGGCGGCTCAACCGCCCTGCGGACCAACGTCATCCAGGGCGGCTCCCTGGTCATGCTCCGCACCGACTCCGACCAGTCCAACCTCGTCACCACCGGCTTCGAAGGCGTCGACCCCGGCCAGATCCCCCCGGCCTGGGACGTCAACCGGCCCCTCATCTACGACGAGAGCGTCGCCCTCCAGGACCCCGAATCCACCTACGGGCTCGGCTACACCCTGGGCCCCGGCGGAGCCGCCGAGATGATGCGCGACTTCATCCTCGAGTCCGCCGCCCCCTACATCGACGAAACCGCCATCGCCCACCCCGCTGACTGGCCGGACTTCGAGCGCGCGGACGAGATCGGCCGGACCTCCATCCTCCCGGACGACGAAGACGGCGAGACGGGACAGGCCGGCGGCGGGGCCACCCTCACCGGACCGCCGAAGGGGCCCAACGCAGACGAAAAGATCCTCACCGTCCTCGAGGACGCCGCCGACCCGATGGGGGAGGAGGTCAACTACCTGCACAAGGACGACATCGAGCGCCTCACCGGGCTGACTTCCTCCACGCTCGAGAACCGGCTGTCCCGGATGGTCAAGGAAGGCCGCATCCACCGCATGCCCGGCAGCGGCCAGGCCGTCCGCGGCAAGTACGGCCCGGGACCCGGCCCGGACGCAGGGGAGTAGCACCCAGAGGGGAAGCGCCTCGGACAAACGCGCGGCCATACCCCACCATCAAAAGTGCACAGCCTGTCCCGTCCTAGCACCCCCGCGCCGGGGCGGGGCAGGCCGTAACCCCCACACCCCCACCGCTCGAACCCGCCCATCCCCCCAGGCAGGCCGAGCACCCGGCCCCGCCCGCACCCCACCCCCCGGGAGCGCGGCGGGGACCTTCGCGTATCCGGGATCGGTCAGCCGACCGGCCGAAACGTCCCGCAGTCATTCGAGAACAGCTCCCCAACCCGCAACGTCACCGTCATCCGCGTCGCCTGAGTCACCGCACGATTCTCAATAATCTGACCGTCCGCCCCGGTCCGCTCCCAGTAGCAGTCCGAGAAATGCCCCCGCGCCACATACGTGCCCGCCTTGATCTCCTCAACATCCGAATCGCTGTCAGAGTCATACGGCGCCGGATCCGCCTTCACCTCGAACTCCCCAGACGAGATGAACCGCACGTACGTCCCCGCCTCCGCCTGCTTCAACGCCGACTTCCACCGCGGGCACAGCTTCGGCACCCCCACATCCAGGATCTGCTCCCCGTCATCCCCGAGATAGCCACCCTCCGCCAGCCACTGCGCCGGGTTCCAGTTCTTCGACTGCGTCACCATCGAGTCGCAGATGTCCTGCACGAACGCGGCCGCATCGGTGTACGACGAATCGTCATACACCAGACCCGCCTCATCCACGGCCCGGTCCACATCCCCCTCCGGGCCCGGCGGATACGTCGGCGACGGCTCCACCTCAGCAGGCGGCGACGAACCCACCGCCGACACCGACGGCGACGCCTTCGACTTCCCGCCGTCGTCCGATCCGCCCCCGCAACCCGCCAACACCACCACCGCAGCAGCCACACACGCCGCCACAGCCCCCCTCACACGCACATCTCTCATGCCGGGCATCGTGACGCCCCAACCAGGGCGCAGGGAACAGAACCACGGAAATCGGCGATCATCTGTGACAGGCGCGGGGCCTGACAACCACACAGCGGGAGCCCCACCGCCATGACCGAAAGCACCGACTCCGACGCCGGCGTCACCTACGTCCGCACCGCCGACATCCCCCTGGATGAACTCACCCCGTTCCCCGGCAACGCGAAACGCGGCGACGTCGACGCCATCCGCAAATCCCTCCGCCGCAACGGCCAGTACAGGTCGCTCGTCGTCCGGGAAATCCCTGACGGCCCCCTCATTGTCCTGGCCGGCAACCACACCATGCAGGGGCTCGCCGCCGAAGGGCACGAGACAGCCCGCTGCGAAGTCGTCGTCTGCGACGACAACACCGCCCGCCGGATCAACCTCGCCGACAACCGCACCGCCGAGCTCGGAGAGAACGACAAAGACGCCCTCGCCGAACTCATCTCCTACCTCGACGGCGACTACGAAGGCACCGGATACACCGACGAAGACGTCGCCGCACTGATCGTCCCCCCGCAGCTCCCCGAAGAGGGCGACGCCCCCATCGAGGACACCGAAGCAACGTGGGGCGTCATCGTCGAATGCCTGGACGAGCAGCAGCAGACCGAACTCCTCGAGCGGCTGGCCGCCGAAGGGCGCCGCGTCCGCGCCCTCATGGCATAGAAGGGACACCCCGGCATGCGCGCACAAGTCAACGTCAGCACCACCGTCTGCAGCTCCGCCCGCGTCCTGCAGATGGCCGGCATGTTCGACGTCCCGATCGAGCAGAAAGCCGGCCACACCCTCGACGCGAACCTGCCCATCGAGGACCGGCCCTGGAACGTCGGTCTCATCGTCGGACCCTCCGGAGCAGGCAAGTCCACCCTGGCCCGGCACGTGTGGCCCGAGGAGATGGCCGCGAACTATGTATGGTCCCCGGACGCGTCGCTGCTCGACGACTTCCCGGCCAGCATGAGCATCAAGGACATCATCGGTCTGCTCACCTCGGTCGGCCTCGGCTCACCGCCCGCGTGGATGCGCCCGCACCACACGCTGTCCAACGGCGAGGCGTTCCGTGCCTCCATCGCCCGCTCCCTCGCCGAGACCGACGGCCTGGTCGTCGTCGACGAGTTCACCTCGGTCGTCGACCGTCAGGTCGCCAAGGTCGCCTCCCACACGGTGCAAAAGGCAGTGCGCCGCCAGGACCGCCAGTTCGTCGCCGTCACCTGCCACTACGACGTCACCGACTGGCTCCAGCCCGACTGGGTGTTCGACGTCGCGGCCAACTCCTTCGCGTGGAGGCAGGTTCAACCCCACCCCGCGCTCGAACTCCGCATCCACCAGGTCGATCACACCGTCTGGCCGCTGTTTCGCCGCCATCACTATCTGAGCGCCGACCTGAACCGCTCCGCACGCTGCTTCGGCGGCTTCATCGGTGACGACCTCGTAGCCTTCAGCGCCTACATGCACTTCCCGCACGCCCAGGCGAAGAACATCAAGATGGACCACCGGTCCGTCGTCCTGCCCGACTACCAGGGGCTGGGGATCAGCGGCCGTATCTCCGAATGGATCGGCCAGCACTTGTACCAGCAAGGCTGCCGTTACAGGCGAGTTGTCGCCCATCCGGCAGTCATCGCCTACTGCGTGCGCTCCCCACGCTGGCGCGAGACCGGGAAGGTGAGTACAGGAAAGCCCGGCAAGAGCCTCACGGGCTCGCTGAGGAAGCGCTACTCCGACCCCCGACGCCTTCTCACGCGCAGTTTCGAGTTCATGCCCCCGAAGGCGACGTGAACGCCTGCTCCCAACCCTCGGGGGCGCGGAACATGCTCAGCGATCCCCGGCACGGCAGGAGCTGCGCAGCAGGCTTCGGGTCGGCGAGCAGCCAGTGCTGGTATCCGTCCATGGCCCACTCGGAGGTGGACCGGCTGGTGGAGCCGACGACCTCGACAGAGCCGATGATGCAGCCGCGCGGCAGGTCGGCCGGGGGAGTGATGCCCAGATCGCGCAGGTACTTGTCACCCTCGGGGGCGTAGCTCTTGCCAGCCTGGATGAGCAGCTTGCCCCGGTAGTTGACAGGCCTGCTGCGGTTTTCGACGTCCTTGCCCGCGTGGATGATGGCCCACGCCCAGGGCTGCTTCACGGTGAGCACGTACGGCGTGGGCTCGGTGTCCGTGGCGAACAGGGCATCCTGAAAGCTTGTCTCGTCCATATGGACAACCTATCTTCCGGGTGAGAACCCCGTCAACCCGACTGGCCGGCCCGACGCGGACGACCCCGGCCGGCCGAACCCCGGCCCGGCATCGTCGCCCGGTGCAGCACCAGCGTCCGGTAGCTCCAGACCCCCGACCGGCCGAACTTCCTGTCCGGGTCGGGCCAGCCGGGCGTCCCGTCCGCGCGCTCGCGCGAGCGCTCGCGGTAGATGGAGGATGGCGAGATGCCCAGCCACGCCGCGGCCGCGGCCGCATCGACCAGCGTGTCGACGGCCGGGGCGTAAGCGTCCAGCGCGCGGCGCGCGTCGTCGGCCGTGCCGCCGGCCAGCGCCCCCTGCGCCACGGCGATCAGCTCGTCGGCGTCCGGCAGCCCTGCGGGCTCAGCACCCATCACAACCTCCATAGATAGTCGTTCTGATAGAGACAAGCTACTCGCCCATGGCGGCGAACAGGTCCAGCGTTCCGCACGCATCCGGAGCCTGGAACAGCGAACCCTGCACCGGCCCACGGCTCTCGCCGAAGTCCGCGCCCATCATCTCCACCCACAGCGGCTGCTGGCCGGGCTCGTCCGCGGTGGCGGGCTCGTCCGCGACCGCCGTGACCACCGGGGCGGACGCCCTGTCCTTGGCGAGGTGGCCGATCAGGTTGTCCACACCGGGCCGGGACAGTCCCGTCCACACGTCGCCCGTGACGGAGTCCTGGACGTACCAGCCGGAGCGCGCCTTGCGGGCCTGGAAGCGGGTGGTGGAGGAGGAGTCGGTCATGGTCGTGTCCTTTCGGCGGGTGGGATGGGCGGTTCAGGCGGCCGGCTGGTCGTGGTTCGCGCGGCGCAGCTCGTTGCGGTACTCGCTGACGGTCAGGCGCGGGTGGGTGTCCCAGAACTCCAGCAGCTCCTCGGAGGCGTACCGCGTCGCGCGGGCTGCGGGGCCGGTCCACAGCGTCCACGGGGTCATGCCCTCGGCCTGGCCGGCCTTGTTGAGCAGGTATCCGCGGCACTCGGCCTCGGCGGCGGCGAACTGCGCTTCGGCCCAGCTCATCCACTGGTCGTTCACGGCCGCCCAGCGGGCCTTGTCGCGGGCGGTCTGTGCGTCCTTGCGGTCCCTGCGGGCGGCCTCGCGGAGCACCGCGGCCTGGGTGGCCTCGTCGCCGTCGCTGTACACCTCGGCGAGCTGGTTGTCCGTCAGGCTCCGCAGGTTCTGCATCGGTGCTCCCTCCGTAGGTTGTCGTGTTGATATGGACAATCTAACGGAGCCCCGATGGGCCGTCAACATGAGATGGACAACCTAATTCGGGGAGCAGCACCGCCCGCCGGCCCGCGACCCGGCCCCCCTCCCGGCCACGCGCAACACCCCTGCTGGGGGAAGGAAACGGAGGAAACCAGGGATCATCAGGAGCAGGCGCGGGGCCTGACAGTCAGACATACGAGCGGGAGCCCCCACCGCCATGACCACCAGCGCACACAGCAGCCACACCCACCAGCAGGCAGCCGGCGAGGAACACGACCTCACCACCGCCCAGGACGGTGACGACTGATGCCCGCATCCAAAGCCCAGCAGGCCGTCACCGCGCAGCGACGCAAGCAGCTCATCGCACTGAAGCTCGCCGGCATGGACTTCGAAGCCATCGCCGACCGCCTCGACTACGCCGACGACGGCGCTGCCCGCAAAGACTTCTGGCGCGCCATCCAGCGCAACCGGCTGGAAGAGAAGGAAGCAGTCGAGAACCTGCGCGAGGTCGAAGGAGCCCGCTTCGAACGCCTCCTGGCCGCCGTGTGGCCCAAAGCGCTCAAGGGCGACCTCAAGGCCGTCGAGGCGGCCCGCCGGCTCATCGCCGAACGGATCCGCCTGTACGGGGTGGCCGAACCCATCCGCGCCGAGGTGTCCGGGCCCGGCGGGGGAGCCGTCCCCATCAGCCAGGCCAGCATCGCCGAACTCCGCAGCCTGATCGGAGCAGCAGGCGACCCCGATCCCGAGGACGACGAAGCCCCCGACGAGGGCGACGAAGGCGCACTGGATGACCACAGCGACGACACCTGACGTCGGCCCGGGGCACGACGAGGACGTTGATGACGTCGTCCAGGGAGCGGAGGAGCTACTCCAACTGGTCGCCCAGTACCGGCGCCTGAACCGGGCTCAGCGCCGCCATATCGCCTGCCGGGCCAGTGGAGAGGTCCGCACCGTCCTCGCCGGGGTCGAACGCGACATGGCCCTCAAGCGGTCGCCGGGCGCCATGTCGGCGATCCTCACCGACGGGAAGGAGAAGCAGGCCCGCCACCTGGACCTGATCGACCAGGTGTTCCGCGACATCGCCCGCGGCCGGCCCCGCAAGGTCCTCATCACCATGCCTCCGCGGCACGGCAAAAGCCGGCGTGCGGCCCGGTGGGCGCCGCTCTGGTACCTGTCGAGGCACCCCGACCACCGCGTCATGATCGCCTCATACTCCGCGGACCTCGCCGACGACCACGGACGGTGGATCCGCGACGCGATCGTCTCCTACGGCCCCCAGATCGGCCTCGCCCTCCACTCCGGCAGCAAAGCGGCGAACCGGTTCGACCTCGCCGACCCCGACACCGGCGAACGCCTCGAAGGCGGCCTCGTCACCGCAGGCGTCGGCGGCGGCCTCACCGGCAAGGGCGCCCACCTCGCCGTCGTCGACGACCCCATCAAAGACGCCGCCGACGCCGAATCCCCCACCATGCGGCGCCGCCTGTGGGACTGGTGGACATCCGTCCTCAACACCCGCATCGAACCCGGCGGATCCATCCTGGTCATCCAGACCCGCTGGCACGAACAGGACCTCGCCGGCCGCATCCTCGCCGGAGAAGACGCCGACGACTGGACCATCCTCGACCTCCCCGCCATCGCCGACAGCGAAAACGACGCCCTCGGCCGCGACATCGGCCGCCCCCTGTGGCCCATCCGCTACGGCACCAAAGCCCTCCAGAAGATCCGCCGCGCCGTCGGGGAACGCGTCTGGTGGTCCCTCTACATGCAAAAACCCCGCCCACTCGAGGGCGGCGTGTGGAAATGGCCATGGATCACCGACCACCGCATCACCCCCATGGCGTTCCGCGGCATCGACCTCACCCGCAGCATCGTCGCCGTCGACCACGCCGGCGGAGAAGGAGACGGAAACGACGAAGCCGGCCTGTGCGCAGCAGGACGCGACCGCGAAGGCCACCTCTACCTCCTCGCCGACGCATCCGACCGCATGGGCGCCGACACCTGGGGCCTCGCCGCCTGCCAACTCGCCATCGAGTACCAGGCCGACGCCATCGTCGTCGAAGCCAACTTCGGCGGCGACATGGCCAAGCAGATCATCCGCCAGGCCTGGAAAGAGCTTGCCGAACGAGGCGAAACCCGCGGCCTCCTCATGCCATCGATCATCGAAGTCCACGCCAAGCAAGGCAAACGGCTACGCGCCGAACCCATCGCCCAGCTCTACGCCCAAGGCCTCGTCCACCACCTCGGCGAATTCCCCCGCCTCGAGGGCCAGATGGTCACCTGGATCCCCGGCATGGACTCACCCGACCGCATGGACGCCGCCGTCCACGCCCTCACCGAACTCGCCGACCCCTCCACCCAGGGCCTCGGCACCTCCAACTACCGCGACCAACGCCTCCGCGGCCGCCGATAGGAGAACCCGATGTATGTCTACGCTGCGCGGCTGTCCAGAGTCGTCGATGGCGACACCCTGGACGTCCTCGCCGACCTGGGATTTCACATCCAGATCCACGAACGCGTCCGACTCCTCGGCGTGAACTGCCCCGAACACGGCAGCCCGGCCGGAGACGCCGCCACCGCGTTCACCACCCAGTGGCTCGCCGAGAACGGGCCCGACCTGATCCTGCGCACCGAACTCGACAAGACCGAGAAGTACGGGCGGATCCTCGGCACCATCACCGCGGGCGCCCGCACCCTCAACGCGGACCTCGTCGCCGCCGGGCACGCCGTCGACTACGACGGCGGCCGCCGCACGGTCCCGCTGCCCGAACAGCCGGGGGAACCCGACCATGCCCAGCCCGTACGCTGATCACAGGCGCGGGGCCTGGATAGCGGAAGGATCGCTGTGGGCCTCTTCACCGGCTTGAGAGAGGCCGTCATCGACGGCTGGTCGTGGCTGAACTACAAGCCGATCTTCTCCGACAGCCTCGGCATGCCCCACCGCCGCGCCTTTCCGGAAGCCGCCGCGACCTGGGTCCCCGCCGCCGACGAGCGCCGCCTGGCCTCCTACAAGCTGCTGAAGGCCTACGACCACAACCAGGTCGCCGAACTGTCGGCCTTCGTCGACGGGGATACGGCCCGCGACCGGCGCGAGTTCGGTGACCCGTCGATGTTCGTCGACAAGCTGACCTCGGACGTCCTGGGCAGTGAGCAGATCATCACCGTGCCCGGCGCCGAAGGCGACCAGCAGACCCCGGAGTCGGCGGCCGCAGAACGCGTCCAGACGCTGCTGCGGGAGTGGGCCGACGAGGAACTCCTGCCGATGCGGATGCTCCAGACCGAACGCAAGGCCGTAGGCCTCGGCGACGGCGTCTACCTCCTGTACTGGGACGGCGACAAGCAGCGCGTTCGCGTGAAAACCTTCGACCCCGGCTTCTACTTCCCGGTCGTGGGGGAAGACGACGACGGCTCCGACTACCCCGACAAAGTGCATTTCGCGTGGGAACTCCCGGAGGACAAGGCCCGCAAGCTGCCGGCCCGGCTGCGCCGCATTACCTACCACCTCGACTGGATCGGCCCTCGCACCGCGAACGGTGTCGACCGCACCGGCCGGGCCCTGCGCGCCCCCGTCATGTCCGAAGCCACCGACACCACCCCGTCCGCCCCGGTCCTCGGCCAGGGCGACCAGGTCGACGCCAACGGCTCCATCACCCGCCTGTACCCCTGGTCCGAGAAGCCGTCGTTCAGGACCTGCTACCTCACCGACGCGACCTGGGACCTCGGCGACCTCAAGGGCCCTGTCGACATCGACAGCCTGCCCATGGGCAAGGCGTCCTTCGCCACCAACGAGCAGGGCGAGATCCTCGACCGCCTCGACCTGTACCAGGACTTCCTGCCGGTCATCCACGTCCCCAACACCGTGCCCGAGCCGGGGGAGCACTGGGGGCAGTCCAGCCTCGCCAAGGCCCTGCAGATCTTCGACGAACTGTCCGGCTCCGACACCGACTCCAGCCGCGCCTCGGCCACCACCGGCTCCCCGATGATCGGCATCTCCGGGAAGTCGGTGTCCGGGCAGCAGCACTATGAGGCCGGGCCGGGTCTGGTGTTCACGCTCGGCGAGGGCGGCGGCATCACCACCGTCGACACCAGCCGCAACCTCGCCGAACTCCGCAACCAGGTCCACGACCTCGGCGAACGCGCAGCGAACGTCGTCCGTATCCCGCCCGTCGCCCTTGGCACCCTGGACCCGTCCAAGATGCCGTCCGGGTACGCTCTCGAGTTGGCGCTGGGCCCGGAGGACTCCCTGATCGCCGGGATGCGCCTGGCCCGCGACCACGCCGACCGGCTCCTCCCCAAGTTCGTCCAACGGTTGTTCCTCGCCGGCCAGCACCCCGACTGGGCGGGCATCACCCCCCTCCCGGCGAAGATCGTGCGCGGCTCGTTCCGTCCCACCGACAAGACGGCAGCCCTCGAGTCCATTCGCAACGCCCGCACCGACAAGCTGATCTCATTGGAGACGGCGATCCGAATGCTGCAGGACATCGGCTGGCCCATCGACGACGCCGAGGAAGAGATCAAGCGGATCGACGCCCGCTCCTTCGACGACGCCCGCAACCTCGCCGACGCCCTCGGCAACGTGGACGAGACCGCGAAGTTCCTCGGCCGCGAAGCCCCCGACGAGCCCGAAGCGCCCGCGGTCCAGCTGCCCGCCCTGCCGTCCGACGACCCCGCAGCCGCTGCCGCCCAGGGCCCGGCCGCGCAGGGGCAGCAGGGGAGCGGGGGGAACACCTCGTGACATCTGTGATGTCCTTGATCTCAGGCGCGGGGCCTGGAAACAGTACGAGTCTGGGAGGACTTGGACAGATGCGTCGCCCCGCGCAGCACCACCTCGGCCCCACCCCGCGCACCGCCTGGGCGCACCCGTACACGGGTGTCCTCGCGGCCGCCGTGTTCTACAACGACGGCGGACAGGGCGGAGCGCCCGCCCCGGCAGCTCCCGCCGTGCCTTCCCCGGCCGACGTCGCCGCCCGCGCAGGCCAGCAGCCTCCCACCCCACAGCCTGCCGCGCCGCAGACCGCGGGCGTGGACGAAGCCGTCCTCCTCGACCACGGCACCGGCGCCCCGATGACCCAGAGCGCCTTCACCAAGATCATGGCCCGGGAGAACTCCAAGGGCCGCCGCGCCGCCCTGCGTGAACTCGCCGAATCCGCCGGACTGCCCTTCGACCCCGACGACTTCGACCCCAAAAAGTTCGGACAACTCCTCAAGGACGCCGAGGTCACCCGCAAGGAACGCCTCACCGAGGAGCAGCGCCGCCAGGAGGAGCTCACCACCCAGGCCCAGACCCTCCAGGACGACCGGACCAAGCTGGACCAGGACCGCGCCCAGATCGCCGCGGACCGGCGCGCGCTGGCCCGCGAGCAGGCCCTCACCCGGCTCGGCGCCCTCGACATCGCCGACGACCAGGGAAACGTCACCGCCCCGAACCTCCAGGACGCGCTCGCCATGCTGGACCGCGACCTGCGCGACAACCCGGACGCCGACGCCGCCACCCTTGCCGCGGCCGCCGACAAGCTGAAGCAGCGCCGGCCCGAACTGTTCGGCGCCCCGGCCGCCCCCCTGACGCTTCCCCCCGCCCCGTCCGGCGGCCCGGCCGGAGGCAACGCCCCCCGCCAGCCCGTCGGCGACAAGGACGCCATCAACGCAGCCGCCCGGCAGATGGCCATCGACCGGGGCCTGCGCGCCCCGGACGCAGCCTGACCCAGACCAGCACCACCCAAGGGACCACGCCCTGACCCCCGTGGACGGCGCCAGGCAGGCGACCTCTCCCACACCCGCGGAACACGCGAAAGGGGCACGGCGTGTCCATCCAGCCGTACACCACCACAGAGACCCTTGGGTTCGGCCGCCGCTGGCTGATGAACACGTTCGGGTCGCAGACCAACGAGACCATCACTCTCGACCTGACGGCGTTCGACGAGACCCTGCACTGGGTCGAGGGCACCGCCCACCAGCCGCAGCGCAAGCTGAAGTCCGGCATCCCGCTCGGCTACAACACCACGACCACGCTGTACGAGCCCTACAGCCCGGTCACCAACGAGGTCCAGACCGCCACGGTCACCGGATCCCCGACGGGTGGCACGTTCACCCTCACGTTCTCCGGGCAGACCACCGCGGCCATCGCCTACAACGCCACCGCGGCCGCCGTGCAGACGGCTCTCGAGGCGCTGTCCAACGTCAACCCGGGCGACATCAAGGTCACCGGCAACGCGGGCGGCCCGTACACGCTCACCTTCGGCGGCCAGTACCTCGGCGACAACGTCGCCTCCGCCACGGCCACCGCATCCCTGACCGGCGGCACCACCCCCGGCGTCACGATGGCCACCACCACCGCGGGCGGTACCGCGACCGCGTCCGACGGCACCCAGAAGTTCGCCGGGTTCCTCTACGCCGAGGTCGCCTTCTACCCGGGCGCCACGAAGTCCGAGGCGGCGCTCATGGTCTTCGGCCAGGTCAACCCCAAGTACCTGCCCGTCGCCTTCGACCCGGCCGACGTACCCGCCGGATCCAACGTCCACTTCATCTACAAGACCGCCTGAGTAGGGGCCCGACATGGCTGACGACATGCTGGAGCTCCTGCTCCGCGACATCAACCCCACCGTCATCAACGCGTTCGTACGGCAGATCCAGACGCCGGCCGACTACCTGCTGACGCAGTCCGTCTTCCCCGAGCGCACAGTCAACTCGGTGAAGTGGAAGACTCGCGGCACCAAGCGGCGCGTCGCCGCCGCGTCGTACCGGGCGTGGAACGCCCAGGTCAAGGTCGCCGACCGCGAGATCCAGCGGTACGAGACCGAGGGTCAGCTTCTGCCGCTCGGCCAGAAGTACACGATCGACGAACTCCAGGTCATCCTTGAGGCCGTCTCCCGCGGCATGGACGGCGAGGACCTCAAGGACAGCATCTGGGACGACACCGCCGCCCACGTCCTGTCCATCAAGCACCGCCTCGAGCTGGCCGCTGGCGACCTCCTGGTCGACGGCAAGTTCACCCTGGTCGGCGAGAACGGCCTCACCATCGAGGCCAACCACAACGTGCCGGCCAACAACATGCCGACCGCCGGGACCGTCTGGACCAACCCGGCTGCCGACATGCTCGGCGACGAGATGCGCTGGATCGAGTACCTGCGCTCCACCGGCGCACCGCTCCCCACCCGCGCGCTCACCTCGTACAAGACGAGGTCGCTGGCCATGGCCAACGACTCCTACCGGGCGGCGTACTACCGGTCCGTAGCGCCCAGCGCCACCCCGACCGCCGTCCTGTCCCCGGAAGCCGTCAACGTGGTCCGCGCGCAGTACAACCTGCCGCCCATCGAGGCCTACGACGTCACCATCCCCCTCGACGACGGCACGTCAAAGCGGCCCCTGCCGGAGAACATGTTCTTCCTGCTGCCGCCCGACGCCCGCCAGATGGGCGAAACCCAGTACGGCCTCACCGCCGAGGGCATCAAGCTGTCCTTCGGCGGCAACCCCTCCATCACCAAGGAGGAGGCCCCCGGCATCATCGTCACCTCCGGGTACGAGGACGACCCGGTCGAGGTGTGGACGAAGGGCTCCGCCGCGGCGATGCCCATCATGTACACCCCCGACATCCACATCGCTGCGACGGTGTGGTGAGCCATGGGCGCCCAACTCGCAACGAGCGTGCACCTGACGGACCCGGAGACGCACGAGACGGTCATCCTCGACCCGGGCACCTGCCCGGAACCGCGGCTGGCCGCCCTGGTGACGAACCCGTCCGCCTGGATCGACGGGAACCTCCCCGCCGAAGCCGACGAGGACGACGCCTCTGGCGACGACTCGGACGACTCGGACGGAGCTGACACCAAGCAGGCCGCATCCGCGGCCAAGAAGACGGCCGCGAAGAAGACCGCGGCGTCAAGCCGGTCTCGGGGCCGGGACGCCGCTGGAGAGGGCAACAGCGGCGACTAGCGGCGTGCGGGCCCGCCACCAGTGGTGGGGGCGCCACCCGGCGGGCCCGCACCCGCACACCCCCTTCCCACCACCACCCCGGATGGAGGCAGCAGTGAACACCGCCGTCAGAGCGTGGCTGCTCGCCCAACTCGGCACCGACACCGACCTGGCCGACCTCGTATCCCGCTACACCCGCCTCGGCACCGCCCGCGCCGTCGCCATCGAGATCGCCCGCGAACGGCTCGCCGCCCTGTTGGCCCAGCCGTCCGGGATCACCGTCGTGTCTGTCGTCGCCATCAACACCGCTGCGAACATCGCCGCCTACGAACGGCAGATCGCCGCACTCGAAGCCGGTCAGCCGCCGGCGCCTGACGACCCGGTGGACCCCGAAGCCAGCGACCCCGACGCGCTGGGCGTGTTCTTCCTCCGCGAACGGCCCCGGCGATGACCACCCCCACCCCAGTCGACCGGACCGTCGACGGACGGGAGGAACTCCTCCTGGCCATCGCGGCCGCCGTCGCCCAGCTCACCCGGGAATGGAAACGCCTCACCCTCGCCCAGGACGACCTCCTGCGCGCCGTCGAGCAGATCCGGCCCGGCTACCAGGCCACCAGCCGCTTCCGTACAGCCCTGGCCGTCTTCAACGGCCAAGTCGCCCAGTTCGACCGGTCCGCCCGCGCGTTCACCGAACGCTGGGCCGCGACCACGCTGCCCACCATCTACCGCGACGGCGCCCTGCGCGCCCTCGAGCGTGCTGCCGCCGACGTCACCCTGTTCCGCTGGACCACCCCCCACCAGGCAGCCCTCACCACCCTGACCGCCGGGTTCTACGTCGACCTCATCCAGCGCATCTCCGAAGCAGTCCGCCGCGCCCAAGCATTCGCCCGCGCAGTGCAGACTGCCGTCCGGCAGGTCATCGTCGAATACAGCACCCCGCGCGTCGACAGCCCGAAACTCACCGCAGACCACCCGCTGAGCACCGTCATCTACGCGGACCAGTCACGCCACCCCGTCAAAGCCTGGGCTCGTTCCGCCCTCATGTGGCAGGGCGTCAGCGCCGCGAACGCCGGCGCCATCAACACCGGCCGCCTAGACATCGAGGCCGACTGGTTCGAATGCATCGACGGCCCGGAGTGCGGATTCCAGTCCCACCCCGACACCGACCATGCCGACGGCACCATCCGATCCGCAGACGACGCGGCCGCCTTCCCCCTCGCCCACCACGGCTGTATCCGCCAGTGGGTCCCGCGCCCCGACCTGAACAGCCGCCGCGGCCTCGTATCGGGAGATCCTGTATGACCGAACAGCCCCAGCAGACCGGGCCCGCCGAGTCGGCCGCGCGCGGCGTCCGTATCGAGGCGCAGCCCGGCAGCGCCACCATCAGCATCGACGGCACCCCCCTGCCAGCCGGGCAGATCGTGGGCTACCAACTCGAGCACTCCATCGCCGACTCCCTGCCCATGCTGGTCCTGCACATCCGGCAGGCCGACCACGTCGCGTTCGAAGGCCTGTCCCGGGTGGCGGTCGCCGTCCAGCAGGACACTGGCGCCGCCATCGCCGAATTCGTCCTCGGCTTGGACCCGGCGGCCGTGCAACGTGCCGCGCTGGACCGCATGGACCTCGAGGACGGGAAGACGGGCGTCACCGAGGCGATCCTCAAGCAGCTCGCCGAGTGGGCGCAGGGGAGGACCTGATGCCCGGACTGGACGCAGCCCTCGCCGGCGTACGCGCCTGGGTGGGCAAGAACCTGCTCCTGGACACCGTGCGGGTCGAACTGCCTGCAACCGGCAAGCCCGTCCTCGACGAGGTCACGGGCAAGCTGGCCCGTCCGGACGGGGAGATCCTGTACGAGGGGCCGGGGGCTGTGCAGGGCGGGACCGCGCAGTCGGAGATCTCCGCGACACCCGGCGCGCTCCAGCCGTGGGTGCAGGAGACCAAGTCCAGGTACCGGCTGATGACGCCGCTCGAGGCGCCCATCGTGCCCAAGGACGCCATTGTCACCGTCGTCCAGGTCCATGACCCCGCCAACACGGCTCTGATCGGCCGCACGTGGACGTGCCAGGACCCGTCCCGCGCCGCCACCACCGAAGTCGTCCGCATCACCCCGCTGGACCAGAACCAGGCCCCCGGAGCACCGTTGTGACCCCGGATGAACTGGCCGCCAAGCTCGAGCTCGCCGCGAAGAAGGTCGGCCCGGCCATCGCGCACGCCGTCGAGCACACCGGCACGCTCGGGCAGGCCAGGATCCGGGGCAACGCCTCCGGCCGGCCCGGACCGAACGTCATCACCGGCGCCTACCGCAACAGTTGGCAGACCGACACCCGAAGGATTCCCCACGGGGCGATCTGCACCCTGGGCACCAACGCGCCCCAGGGCCGACGCCTCGAGTTCGGCTTCGTCGGCATGGACAGCATCGGCCGCAACTACAACCAGCCGCCGTTCCCGCACGTCCAGCCGGCCCTGCCGTTCATCGAGGCCACGCTGATGGCGACGATGCGCCTCGCCCTCGCGGAGGTCCTGCTGTGATCAAAACGCGGCTGGTCACCAACGCGCTCGTCACCCTGCTCGCCACCGGCACCGGGAAGCCGGTCGGGGAGGGCGTGATCCCGGACGGGAACCCGACCGAGTACTACATCCTGCACTTCATCGACCGGCAGACCTCCGGAGCGCCGTTTTCGGACCTGAACGAGGACTGCAGCCTCATCTACCAGGTCAACTGCATCTCCGCCCGCGACCTGGCCGCCCCGGACTCGCACGGCACCCAGGACCAGATGGAGTGGCTGGCCGACACCGCCCGCGAAGTCCTCCTCGGCCGCAACCCGGTCACCCGCGCGTGGCTTCACGCCCTGGCCGTGTCCGGCGCCAGGGTCATCGGCCGGGCCGCCGAGGTCGAAGCGGGGGGAACACCTGACGCCGCCGATGGAATCATGAGCAGTGCCAGCAGGTTCAGGTTCGACCTGACTTCCACCTGACCGAAGGTCAGGGCTGTATGACCGCACCGCGGCGGGACCCCACGCGGACGCCACCAGGCAGGTGGCCGCCACCCATACACACCGTGTAAGGGGCCGGGTCCCACAGACCTCGAAGGCCCCGGGACCAAGGGGCCCACGAATGCTGCTTGCCAAGCCGAAGAAGTACATGCGGCGCGGTACGTCGAAGTTCTTCTTCGTGCCGTCGATCGCGTCCGACGACATGCTGCCCACGCGCAGCGAGATCTCCGCCGGCACCGAGTTCTCCCCTTACATCGCCGCGATGGACGGGTGGACGGTCGCCAACAACGAGATCGACACGCCGGACATGGCGGACACCTACGACTCCACCATCCCCGGCAGCGACAAGGCCGACTCCAGCAGCTTCACGTTCTACGAGGACGAGGAAGACGCCGACCTGGAGCAGCTTTTCGCGAAGGGCACGAACGCCTACATCGTGATCATGCGTAAGGGCGACGTCCCCGCGAACAACTCGATGGACGTCTTCCCGATCCGGGTCGCCTCCCAGTCGCCGCAGTACACCGCCGACAACGAGGCCGCCAAGTTCATGGCCACCTGCTCCATCACGAGCCGGCCGCTCCAGGGCGCACCGGTGCCCGCCGCGGGCACGGACGAGGTCCAGACGATCACGATCACCGGCACCCCCACCGGTGGCTCGTACACGCTGACCTTCTCCGGGCAGACCACCGCGGCCATCGTGTACAACGCTGCCGCGTCCGCCGTGCAGTCCGCGCTCGAGGCGCTGTCGAACATCGCGTCCGGCGACGTCGTCTGCACCGGCGGCCCGCACCCGGGAACCCCGGTCGTCGTCACGTTCGGTGGCGCCTACGACGGCGCCGACGTCCCGCAGATGACCGCGACCGCGACCCTGACCGGCGGCACCACACCGACCGTCACGGTCTCCACGACCACGCCGGGCGGCTGACCCCAGCCGGACCGCAACACCCCCTCTACGCCCGGCCGGGCCCCGACGCGTTCGGGAAGGGGCGCCCATCGGCGCCCGGCCGGGTCCCCTTCCCGAACCGGAGGACCCACCCGCCATGACCACCACCCGAACCCGGCAGACCGCCACCCCCGAGCCGCCCGCGCAGGCTGTGGCCGCCGACGCGCACTGGTCCGCCAAGATGAACCGGCTCCGCAACCGGTCGCTCGCCGAGACCACCTTCGTCATCTGCGACGACCAGGCCGTCCGCGACCGCCACAACCGGGCCGCCCGCGCGTTCGACCTGGCCGAGAACTACGCCAAGGCCCACCCCAAGGACGCTGAGGCGGCCGCCGACCTCGCCACCGCCACCCGGGAGCGGGACGAGGCGAACGCCGCCTACGACCAGGTCGCCATCGCCATCCGCTTCCGCGCCCTGCCCCGCCCGGCCTACGAAGCCGTCTTCAAGGCGCATCCGGCGTCCGAGGCGGAATCCGAAGACGGCAAGGAGTGGGGCGAGGGATACCCCGCCGCGCTGATCGCGGCCGCGTCCGTCGACGGTATGACCGAGACCGAAGCGCGCGAGCTCCTCGAGTCCTGGTCGCTTGCCGAGGCCAACGCGATGTTCAACGCCGCCTACGGGGTGCAGAACACCACCCGGGCCGACCTGGGAAAAGGCTGACCGATGACCTACGGTTCCGCGCCGAGATGGCCCTGTGCCGCGAGTACCGCATCCCGTACTCGCAGTTCCGGGGCCTCGGCGACGGCACCTGGTCGGCCGGCGACCGGGACAAGGCCCTCGCCTACGCCGACTACCTGCGCGGGATGTGCCCGCAGTGCGGCACCCGCGAATCGGAGTGGGTCGACGAGAACGGCGAATACGTGGACTCCTACATCGCCGTCACGCACAACTGCTTCGGCTGCGAGGAGATCGCCATGAGGCAGAAGGAGATCCCCGACGGGCAGGCCGGGGGCGGCCTGAAGGTCCTGCTGCTGCCCGCGCACATCCACGCAGCGCAGCAGCTGGCCGCCGAACTCGGCGCCCGGTAACCGCACACCGCACGAGTCGAGCAGCGAGGGAGGGGCGTACCGGTGGCCAACTGGAACTTGTCCGTGGACATCCGCGGGCACGGTAATGATCTCGCCCAGTCGCTGAAGTCGTCGGCGAAGCACGCCCGCAGCCTCGGGAATGCCGCACGTACCGCGAAGACCGAGGTCAAGGAACTCGGGCAGGCCGCCGACACCGCGACCCGGCACCTGCGCACCCTGGGTCGCGAAGCCCGCACGGCAGGCCGCAACCTGACCCGGCTGGGAGAGGGCGCCCAGGCCGCGGCCCGCCACCTCGGCCGCTACGGGGATGCCGCGCAGCGCGCCCAGCGGCACGTCAACACCCTGGGCGATCACTCCCGCACCACCGCCCGGCAACTCGCCCGCATGTCCGGGCAGATCGACGGTGCGGTCCGGGACCTGCTGCGCCTGGCCGACGCGGCCCGACGCGCCGACTCACGCCTGGCCCGGGTCGGCGGCGGCAGCGTCCGTGGCCTGCGCCGCATCGGTGACGAGTCCGGGCACGCCCGCCGCCAGCTCATGTCCCTGGCCAACCTGCTGACCGGCGGGGCGTTCGTCATCGGCGGCGCCGAGCTGCTGAAGATGGGCGGCGAACTCCAGCAGTCGATGAACGCGTTCGGGGCGACGACCGGCGCGACCGCCATGCAGATGCAGCGCGCAGGGGCGACCGCCAACCAGCTCGGCAACGACCTCAGCATCCCCGGCGCCACCGCCGCGGACGCCGCCGAGGCGATGGTGGAACTCGCCAAGGCCGGGTTCCGTACCGACCAGGCCATCTCCTCCACCCGCGCCAGCCTGATCCTCGCCTCCGCCGCGCAGGTAGACGCCGCCGACAGCGCGAAGTATCTCGGCGACATGATGGACCAGTTCGGCATGGGCGCCGACCAGGCGGGCAAGGCCGCCGACACCCTCGCCGCTACGGCAAATGCCGCATCCGGCGACATTATCGACATTTACTACGCCATGAAGTACGCGGGCCCGGTCGCGCACGGGCTCGGCGTCACCATGCAGGAGACCGCGTCCGCGGTCGGCATGCTCGGCAAGGCCGGCATCCTCGGCCAGACCGCCGGTACGACACTGCGCGGCATGATGGCCAACCTGGCCGCCCCCACCCCGCAGATGATCGAAGGCCTCAAGGCCATGGGCATCGAAGCGTGGTCTGCGTCCGGGCAGTTCAAAGGCCTGCGCTACGTCATCGACGGCCTGTCCCACGCCCAGCACAAGATGAGCCAGAAGGACTTCGCGGCCGCCGTCAAGAAGTCCATGGGCAAGCCGGCCATGTCCGGCGCCATCGCCCTCGCCCACCAGGGCGTCGACAGCTTCGACAACCTGATGGCCGCGGTGTCCGACACCGGCGCCGCCTCCGAGATCGCCGCCGCCAAGGGCAAGGGCCTCGCCGGCGCCATGCTCCAGCTCAAGACCCAGGCCAAGCAGACCGGCCTGACGATCTACCAGGGCATGGCGCCCGGCCTGGAGTTCCTCACCCGCGGCATCACTGCCGGCCTGTCCGACGCCACCCCGAAGATCGAACAGTTTTTCAAGCACATGAACGACCTGGGCTCCGTGTTCGGGCCCGACCTTCTCGCGGCCGCCCGCGCCCAGTTCGACGGGATCAAGGACTCCGCGGAAGGCCTGGCCGAGCCGTTCAAGGACCTCGCGGGCGAAGGCATCGCCGCCTTCTTCCACCTGATCATCAACGCCGGGAAGATGGTCATGGACGTCCTCGGCAACCTCGCCGACGGCGTCCAGCCCGTCGTGTCCGCCTTCGGCGACCTCACCGGCGAGGGCAGCACCGTGGCCTCCACCCTCGACATCGTCGTGGGAGCCCTGGACCTCGTCATGGCCGCCGTATCAGCGGTCTCCGTCGTACTGGGCCCGATCGGCCACCTCGTCGGCACGCTGGTCTCCGCGTTCGGCGCGCTGCCCGGCCCGATCCAGCAGTTCGTCCTCGCCGCGATGCTGACCTCCCGCATCCAGCCGCGTATGGCAGCGCTCGCCGGCACCGTGTCCGGACGCGTCACCGGTGCCTTCCGATCGTTGAGCGGGCAGATGGCCGTGCAGCGGTCGCTGGCCGCCGCGGCCGGCGTGTCCCTGACCCGGTACGGGGCAGCGCTCTCCGTCCTCCAGGCCCGGGTCCCGATCATCGGCCGGATGGGGGCCTCGTTCCGTACCGCCGCAGCCGCCGGAACCGGCTTCACCGGCACCCTGCGCGGGATCGGCGCAGCCGCCGGGACCGCCGCCCGCGGACTCGGCAGCGGCCTCATGGGCGCCCTCGGCGGACCGTGGGGCCTGGCCATCACCGCCGCCACCATCGGACTCGGCTTCCTCGCCACCAAGCAGCAGCAGGCCGCCCAGGCAGCCGCCGAGCACCAGCAGCAGATCAGCAGCCTGTCCCAGGCACTACGCGACTCCAACGGCGTCGTGAACGAATCGGTGCGCTCCATCGCCACCGAGAACCTGATGCAGCAGAAGATCAAAACAACGCTGGACGGACAGCAGCGCCTCGTCGACCTCGCGCGGACCGCGAAAGTCCCGATGTCCGAACTGGTCGACGCCTACACCAACCAGGGCACCAGCCTGGGCAAGCTGCAAAAACACCTCGAGGATGTCGCCGCAGCGAACCACCACTGGGTTCTGGACCCCGAGTCCGGTGTCGGCGGCGATGCCCTCAACAAACAGGGCCAGGCAGCAGACGACCTGCGCCAAGGGCTGTCCGGCCTGTCCGGTGACTTCAAGAAAGCCGCCGCAGACGCCCGCGACTACAACGAAGGCGTCAACGGGGCCAGCAACGGCGTCACCGCCTACGACCGGCTCAAGACCGCCGTCGGCGCGCTGGCCGACAGGACCGGCGACGCCGACACCCGTACCCGCGCCCTGCGCGAAGCCCTGGACCTGCTGTCCGGCGGCAGCGTCTCCCTGCAGGCCGCGCAGGCCCGGGTGAACGAGGCCATCTCCAACGCCAACGAGGCGATGAAGAACGGCATCGACCACACGGCCGGCTACGGCAAAGCCCTGGTGAAGACCAACGGGCAGCTCGACACCACCACCAAGAACGGCCAGGACCTCTTCAACACCCTCAACACCGTCGCCGACGGAAGTGCCTCCGCGGCGGTGGCCGCCTACGACTTTGCCGACTCGCAGGGCAAGGGACTGCCCGAGTCGATGGCGGCCGCGCGCGCGGAGATGGAGAAGTCCCGCAAGGCCGCCATCGACCTGATGGGCGGGTACGGGCTGACCGCGACGCAGGCCGGGAGGGTCGCCGACTCCATGGGGCTGATCCCCGGACAGGTGTCCATCCTGCTGTCCACCCACGGCGTCGACTCCACCCTCGCCGAACTGATGGCGGTGCAGGCCCAGTTCAAAGCGCAGCCCACCAAGAAGACCATCAAGATTGACGCTCTGGGCGAGGACGCGAAGAGGGAACTAGAGGACCTCGGCTACAAAATCAAGCTGATCCCCGGCACCCGCGAATACAAGATCACCGCACCGACGCAGGGAGCTCGCGCCGACCTCGACCTGCTCATCGCGAAACTGTCCAGCGTCAAGGGCAAGAACGTCCCCGTAGGCGTCATCGACCGGGCCAGCGCGACCGCCCGCGCCATCCAGGCCGCGATCGACAGGATCCGCAGCAAAACCGTCACGCTCACCACCGTCCGGCACACCATCAACGTCGAAGCGACCGTCGCGCGAACCAACAAGAACCTTGCCGGATACTCCAACGGCGGCATCGTCGACCACTACGCCAACGGCGGCATCCAGCGCGGCGGCGTACAGCGCTTCGCTGGCGGCGCCGAGAACCACGTCGCGCAGATCGCCCCCGGCGGATCGTGGCGGGTGTGGGGTGAGCCCGAGACGCAGGGCGAGGGCTACGTTCCGTTCGCCGCCTCCAAGCGGCCCCGCTCCCGCGCCATCACCGAAGAGATCGTCCGCCGTCTGGGCGGCAACCCGGGCGGCATCAACTGGAACGCCGACGGCAACGTCACCGACTGGCGCTACGACCCCACCAGCGGGTCCCTCTACTCCGCCTCCGACGCCGGGCAGGCAGGCCACAAGACCAAGAAGGTCAAGGTCAAGGTCAAGGGCAAGTGGAAGACCAAAGAGGTCGAGTACTTCGACATCGGCGCGGTGGAGAAGAAGCTGAAGTCCGCCGCGAAGGCCACCACCGCCTGGAACAAGGACCTCGAGGCCGTCGCCCGCCGGGCCGGCGGGGACGTCGCCGACGCCCTCGCCGCGATGGGCGAGGACGGCATGAAACTCGCCCACAAAATGGCCACCGGCTCCACCAAGTACATCAACGACATGTCCAAGGCGCTCCGGGACCTGCAGAAGACGGCCAAGGCCACGCTCGAGGACTACACCCGCCAGTTGGGCAAGGCCAACGTGCTGAACAAGACGTTCAGCGACAACCTGGCCAAGCTGGCCGCCGAAGGCTTCGGGGACCTCGCCGCCCAGTTGGCCGCCCAGAACGACCAGGCCGCGCAGGACCTCGCCGCGGCCGCGGTCAAGGACAAGGGCAAGGCGTCCAAGGCCAACGACGCAGCGAAGACCGCGAACAAGGCCCTGACGGCCGACGAGGTGTCCGAACTGGTCTCCATCATCGCCGCGATCAAGACGAGCAAGACCGGCCTGCACGACGTCGCCGCGACCACCGCACTGGGCGAAGACGAGATCATCACGGTCGCCAACAAGGCCAAGAGCCAGATCAGCAAGAGCCTCGGCACCCGCGCCACCCGCTTCCTGTCCGACCTGGGCAAGGCCAACAAGGGCCTCGCGTACGCCGACGGCGGGATCCGCTCCGGAATCTACTCCACCAGCGGCGGCGCCGTCACCTTCGCCGAGCCGTCCACCGGCGGCGAGGCGTACATCCCGCTCGGCGCGAACAAGCGCAGCTCCGCGATGCCGGTCCTGGCCGACGTCGCCGGACGGTTCGGCGTGGGCCTGCGGGACGCCACCAAAGAAAAGATCATCATCATCCGTCAGCAGGCCCCCCTGATCGGCGAGAACCACTACCACATCGGCGACCGCCGGTCCGACCGCGACCTGGCCCGCGACATCGACAGCCGTCAGGGCTACCAGCTGCGGCGCCTGGCCCGCGGCGGAGTAGGGGCACGCGGATGAGCACACCCATCGAGCTGAGCGACTTCCAGCACGAACTCGGCGGCGTCCTCATCGGACGCGGCACCAGCATCCCCATCAAAACCGTCGAAGGCCTCGGCCAGCCCCCGCTGCGCACCGCCGACGTGGACCCGCCCGGGGAGGACGGCACCTGGCTGGGCACCGACTACTACGCCGGCCGCCTCATCCGCATCGACGCCGCCGTCAAGGTCGTCGAGGACGTGCCCGGCGTCCTCGACATCGCCGCCGACCTCCAGGACCTCGCCGACACCGACGCCGTCCGCGGGCAGGCCGGCACGACCATGGACCTGCGGCTGAAGTTCCCCGGCCGTACCACCCGCGTCGTCCGCGGCCGCCTGCGAAAGTTCGAACCCAACCTGGAACAGGTCATCTTCGGCTACGCGCCGCTCGACATCGAGTTCCAGGCGCAGGACCACCTCTACTACGCCGACCAGGCGGAGACGACGTCCATGCCGCTCGGCAGCCTCACCGAGGGCGGCATGACCTTCCCCCTGCAGTTCCCGTTCACGATCGCCGGAGCCGCATCCGCAATCGCCCGCCCCGGCTACATCCAGGTCGACGGCACCAAGGCCACCGCACCCGTTCTGCGGGTCAACGGGCCGTGCGCCAACCCCTCCATCACCCACGTCGGCTCCGGCCGGACGCTGACCGTGCAGACGACGCTGGCCGCCGGGGAGTGGGTGCAGATCGACACCCGGCCCGGCTGGCGCACCGTGCTGCGCGAGAACGGCGGCGGCGCCCCCCTCACCGCCGTCTCCCGCATCGACCAGTTCGTCCTCACCCCGGGCCTCAACGAGATTCGGTGGAACGCCACCGACAACACGCTCACGTCCACGCTGGCCGTCACCTGGTGGCCCGCCTACAAGGCCCTGTAGGAGGCCCGTCATGGCGCTCAACGGCACCCCGATCGCAACCACCGGGGCCGAGCACACCGCCCAGCAGTTCCGCATGATGATTAAAGACCTGGCGCGGGACAACCAGGGCGTCACCACCGGCCTGGACCTGAAGGTGTCCGCCCTGTCCACGCCCGGCGCCGGCGTCCAGATCAGTGACGGATCGGCCGTCATCGCCGGGAAGGCGAACACGTTCCAGGGCTACTACTCGGCCTACAACATCGGCTCCGACACCGTGTCGATCTCCGCCACCGGCGGGTCACCGCGCTCCGACATGCTGATCCTGCGCGTCGAAGACCCCGATTACGAGGGCACCCGCGACCCGGCCGAGGACCCGATCGTCTACTGGCAGGTCGTCACCAACGTCGGCTCGTCCGCGACGACGGTGCCCTCCGGGTACTCGGCGATCCCGCTGGCCCGCATCGACATCCCGGCCTCGACCGCGACCATCACCGCCGCGATGATCGTGGACCTGCGGAAGGTCGCCAACCCGCGCCGCGAACGCATCCTGTACCCGTACTACGCGTCCGACCCGCTGGTGGAGATCTCCGGCACCTCGGAGACGTGGAAGACCCACCCCAACCTGACCATGGCGACCATCGCGATCCCCGCCTGGGCCGCCTCCGCAAAGGTCGTTTTCTCCGCCGGCGGCATACGCCTGGTCGACGGCAACGTGTTCGGCGGCTTCCGTTTTATGCTGGGCACCGAAGAGGCCGCCCAGTGGGTCTCCATCGACGACAACCAGGGCTCCGCCGCCCGCCGCGTCCCCTCCCTGGTGATGGCCGAGACGATCAGCCTCACCACCACTGCGGGCGCCGCGATGCGCGGCACCAACCAGGCCTTCAAGGCCCGCATGCGGACCCGGTCCTCCAACGCGGGGAAGATCGGCGTGGACGGCGCCACCAGCTTCATCATCGACGTGGAGTTCACCGAGGGCGCCATCTGATGGGGCGCTGGCGCTTTTTCACGCAGCACGCGCTGACTGGCGCCGTCCTCCACCCCGCACTGCCGCTGTCCGGGGTGGAGTTCGGCAACGAACTCAACGGCCCCGGCAGCTTCTCCGCCACCCTCGCCCCGCACTGGGTCGCCGCGAACGCTGCACTGGTCGAACCGGCCGTCGCCCTGATCTACGCGGAAGCGGACGGGTTCCTGCGCTGGGGCGGCCTCGTCTGGTCCGTGGAAGCCGAAGGCGGTGAGTACCGGCTCGAGGCCGCGTCCTGGTCGTCGTACCTGACCAAGCGGCACGACGAGCACGGCGAACTGAACGGACGCGGTCCGTACACGTACGCCGACCCGTGCGACATCATCCGCGACATCTGGGCGTACGCGCAGGAGCAGCCGGACGGGAACCTCGGCGTCGTCGTCGACTCCACCACGTCCAGCGCGAAGTCCGGGACGCCGGCCGAGCCGTGGCATTCCTACTGGTACGAGACCCCGGTGCTGGGCGAGCTGGTAGACGACCTGGTGTCCGAGGACGGCGCCCCGCAGTACACCAACCTCTGCTCCTTCCAGTCCAACGGCAGCATCCGCCGGCGCCTCGCGCTCGGCTACCCGCGTCTGGGCGCCCGCCGCACCGACATCAGCTTCCGGTCCGGCGTGAACATCATCAACGCGCCGCCGGTCAAGCGGTCCGGGGACGACTACGCCAACGTCGTCATCGCCACCGGCAGCGGCGAAGGCACCGCCACCCGCTTCGCCGTCGACCCCGCCCGCGACGGCCGCCTCCGCATGGAGACCGTGCTGGCCCTGCCCACCGTCAACGGCAACGACGTCCTCGGCCGCCGCGCGACCGCCGAACGCCGCAAGCTTCAGATCATGGGCCAGGTCGACCAGATCACCGTCCGCGACCACCCCAACGCCCGCCTCGGGTCCTGGCAGATCGGCGACGACGTCCAGGTAGCAGTGCACAACGAGTGGACGTCGTACACCGGATGGGCGCGCATCACGGCCGACTCCTACCAGCCCGGCGACAACCCCGACCAGGCCGTCCTGACGCTGCGGCGCGCCGACAGCTTCCACTACGGATCGCCGGAGGACTCCTGACCATGGCCACCGTCCCCGAGAAGGTCGCCGCACTCGAGCGGGCCCTGGCCCAGGTCCGCAAAGGGCAGCGGCTCGCACACGGCGCGTCCATCGAGAACGCCGCCGTCACCGTGAACAGCGGCTCCGGTCAGGTCCGGGCGATCCTCGGCGTCCAGGGCGACGGCACCGTAGGCGTCCAAGCGGTCAACGGGCCGCCCCCGCCCCAGCCGTCCGACCCGATCGTCGCGTCCGTCCTCGGCGGAGTCACCGTCTCCTGGGACGGCCTGTTCGCGGGCGGCACGGTCATTCCGATGGACTGGCAGCGCGTCGAAGTCCACGCCTCCATCACCCCCGTCTACACGCCGGTCCCTGCCACCCTCGTCACCACGATCGAGACCGCGCAAGGCGCCACCGTCGTCCACTCCTGCGACACCCCCGTCTACGTCCGCCTCCTGGCCCGCAACACCTCCGGCGCCGCCTCCCCGCCCTCCGTGACGGTGGGGCCGTTCGGCCCGACACCGGTGGTCGCGGACGACATCCTCGACGGCATCGTCACCACGCTCAAACTCGCCGACGACGCGGTCACCTCCGCGAAGGTAGCGGCCGGGGCCATCGACACAGATGCCCTGGCCAACGCGGCGGTCACGGCAGCCATCATCGCCGCGGACGCCGTCACGAATGCAGCCATCGCGGCTGGAGCGGTGGGGAACACCGAAATCAGCGACGGCGCGATAACCACGCCAAAGCTGGTCGCGAGCGTTATCACAGCGAACGAGTTGGCTGCGACCTGCGTGACTGCGGCAAAGATTGCGGCCGGGGCCGTCATCGCGGGCAAGCTCGACGCCAGCAGCGTGGTGGCCGGGAACATTGCGGCAGCGGCCGTCCAGGCGGGGAACCTGGCCGCGAACAGCGTGCAAGCGGGCAACATCGCCGCGAACGCGGTCCAGGCCGGGACGGTGGACGCGAACGCCATCACCGCGCGCGAGCTCAACGCCCTCGCGGTCACGGCCGGGAAACTCGCAGTGAACTCGGTGGCCGCGGGCAACATCCAGGCCGGAGCGGTCACCGCGACCGCCCTGACCGTCGGCATCGCCCAGGCCATCGCCTCGAAAATGGTCGACGCCATGGGCGACTCCACCTTGTGGACGCAGACCTCCGACGCCGGCACCCCGACCTGGCTCACCGCAGTCTCCGACGCGGCCGCCGGCGGCACCGTCGCCCAGGCTGCCGGGCCGGTCACCCTCGAACGGAACGTCAACACGCCCTACGACCCAGACACGATGTACCGGGTCACCGCCCGCGTCCGCACCACCACCGCGCCCTCCGCGGGCACCGCGAACGTGTCCATGGGCCTGGTCGGGATCGCTGCGGACGGCACCACCCGCGTCTCCTCCACCGGCGCCAACGCCGTCGTCACCGGCCAGCACTACATTGCCGCGAACGCTGTCACGGTCAGCGTCGGCACCGCCTGGACCACGTTTACCGGCTACGTCCAGGGCACAGCGTCCACCGGCACCACCGCGGCCAGCCCGGACCCGAAATCACCCGGCAAAGTCCACACGAACGTCCGCTACGTCCGCCCGGTCGTCCGGCTCCTGACGGGCGCCACCGGCGGCGTCATGCAGGTCGACCAGGTCACCGTGGAGACCCTGCCGACCGGTGTGGTCAACACCGTCAACATCGCCGATGGTGCGATTACGGCGGCGAAGATCACGGCTGGGGCGGTGGACGCGACCGCCCTGTCGGCGACCGCCATCACGGGCAAGACCATCACGGGCGGCACCATCACCGGCGCCCTCATCCAGACCGCCGCCTCCGGGCAGCGCATCACCCTGAACGAGTCCTCCGCCAACAAGGTCCTCGTCTACGACTCGAGCGGCACCGCGATCGGTGAACTGTCCGCCTCCGGCCTGCTGGTCAAAGGCACCAACGGCGCCATCCTCTGGCTCGACCCGAACGACGTCTTCCCGAACCTGCGGCTGACGAACGCGGCAGGTACGAACTCTGCCGTCATCAACGTGTCCGGCTCGGCCGCCGTCCTCGGCATGAACTCGGGCCTTTTCACCGCGGGCGCCTTCTCCGACATGAAGTGGCGCACCATCTTCGGCAGCGCCCTGGGCACCGACTTCTGGTGCGCGGAACGGGTCCGTGACTCCGACACCTCGGTCTACCTCGGCGGACGGATCTTCCTCTCCAGCACCTCGGCAAGCATCGGATTCCGCAACTCCGCCGACTCCACCCAGGACGCCGTCCTGACGCTCCAGCAGGGAGTCGGACAGATCAACAAAGCCCGACTCGAGATCTTCGCACCCGCCTCCTCATCCGCAGCCCTCTACGTCAATGCCGAGACCGGGCACACCGCCAGCCTGGTACGCGCCCAGTACAACTCCGTCGACAAGTTCAAGGTCGACAAGGACGGCAACGCCACCGTGGCCGGGAACCTGACCGTCTCCGGTATCGGAAGCCGCCAGACCAAGTACCGCACCAGCAACGCGACCAAGACCAGCAACACCACCCTGGCCACCGACACCCAGATCACCTTCGCCGTGGACGCGGGAGCCGTGTACACGGTGGAAGGCCTCCTCCTGCACTCTGGGCCCGGCGACTTCAAGATGGGATGGACCTTCCCGTCCGGAACGGACGGCACCTGGCAGGGCCTCGGAAACGGCGTCACCGTCATCTCCGGGACAAGCGGCGGAGGAACTCAGCAGGACACATCCTCCACTTGGGGGTACGCCGTCCGAACCGAATCCACCGACCTGGCCAGCCCCCGCACCTACGGCGGCATCGCGGCCAACGGATACGGCGTCCAGGTCAAAGCAACCGTCCGTGTCGGTGGCACCGCTGGAACGTTCGCCCTCCAATGGGCCCAGGGAACCAGCGACGCAACCGCCACCACTCTCTACCTCGACTCCTACCTCACACTCGAAAGGGTGGCCTGATCATGGACTTCCCCAGCACTGTCCTCACCTGCACCAGCAACGGTGACGAGAACCCCACCGTCGTCACCGTGCACGTGCAGTCCGACAACCAGCGCGTCGACGAAGTCGCCCTCGCCCACCACATCCAGGAATGGCTCATCCAGACTGGCACCGACTTCGCGTCCGTCACCGCAGCCCGGCACGAGCAGATCTTCCCCGTCACCCCGCTCCCGCCGCTCGGCGAATGAGCCGGGGCAACACACGCCCCGTCAGGCCGTAGCCTGAGATCACCGGGCGACCCTCCGCCCCACACTCCACACCCCGAGGGACGACCGCACCACAGCGGTCCGCCACACAGCAGCTCAGGCGCGGGGAGTGCAGGAGCAGGGTCGGGTGCCCGACCTCGACATCAAGCGGTACGACGTCACCGGACAGCTCGGCCGGCACCTAGTGCTGGACCCGCGCAGCCTCGCCTACCGGCGCCGCTACGACGGCGGACCGCTGCATCCCACCGCGTGGCAGCCCAAGATTCCGGTCCTGGACCAGCAGGACCTCCTCGGCCAGGGCATCCGCACCAGCCTCCTGGCCCCCGGCGCACCCGACGTCGACGCTCTGGGCTCCTGCACCGCCAACGCCGCCACCGCGCTGGTCTCCGTCCTCCACGACACGGAGACACTGACCGCGAAGGGCCTGGACGTCTCCGATCCGCTGGCCGCCGAGGAATGGGCGATCGGCCTGTACTCCGACGCCACCCGACATGACCAGTGGCTGGACCAGCAGTGGCCCTCCGACGACTGCGGCTCCTCCGGCCTCGGCGTCGCCAAAGCCCTGCGCTCGCGTGGCCTCATCGACCAGTACGGGCACGCCACCACTGCCGCGGAACTCTGCGCCCTCCTGCAGACCGGACCGGTACTGATGGGCATGCCCTGGTACCAGGCGTTCTTCGAGCCGTCCGGCGCCCACGCCGTCCTCGACGACATTCCCGGCTGGCAGGACTCACCCGTCGCCGGCGGCCACGAGGTGTGCATCACCGCCCTCGAGTCCGCCGTCACCGACCCGGACGGCCACCTGGTCCTCGAGCAGACCGTCCTGCGCGTACGCAACAGCTGGTCCGCCTCCTGGGGCGACGCCGGCGAGTTCCGCATGTCCCTCGCCCTCTACCAGGCCCTCCGGGACGAGATCGACCTCGTCCAGCCCCGATTGGACGCCAGCCGATGACCGAGTACCACGTCGCAGTCGACACCCTCGCCTCCCCCGATCCGGACACCCCCGAACTTCACACGGAGACCGTCTACCTGGGCACCTGCGACCAGGCCCACGTCGACGAAGTCCGCGCGATCGCCGCGCTGGATGACTCCCCGCAGTTCGTGAAGGACCACCCGCACATCGAGGGCGCCTTCATGGTGCTCCGCGACGACGACAACCTGGACGTGTACGTCCCCGTCGGCGCCCCCGAGTACCGGGTGTACGACCCGGACCCCGCCGCGAAGAAGCGGGCCGTCAAGGAGAGCGCGGACCTGCCGCGCGGTACCACGGCGGGCCCGGCCTACATCTCCGGCGCCACCAAGTTCGGCAGCCAGGCCATCGGCGGCGCCATGGACTACCCCGGCAACCCGCCCCGGGCAACCTGGCACACCACCGAGTCCCCGGCCGGCGCCGCGTACTTCGCGTCCGTCGCCGCCTACCTGATCCGCGTCGCATCCGAACCACAGGTCATCTACTGCCCGGACTCCGACCTCATCGGCCAGTTCGGCCCGCTCACCGCCTCCGCGCGCGCCCTGAAGAACGACGGCACCCGGCGCACCAACCGCGAGGGCAAGGTGAACGTCCAGATCGAGGTCCTCGGCCGCGCCGCCTCGCCATGGACCAACGGGTTCGACGAGACGAAGAAGCCGAACTTCCAGAAGCTGAAGGCCGCTCTGCGCGCGCACGGCATTCCCGACGTCTGGCCCGCCGGAAAGCCGCCCGCCACTGCTGCGGCCGCGGCGAAGGGCTCCCGGTCGCGGACCACGTGGCAGAACGAAGGCGGGCACTACGCGCACGCGCAGGTCCCCGGAAACGACCACTGGGACCCCGGAGCGATCGACACCGCCATCGTGCCCGGCAAGCCTGCTGCTGCTCCCGCGCCGAAGCCGACCACCCCGGCCACACCCACGAAGCCTGCCAGGCCGTCGACCGAGCCGTTCCCCGGTGCCGCGTTCTTCCACGGCGGCCGCCACTCGCCGATCGTCACCGCGATGGGCCGGCGCCTGGTCGCCGAGGGCTGCGGCAGGTACGCCTCCGGCCCCGGCCCGAACTGGACGAACTCCGACCGCCGTTCCTACGCGGCGTGGCAGCGAAAATTCTCCAAGGCCAACGCCCTGGGCTGGACGGATGCCGAGTGCGACGGCATCCCCGGCAAAAAGTCGTGGGACGCCCTTCGCGTACCCAACGTCTGACCCACCCCCCGCCCCACCCCATCCCTCCAGAAGGAGACCGTCGTGTCCCCGGTAAAGATCCTCGGGCGTGAGCCCGCCGCCATCCTGGCCCTCGTTGCGATCTGCGTGAAGCTGTCCGCCGCGTTCGGCTGGGACGCCTCCGCCGACACCCAGGCTTGGGTCAACGGCGCGGCTGCGGCCGCCGTCGGCGTTCTGGTCGCCCTCATCGCCCACGACGCCGTCGGCGCCGCGCTGATCGGCTTCGCGCAGGCCGCCCTCGCCCTGGCCGTCGGCCTCGGCCTGGACTGGTCCTCGGAGAAGCAGGCCGTCGTCCTGACCGCAGTCACCATCGTCGTCGGCATGTGGGACCGCACCCAGGTCACCGCCCCCGTTCCGGCCGCCGCCGTGCGGTCGGTGCAGGCCTGAATTTAGGAGCCGCTGCCGTGGGCGACGAGCCAACGAACGGGGAGCTGGCTCGTCGCCTCGACGCCGGATTCGACGACCTCAAGGAGGACATGCGCACCCTCGCGGGGCGCCTGGACACCAAGGCCGACACCAGCCTGCTCGCCCTCCAGCAGCAGGCGCAGGACGACCGCCACGCCGCCGCTGTCGCTCGGATCGCCGCGATCGAGCAGGCCCGGGAGCGGGAAGCGCAGCAGAAGCAGACAGAGCAGCGCGAGTTGGAAACCCGTAGAGCAGGCGACAAACGGCTCATGCTGACCGCTCTCGTCGCCCCCCTCCTGCTCCTACTTCTGCAGGTCTACCTGGCCAGTAAGGGGTCATCGTGAGGGAGAGTCCGGCGTCCAGGCGCCGCAAACGGCGTACCGACGTGGTCTGGGTAGTCGGCGTCGCCTTACTGATCACTGTGCTGGGGTGGATCGTCGTCACGATGCGGGACCTGTCCGCCTCGCTCCACGAAGCGCGCAAGGACCGTGACGCCCTCGCAGCGCAGGTACGCGAACTGGGCGGCGACCCCGTCGCCGGACCGTCCGGCAAGCCCGGCCAGGACGCCACCGGATCCCCGGGCCTTCCCGGTGAACCGGGCGAGAAGGGCGACACCGGTTCCCCCGGGCCGACGTCCACCGTGCCCGGCCCGCCCGGACCCGCTGGGGCTCCGGGACCGGACGGCTCACCCGGCCCCACCGGGCAGCCGGGCGCCGCCGGCTCCTCCGGAGCGGCAGGACAAGACGGCGCGAAGGGAACCGACGGCACCAGCGGACAGGACGGATCCAACGGCGCCGACGGCAAGGACGGCCAGACCTGCCCCGACGGCTACACCCTCCAACCGGCCCCGGACGACCCCGACACCCTCGTCTGCCGCCGCACCCCCACGACCAGCCCCACCCCGACCGCATCCCCCACCCCGACCGACACGTCCCTGCTGTCCGGCCTCCTCGGCCTGATAGCCCCCTGAAGAGAGGAGGCCATCGTGGCCGCACCGATTCCCCTGCGCCGCCCCCGGCATGACACCACCCCCGTCATCGCTGTCGTGCTGGCCACCATGCTCATCCTGGCCGTCCTACTGATCTGGCAGAACTCCCGCGCCCAGGACCGCCTCGCCACCCTGCGATCCGGGCAGACCACCGGCCTCGCCCAGCGCACCGACCAGCAGCAACTCACCTGCGCCCTGTGGGCGGTAATGCGCGACGACGCCCAGGCGAAGCTGTCCGGCGCCGTCCGTACGGCCGCCGACAAGATCTGCGCCACCGTTCCCACCCCGACCCCGTCGACCTCCTCGGCCCCAAGCCCGTAACGCCGCATCGACCCGCAAGAACTGGAGTGACCATGGCCAACATCGTCCTGAACATCGCGCTCGGCTACCTGAAGCGGTACGCCGAACAGGTCGGCGTCGGAAACGCCGCACTCATCCTCGTCCCCATCGAAACCTCGGGCCTGGAAACGGACTCGGTCCTGCGCGACAAAGACGACCTCGCAGCGTTCCTGTCCGGCACCACCAACGAGCAGACGACCATGGGCAGGAAGACGGTTACCGCCTGCACTGCCACCGTCGACGACACGAATGACCGGCTCGCCCTGGACTTCGCCGACCAGACGTGGACCGCGGCCTCGGGCAACGCGATCTCGAAGCTGCTGATCTGCTTCGACCCGGACACGACCACGGGGACCGACTCCAGCATCGTGCCGCTGAGCCTCCACGACGTGACCCTCACCCCGGACGGCAACAACTTCACCCTGACGGTCGCGGACTTCGCGCGGGTCACCTCGGCGGCATAGCCCGTGACCACCTTCACCGACGACTTCAACCGGTCGGACAGCTCCAGCCTGGGCGCCGGCTGGGTCGAGGTGTCGGGGGACTGGTCGATCGTCTCCAACCGACTGTCTTCGGGCTCGGCCGGCGGCACCATCATCCTCCGCGCCGCCGGAGCGATGGCCAGCAACGACCACTACGTGCAGACGACGATCGCTGTCACCGCAGCAGTCAGCCACGGCATATGGTGCAGAGGCAACAGCAACATCACGAGCGGCTATTTGTGGCGTAATGACGGCTCGAACTGGACCTTGTTCGCGGTCGTCGGCGGCTCGTTCATCAGCATCGGCAGCTACGCCGCAGCGGCCGTCTCGGGCGACGTCGCCAAGCTCCAGGTCGTCGGCACGACGATCAAGGGCTTTGTCAACGGTGTCCAGAGGGTCAGCGTCACGGACACCAACGTGGCCACCGGAACGAGCGTCGGTATCCGAGCCGAGTCCGTGTCCGCGCTCCGCTTCGATGATTTCTCCGCAGCCGACGTGACCACGGGAACGACCAGTTCCCTCACGCTGGCCAGCGCATCCGAAGCCGCCCAAGCGCTCACCGGGGCGAAGACCACCAGCCTCAGCGCAGGCGCTGCGGTGGAGACGGCCCAGGCCCTCACCGGCACCAAGACGGCAACGCTTGGCCCAGGTTCTGTACTGGAGACGGCCCAGCCCCTCACTGGCGTCAAGACGGCAACGCTGGGCGTGGCCACCGTCGTGGAGACGGCGCAGATCCCGACCGGCAGCAAGACGAGCGAACTCAGCACTGCCACAGCCACCGAGGCCGGGCAAGCACTCACGGGCACCCGGTCGCTCGCGCTCCCCACCGCGGTCGAAGCCGCATCGGCGCAGGACCTCACCGGCGCCAAGAGCGCCGCCCTCCCGCCCGCCACGGAGGAGAGCACCGCCCAGCCCGTCGCCGGGGAAAAGACAGCCGCTCTCGGGATTGCCGGCGAGGTCGAGGCAGCGCAACCGCTCACCCCGGCCGCCCCGGTCGTGACGCTGTCCACCGCCAGCGTGATCGAGACGGCGCTACCGCTCACCGGCTTCAAGACCGCCACCCTGACGCCGGCCATCGACGTCTCCACGGCACGCCCGATCGCCAGGCAAAGCACCGTCGTGCCCAGTCCCCAGCGCACCGTCCAGATCCCCGCCGAGGACCGGCTGGTCGCCGTCCCCGCCGAGCGCCGACGGATGGTCGTCCCCGCCGAGCACCGCACCCTGACAGTGAGGTAGGCATGTCCACCACCTTCGCCAAAGACCCCTCCGAGCTGCTGGACTACACCTGGGACTGGACGCTCTGGCTCGCGGAAGTAGGCGACACCATCAGCGAAGCAACGGTCGTTGCGAATGATGGGCTCACGGCTGTCGGGGCACCGGTGGTGAACGGTTCTGTCGTCACCCAGCGGGTATCAGGCGGGGCGCTCGGTGACGTCAGCGCGGTGGTCTGCCAGATCACCACCACCAGCGGGCTGATCGCTGAGCGGTCGATCTATCTGAAGATCGAGGACCGGTGAGTGAGATGATCCCGGCATGACCAGTCCTCCCGCTCCGCCTATGCCCACGTGCGCGCCCGCCCAGGTCGGCCCGTGCGCGGGCTGCGGCCACCCCACCCGAAGGTACGGCGAGAAGGCGAGCCCGCTCTGCGTCCTCTGCCACGCCCCCGTCCTCGCGCTGCAGGCGAAGAAGTAGCTACGCCGCGTTGTCAGTGGGGCGGGATACCGTTGATGCATCCGAGTCGGCTGGGGGCACAGGGCCCGCCGGGACTCTGCACAGCGGGGAAGCACAATGAGTGAAAAGACCTCTCAGCCGGCCGTGGGCGCGTACCGGGACCTCTACTTTGACGCGCTGTTGGAGTTCCTGGACTTGGAGGACCAAAAGCAGGCTTCCATTTCGGTCAGCCTCCTGGTCGGGGGAACGCTGGTGTGCGGTGACCTGATCGGTCATGACCAGTGGGTGGCCGCCTTCGAGAGGTGGATGGCGGAGGTCGGCGACGGCGCCGACCTGGTGGGCAAGTTCCTGAAGAGCGTCAGCGAGGAGACCGGTCCCCGGGGGGACGAGGACCCGCTGTACTTCGCACACCTGAAGAACGCGCGGGTGGTCACGAACTACCGGGGGACGTTGGACGGTGACGTCGTTCAGGGCATGGAGTCGCCGTTGTGGCGGGTCCGGGTTCAGGAAGTTCAGGGCTGGACGATGGGACGTCCGTCCTGAACGTCGAAGGAGCAGGTCGTCAGGAACGGTCCGCGCTTAGGATCGTTCCTGACGAAAAATCGAACTGATCGAAACGGTCAGTCATCTCCCAGAACTACTACTGGTCTCCCATTTCGTCCCGGACTAGTAGTTCGGCGCCGGGATCACGCGCTCTGGTTCCCGATAAGCTCACATGCCGTGACCGATCAGACCGAGTACACGCCTGAACCGCCTCGTTCGCAGGAAGACATCGACGCCCTCGTCGCTTTCATCCAGGCCCGGGTTGGTCCGCTACGCGACGCTGCACGGTACGACTCGGAAGAAGGCAGGGCCTTCCAGTCGCTTCTCGACCTCGCCGTCTACATCAAGGGCGTCGCACAGTCGGAACTTTCGCACGGCGACGACCCGTCCATGCCGTTCCACTACCTGGCGCTGGTGGCTCGCCGGTGGGCAACGCACTCCGACTTCCAGCCGACGTGGGATCCGTACGGCATCACTCGGAACGCCTAGCCGATACCCCCGCCACCGTGCGGGGGTATCGCTGTTTCGGAGGCAATGCGCACGCTGGCTCCAAGTAATGTTCCTTCTGTAGAGCGATCATCCGAGGCAGGGGAGACACCCGTGAACGAGGCCGAAATCGCCCACCGCGTCATTGCCGCGTCCGGCCCACCCGCGGTGGACGACCTCACCACCTTCCTCCGGAAACGCATCGCCGACGACCGTAGCACGCTGGACGCCGTGCACTGTCCGGTCATCACAGGGGCACAGCACCAGATCGGCACCGGCGGCGGCACGACAGCCCTCGTCCCCTTGGGACGCTTCAAAGCTCACCTGGACGCGATCGAAGCCACCCTGGACATGTTCGAAGCCGCACTGGGCCAGACCCTCCGCGGCAAGGAGATGAACTGGGACCACGACAACTCCCAGGTGGCCACCGTCGCTTACATGGACGTCATCAAACTGCACGCGCTGGAGTACGCCACGCACCAGGACTACAAGGAGAACTGGCGGCCGTGAGCATGCGCGACGAGGTGGTCGACGCGGAGCTGGTCGACGACCGGCTGCCCGCCATCCCCGAAGACCGGGCCCCCGCCGTCCCGTTGACGGAAGAGGACCCGGACGCCTGGCTGTCCGAGGAAGCCCAGCAGGATGTCAAGGCCGGAATCCCGGAGGAGACCACCAAGGCGTACAAGGGCGACATGGACCGCTTCACCGCATGGTGCCTGTCCGTCGGCCGCCGCCCGCTGCCGGCTGCGCCGCAGACCGTCACCGAGTACCTCTCCTACCTGAAGCGCACTCCGCGGCCGCGCACCGGACGCCCGTACGGACCGAACACGATGGACCGCGTCATCGCGTCCATCCGCTCCTCCCACCGGGCCGCCGGGTACCGGCCCCCGGACACCATGGGCGCCCGGAAGGTCGTGGCCGGCTACCGCGAGCAGCTCGCCCTCGCCCAGGACCCGGCCGCCCGCCCGCAGAAGGCGAGCCCCGCCGACCGGACCGTCCTGCGCACCGCGCTCGGTGAGCTGGACCGCACCACCCTGGCAGGGAAGCGGGACGCCGCCCTGATGCTGCTCGGTCACGCGCTGGCCTCGCGCGGCAGCGAACTCGTGCCGCTGAACTGGCCGGACAGCTTCACCGATCTCCCCGACGGCGGTCTGCAGGTCCGCGTCTACCGCAAGAAGCGCAAGATGTGGCAGACCCCCGACATTCCGCTCGACCCCGAACCCGACCTGTGCGCCGTCCGCGCGGTCCGCGCCCTGGTTGCCGCCCTCGCCGACAACGGACACACCGTGGGCCCCCTGTTCCTGCGCATGGACCGCTGGGGCTACCTCAACCCGGAGATGCAGCGTGGCGGTGAGCCTATCGGCGCCGAGGACGGACGGCTGACGACCGAGGCCGCCTCCGACGTCATCCAGCGGTCCATCGAGCGGACCGGGCTGCCGGGCCGGTGGCGCTCCCACTCCTCCCGCCGCGGCTTCGTGAAGTCGGCCCGGACCGCGGGCGTCGACATCGTGCAGATCGGCCGGCACGGCGGCTGGGACGACCAGTCCAAAGCGCTGATCGGCTACGTAGACGAGGACGACGCCCAGGGCGAGAACAACCCGCTCGCGCAGATCGGGAAGGCAGCCGTCAAGGAGGCCGGGCCTGCCGGGTCATGAGTTCGCGGGCGCCTCGGCGGAACTGCCGTTCCTGGCTTCCTGCCTGGCGCGGCGCTGCGCCCGTACGCCGGTCCCCGGCTTGCCCTCGGCCTCCCAGTCGGGCTCGGGGCCGGGGTCTTTCGTCGCGACCTTCGTCACCTGCAGGCCGGCCGCGCAGCCGCGGGTGTGCTGGCTGGTGTCGCACGTCAGCAGACGTACGTCGCGGCCGCCGAGGGCTTGGAGGACGACCGCCCGGTCGACGATCTCGTCGTCGGCCAGCGGTAGGCGGACATGCCCGGGAGGATCGAGGACGATTTCCACGATGACTTTACCCAGGGTCTCCCCGTTGCTGGGGTCGTAGGTTCCGGGGTGCAGAACACCTTCGGTGTCGCCGTTCAGGACCCCGTCGAGGAGGCCGAGTGTGTGGGCTGCCCTCCACCGGGGCCGCGGCTTGCCCGCGTCCTTCAGCCCGTCGAGCTCGTCGACCACCACGATGGGGAACAGCAGCCGGATGAAGGCCTCTTCCCGGATGCCGAGCACCTGGTGCAGGTCGACGTCGGCCAGCTTGATCTCGTTCTGGATGTAGAAGCTGGGGTCGGCGACAACGAACCGTTCGTGTCCTGGCCAGCGGTGCCTCAGTGATTGGAGCAGGTTGACTGTGGCCTCGAGTGCCTCGGTGCGCTCGGCGAGTTCTTGGTCGACAAGCAGGTTCACCAGGCGTTCCCGTCGTGAACCCTCGAGGTCGCCGATGCCGTTCAGCAGGGTGTCGTGGCCCTTCGTCAGTACCAAGGCGTGCAGGTCCTCGGTGCTGATCTGGTTGCGCAGCAGCCGGGCTGCGCCCATCGCCCACTCCAGATATCCCAGCAGCCGCTTGTAGGCGTTGTCGTAGCCGCGGCCGTGCTCGTTGGAGGCGCTGGTGTGCACGGACCGCAGGGTCTGGAGGAGGTTGTCCCGGTCGGTGCCCGGGCGGGGCGAAATGAGCATGGGGCGATCCTGCCAGTACGGGCTTCCGCGCGCCGCCGAGTTTGACAGGCCTCACCAGGACGTGACGCGCACCGGGCCGGAATAGCCGCCTGGTGGGGTGGCCCAGATGCAGGTGGGGGCGGTGGCTGGCACCTGGAGGGTCACGGTGACCTCGGTCCGGATGGGGGCGGGGCTGGGTGGGCTGAGGAAAGTTAGGGCTTGCAGGATCAGGCTGGCCACTGCAAGAGCAAAGGGTGTCCGGTCCATGGGGCTCCTTCGGCGGGCGCACGGTGCGCCCTCACCAAGGACATAACCCGTCATTCGGAAGTGATCCACCTGATCGGACGTTGTTCCTGGTCAGAAAGACCGTACAAGCCACCCCCGACATCGGCCCCGCAGTTTCTACAGCGCTACTGGGGTCAGGTTTCGGGGATGTCCCAGAGGCCGGTGTGGGCGACGGCGTCGGCGGTGACGGGTGGCTGGCGTTGGGCGAGGATCGGGTGGAGGGCGGCGATCTGCCGGATCAGCATGTTGGGGTAGCGGGAGACGACGGGGCGTCCGCCTTGGCCGAGGATGAGGGCGTGGACGCCTTCGGCGGGGCGGGGCCGGTGGGGGAGGTAGTCCTGGAGGGCGGCGCCGGTGATGGGGTCGAGGACGAACTGGGGGCCGAGGGCTTCGAAGTCGTAGTCGGGGGCGCGGACTTCGGTGGTGCCGTCGGGCTGGGGGTAGAGGTGGCGGGAGTCGAGTCGGACGATCTCGCCGGGCCGCATGCCTTCGAGGAGGAGGTAGGCGATGAGGCGGTCGCGCCGGTAGTGGCGGGCGTTGGTCTGGTTCCACATGCCGATGCAGTAGAGGAGGACGGCGCGTTCTCGGGGGTTCAGCTTCTGGGGGGCGCCGGGGTCGCGGTCGATGCCGGCGCGGAGCTCGGTGAGGTCGGGGATGCCGGGGATGAGGCCGCGGGTGTGGGCGGCGGTGTAGTAGCCGGTGATGGCGGTGATGTAGCCGTCGTGGGTGCCGGCGACGTCGGGGGCCTCCTGGGCGAGGCGGGCGAGGTCGTCGGGTCCGTTGAAGGGCCGTCCGTCGAGGTGGGGGGCGAGGCGCTGGCCGCAGAAGGCGGCGACTTCGCGCAGGCCGGCGGTGTAGGGGTGGACACCATTCGCCTCGCACCAGGTGAGCCACTGGTCGACCTGCGGCTGGTAGCGGCCGACGGTGGACTGGCGGAGCAGTCCTGAGGTGAGCCAGGCGTCGAGCAGGGCGCGGGGGTCCATGGGGTCCATAGTGGCGCCCGCCACGACATAGATCAATCTTTACAAACCCTCAGGACCGTCCACCCTGGTGCGGTGGTGGTTGCGGTTCGGCCGGGGGTGCGGGGCGGGGCGTGCGCGGCCTCTCCTGGTGGGTGGGGGTTCGGAGGGTTCGTAAAGTCCTGGTCGGAGGGGGTGAGGATGGGTCGGCATCCCCTACCAAGTCCCTGGGATCACGCTATGCCGGAACGGCGCATCCGCTGCCCCCGCTCTCCTCCGGAGCGCCCCGGGGGCGGCCGGTGACCCGGGCCGTAGATATTTCTGTTGAAGGCTGTACGTACCAACCGGGGCGGGCGTACCGTTCCCGCACGGCGGTCGAGCAGATCCCCCCAGGTGAAGCTCCCGCCCCCTGCCGCGGGCCCGCGCTCCCCATCGGCGACGGGCCCGCGGCCATTACGTCCCGGGGATCGGATCCTGGTCGATGACGAACGTCCGCGGCCGGGTTCGGGGCTCGGGGTCGCACTCCTCGCCGAAGCCTCTCGTGCGTGACACCTGATCTGTCAGTTCACGGCCGCAGCCGACACCCCGGCACCACACGCGCCGGCGTCCCGACGGCTCCTCGATCAGCGCTTCCTGACGGTTCGTGGCCATGTCCCCAGTGTCATCCCTGAACAGGTCTGGCGTGCGTGCACATAGATCCGCTACGCTGCGCGTGCGTGATCCGTATGGAAAGGCCACCAACCCCCTTGAGGGTGGTGGCCTTCGTCATGTCCGGGGTCAGGAACTGCGGGCGGCGTCGGCGGCCTGCCGCACCTGCCCGGCCGTCGGAACCGGGCTCAGGAAGCCGTCCGGGACGATGGCGTCCTGCATCTTCCGGGCCAGCTCCGGGTGTTCGGTCGGTGTCCAGGCGGTATGCCCGGGGCCGTCGAGTACGGCGCTCATCATGTTGGCCAGCGCGACGTGCCCGATGCGCTCCTCGACACGTTCCATCCGTTCCGCCAGTACATGCAGGGCTTCGGCGAGCGTGCCAGGCGCAGTGAAGTAGGTAATCACGGGGTGCCTTTCAGGCGGCGAGGTCGGTGTCGGCCTGGGTGAGCTTGACGCGGGGACGGTAGTCGGCGTCGTCCTGGTCGCGGGCGAGCTCGTGGAAGAAGAGGGCGTCCGCGTCGTCGGTGGGCTGGGGGGCGGCGGGCTGGTAGGTGGTGTTGGCGGGGCGCTTGAGGACGTAGGGGATGCGGTGGAGCGTGTAGGCGAGGATGCCGGAGAGGTGGAATTCCCTTCCCTCTCCGCGGAGTCGGCACATGGCGATGATGACGAGGCCTCCGCCGGTGACCTTGCCGGTCTTCTTGATCTTCACGGCGGTGGTGCGGATCTCGTGGATCTCGATGGTGCGGACGGTGGGCTCGGTCTCGCCGGGCTTGAGGTAGGTGATGGTGACGGCGTGCTGGCGGCCGGCGGCGCGGAGGAGGTCGGTGAGCGTGCGGGTGGTGGTCTGGTTCTTGGTATTCCGCACGGTGGCCCCCTGGTTCGTGGTGTTGGTTCCACCATAGACCCGTGAGGCATTGCATTGCAATGCCTGTGGCAGTATCGTTGGGGTTGTTGGGGTGCCGCCCCACTGCCAGAGCCTCCGGGCATGGCATTGAACTGCCGTTTGGAGGAAACTGGCGTGGCCAACGCCCCCACGCACCCGCCGGCCCGCAAGGAGCCGGGGAGGTGCCATCCGAGAGGACCGCTCCACGTGGCCCGTCCCATCCACGACCGTCTGACCCTCGCCGCCCAGCGTCTGGAGGACGCCGGCCATCCCGACTCGGCTGCCGATGTCCGGGCGGTCCTGGTGCGGGGCGGGTGGACGCTGCTGCGTGACGCCGCTCCCGCTGACGGGCCCGGCAAGTCGCCGCTGACCATCACCACGAACACGGATATGCGGGACGCCCTGAGGGCGGCTGCGGACGAGCTGGGTGTGCTGCTGACCGATGTGGTCGAGGACGGCTACCGACTGGTGCTGGAGGGCAGGTGGCTGCCGCCGCAGCGTAAGACGAAGCGCTGGCTGAAGGGTGAACGGCGCCCCGGCCGCGCGGTGATGACCGTCAACATCGACGCGGACCTGCGGGCGCAGGTGCAGGAGCGGCTGGCGTCGCTGTCGGAGGAGGCCGGCTATCCCATCACGGAGGGCGGTATCGCTCTGCTGTGGATGACGGAGGAGCTGGGCGTCGACAGTCCGGTCGGTGTGGAGATGCTGAAGCTGCGGGTCCTGAAGCCCCTGGAGCAGCACCTCATTGCCGAGTCCGGCCGTCAGGGCGTGGCGCTGCAGAAGGTTCTGGAGGACGGGATCCGTTCGCTGGCCGGCGGGGAGTGGCTGCCGCCGCGTCCGTCGAAGGCGGCGCCGGGTAGCCGGTCGCTGGACGATGCGACGTGGCTGCCGGTCCGGGTGAACGCCGACCTGCTCGAGCAGCTCCGTGACGTGGAGCCGCGGGTATCTGAGGCCCTGGATTACAAGATGTTCCCCGGTTCGATCGCGGTGGCGATCCTGAAGGACCGCCTCGGCGAGCCCGCCGCATAGCCGTCTGCGCGGGGTCGGCCTGGACGCCGACACCAGCCGGGCCCCGCGCCCCGTACTTCGCACAACCTCATAGGAGAGACCTCATGGCCCCGGCCACCGAGGCCCTCGCCAGCACGACGGCGGAGGGCCCCACCTCGCACACCCAAAACCAGGCCCCGGCCCGCCGCCTGGGCACCCTGTCCGACCTCCAGATCGCCCAGCTGCTGCGCCCCGTTGACCCGGACCGGGTGGGTTCGGACGGCAAGGGCTTCGCGCACATGGAGGCCTGGGACATTCGGCGCTACCTGATCCGCATCTTCGGGTTCGGCGGGCACGACACCGACCTGCTGGAGTCGACGCTGATCGCCGAGACCTGCATCCCGGACCACCAGAAGAAGGACAAGAACGGTCGCCCGTACGGGAACCCCTTCGATGCGTGGACGGTCATCTACCGCGTCGCGGTTCGCCTGTCGGTGAAGGTGGACGGGATCGAGCTGGGCCACTGGCACGGCATCGCCACCGGGGACGCCACGAACCAGCCGTCCCGGGCCGATGCTCACGACCTGGCGCTGAAGACCGCCGACTCGCAGGCCTTGAAGCGGGCGGCCACCAACCTGGGTGATCAGTTCGGCCTGTCCCTGTACAACAAGGGCCGTCTGTCCCCGGTGGTGCAGTCGTCGCTTCCGTACTGGAAGGCGCCGAAGGAGGCCGAGTTCAAGGACGACAAGGTGGAGGCCGAGCCGGATGTAGCGGCCGCGAAGCAGGAAGCGGTAGATGCCGTGCCTGCCAGTCCTACGGAAGAGCAGCGGGAGGACGTGCACCGGCAGGAGCAGGCTGCGGGGACCACGCTGGAAGGCCTCAAGGAGAAAATCAACGCCGGGTGGAAGAACCGTCTGTCGTGCGAGCAGAACCTTGCCGACGCCAGGAAGCACGGCCTTCTGGACGAGACGGTGAAGGTCGGCGAGATGGACGTGCGCGTTGAGGACCTCCTGACGCGCCGCATCGCCCAGTTGAAGGAACAGGCCGCCCAGGCCAACGCCGCAGAGAGGAGCGCCGCCTGATGACGATCCTCGACGGGTTCGCAGGGCCTGGTGGCTGGTCGGAAGGGCTGCGGCTGCTTGGCCTTCGCGATGTGGGGCTGGAGTGGGACACCGCAGCGTGCAAGACCCGCGCGGCGGCGGGCCACCTGACTATCCAGTGCGACGTCGCCCAGTACCCGACCGCTCCATTCAAGGGGCGGTCGAAGAAGCAGATCTGGTCTCCGCCGTGCCAGGCGTGGTCGCGCGCCGGTAAGGGGCTCGGTCTGGCGGACCAGCCGCTCGTGCACCAGGCCGTGCCCGCGCAGTTGCCCCCGCTGCCCGCAGGCTCCTTCTACACCGACCTCGGCCCGGCCGCCCACCTCCAGAGCCTTGCCGGCCTCCTGGCCGCAGGCGCCGAGGGCGGCGAGCAGTGATCACCGCCCCGTACCGAAGGACGAGCTGCCCAGTAGAGGGAACGACTCCTCGCACGAGGTCCTGCATATCCCTTTCGGCTGTATCTCGGCTGGCCCCCAAGCCGGATCAAGAAGAGAACTGACCGCCGTCCCGCCTGTTGCCTGTTTCTCCCGTACTCCGGTTGTCCTCCAGCATGTTGTCGCTGCCGGGTTCGGTATCCCGATGAATGGCGCGGACGAGGTCATTTCCGCCGCCTGACCATCCGGCCCGCTCCGGCGGGCCGCCGCACCACCACCCACCTCATCCCGGCTGTCGCCGAACGGAGTTCCGTCATGCCCCCTTTCTCTGACGCCCAGCGCTGGGTGATTCCGGCGATCCTGCTCTTGGCCCTGCTCGGGGTGCCGGTGGCCTTGTGGTGGGAGAAGCGCCGTCCGAGTGTGCCGGACAACGTGGTGGAGCTGCGGGCGTGGCGGCGGCGGTCGACGGCCGAGCAGGCGGTCCGTGATGCGGAGGCGCTCGAGGCGGTGGCGGACGCGGAGGTCGGGGCGCGGGCGGATGCGGCCGAGCTGGCAGGCCTGCGGGCGCTGGACAGCGTGGTGAAGACGAACGCCTGGTACCGGCCCTGACCGGGGTCCGGTGGCCGTCCCCTTCCCTGGAGAAAGGTGAGTGCCGTGTTTCTACTGATTGTTCTGGCCGTCGCGGCACTCGCCGCGGCGGCCGTCGCCATCTGCACAGTGCGCCGGCTGCGGCGCCTGTACCGGCTGCTGGACCGGGAGAAGGCCGCGGCCCGGCTGACGGAGGGCTGCCGGGACCGGGACCTCGAGGAGTTCCGCGCCCGGATGAATGCCGTGCTGGCTCAGCGGGCGGTGCTGGCGGAGGCGGATCGGGTGGTGGATGCGGCGTTGGCCGCGCAGGCGCGTTCGAGTGGTTCGGGTGATCCGAGTTCGGAAGGGGGTCCGGCATGACGGGCACCGGTGAGCAGGTGAGTGTGGCGGTGGCGCGTGCGGCGTGGGAGACGCATCCGCGGTTCCGGTATCGGGGGTGTGCGCCGGATCCGGTGCTGCCGTCGCGGATGGCGGGGAACCTGGACCTGCCGCTGGGGGCGCATTTCGCTCCGGATGTGGATGGTGGGGAGAGGCAGCCGGTACGCCGGGCGCGGGAGGCCGCGGCGGTCGAAGTGTGTCTGGACTGTCCGGTGATGGTGCAGTGCGCCGCGTACGCCAACACCGTGGTGATGGACGGGGATGTGGCGCGGTTGGCGGAGCCGCACGGGGTGTGGGGCGCGGAGACGCAGACGGAGCGGCACACGGCGTTCATCCGGCACCGTCACGAGGTGATGGGTGCGGCCGCGGACGCGAAGTTGCGGACGGAGCAGAAGCTGGCCGTTCTGGCTGCGCTGGCCGGGCACGCGGATCCGTATCGGGTGGCTGCGGCGGCGCGGATGGATGTGCGGACGGCGGGTTGGCAGCGGTCGGCGATTGTCACGCTGATGGGCCTGTCGCGTGAGGCGTCGCGGATGGAGCTGCTCGCCGCGGCGGTGGAGCGTGGCCTGGTCGACGCTGGCCTGGTGGTGGCGGATGACGGGTCGGTGCTGGCGTGTCCGTCGGGGGTGAAGACGCACACCGTGGAGGCGAACGGGCAGTTGCTGTTGTGGGCGGTGGAGTTCGAGCGGCTCCTGGCCCGGCTGCCGGTCGCCGACGTCGACGAGGGCGAGCAGCGTGTGCCGGGGCGGCGTACGGAGCGGGTGCGCCGGCTGTCGTTGCGGGAGCGGTTCGTGGAGGTACCCGGGCAGTTGGATCTGCTGCTCGCCGAGATGGAAGCCGACCTGGCCCAGGTCGCCGATGTGTGTTCCCTGTTCCCCGCTACGCCGCTGGAGGCTGCAGCATGAGCAACACCCCTGACTCCACCTCCCTGCCCGCCTCCATCGGGACGGGGGCCGTGGGCGGTCCGGCCGCTGGCGGGGTCGTCAAGGCCGGGTGGTCGGCCGACGTCGGCCAGGACGCGATGTGCGACCTCGTCCTGGCGGGGCGGGCCGCATCGACGGGCCAGCATCTGGCCGGGCTGATCGCGGCCGCCCAGTTGGACACGGCGGGAACGCCGCGGAAACTGCCGCGGGACTTGTTCCCGGGGATGGATCCGGCGGACGTGCAGGAGATCTGGGACCGGGCGCTGGTGGTGGGGGTGCGGGCCGGGCAGTTGATGGCGGCGCCCCGCTTCAACCGGGACCGGCTGGCCCGGTTGCAGGGCGAGTTGGCGCAGGCGGGGTTCCGGGCGATGGGTGGGATGGCGGGCCGGTCCCGGCAGGTCGCGGAGCGTGCCCCGGAGTGGCACCCGGCGGACGACGAGGACGCTCGGGAGCACTGAGCCGGTGTGATTGGTCGTACAGACGACACGTATGGGGAGGCAGGGGACAGATGACACGCCCAACCGATAGGCTGCGCCTAGCCCCAGACGTCCAGTCAGAACGTGGTCTGGACGGACAGGGCGCCCAAGACATTGGAACGGCCCCGCAGTATCCCGGTTGCGTCAACAACCGGTGCGGGGCCGGGCCGACACTCAACAGCGACGAAGGTGCCGACATGGAGCAGAGTACCCGGGGCCGTGACCCCGTAGACAGGTGGACCCGCGATCCCGGCGTGAACATCACACCGCTGGCGCGATCGGGCCCTGTCACCACTACCCCCTCAGCAGCATGAGCAGCCCGGCCGAGCAGTCGGCCGCTGAGGTGACTCTCGGAGACCTGCGCCAGCAGCTTTCAGAGATCCTTGCCCTGGCCCACACCGCGGAGAAGCCCCGACCCAGCGTTGTCCACCAGCGCCCTCACCCCATGCCGGGACGTGAGTGGTCAGTGTCCGCCCCGATGCCCAGGAAGGTCTACGACCACTTCTACCGGCGGGAGCGGGACGGCTGGTTGGTCCGAGCGACGGACCTCCCCGACGACGCCGACTGTGTCTTCATCTCCACACCGGACGCCATGGTCGCGGAAGACTTCATGGCTGTCCCCACCACCACGGCTCGCGAACTGGCGATGTCCATCCTGGCCGCCTGCGATCGTGCCGATGAAGTCCGTTACGGCGTTTCCAAGTTGGAGGCCCGACGGACGAACAAGATCCGACCAGTGAAGGAGAACGAGTGACCTAGGAACTTCCTGAGCGGGAGGTCCGGTGCCCCTTGGCGGGGGCGCTTCCTCTACCGCTGGCCGCTGGTGTTGGCGCACCGTGCGCGGCCTTCGTGCAACTGCTCCGAGTTGGCCCTCGGAGCTAAGGCCCGAACTTCAGATCCGGTTTGGCGACCGGCCCGAGATTCGAGCGACCTTCAGGTTCATCCCAGAACCACCTTCACCACCGAGCGGGCTTTTGCATGTCCGCAGGACGGCAGGTACATAGTGCAGCACTCGGCACCCTCTTGTCAGCTCAGGGTCCCCTCGTCGGGCGATTCGCGGCTTATCTCCCCCCGGTTGGGCGGCACCCAGTGCCCCCAGCCCACACGAGACACGCACACCACCACCCTCGAAACCGAACACCTGATCGAATACAGTGCAGGTCGGGCCCACCCCGTGCGCGGCGCCGCCCAAGAGGTGGCGTGCACTGCCTCGCGCCGAACGGGCCCGCGACGGTGGCTTCGCGCGGTCGCGTGGCTGATCGCAGCCGGCCTCCACGGCCGCGCGAACGCCACCACGCAGAAGGTCGCCGAGGACCTCGCCCTGCGGATGGACTACGACACCGGGCACGGCCGGTACTGCATGCTCGAGACCGCGCACCGCCTCGGCGTCGACAAGGCCACCGTCAAGCGGCACATCGCCGTCCTGCGGGAGCTGGGCGCGCTCGCCTGGGTACAGCACGGAACCCGGGCCAACATCCGCCGGGCACTCGGCATGGGCGGGTACGCCGCCACCGCCACCGTGTACGCCGCCGTCATCCCCCCCATGTACGACCACGCGATGGGGCACACGGTCGTCGGCTCCGGGTACACGGCGCGGATCGTCATCGACCAGCGGGGCCAGGACCGCCCTGTGGATAACCCGCCTGTGGACAACCCCAGTTCCGAGGCCTGTGCGCCCCCTTCCCTTACCTGGGTAGAGGAAGAGGGAAAGCTGAAGGTAGAGAGTGGTTGTAACTACACCCCGCAGGCGGGGCGCGAACGATTCATCCCCCACCAGGCCAGCAGCAAGAACGGGCACCGCCGCACCGCGGGCGACGTCGAACGGGCGATGCGCACCATTCGGCTGGTGCGCGCCCTCGTCAACTGGACCCAGCGGGTGCCGCTGCGCCGCCTCGAGTTCGTCCTGCGCCCGTGGACGGACCGCGGCTGGGACGCCCAGCGGATCGCCGCAGAGCTGATCGGAATGGTCGGCCGGTGGAAGCCCGCGAAGCCCGCCGAGTTCATCCAGTCCGTCCTCGCCGAGGAAACCGCCCAGCAGGCGCGCCGTGCCGTCCAGGAGGCCGAGGAGGCTGCCGCGACTGCACCGAACGCTGCCTTCGCTGCTGCCGCCGCTGTGGTCCGCGGCCAGGAACCGGACGGCGAGGTCCTGCCCGACGTCGAGGAAGTGCCCCTGTCGGACGGGGAGATCCAGGAGCTGAGGGACCTAGGCCGTCGGCACCCCCGCCTGGTCGTCGACTACGCGGTCATGGCCGGCGAGGCCGCCGCGGTCGCCCTGTACGGACGGATGCTCTACGACAACGCCCACCGCCTGGCCGGAGCCACCGCATGAACGCGCCCCCACAACTCGCTCTGATCGGCCTCACCGGCAGCCGCACATGGCCCGACCCGGGCCTGCTCGAGACCACCCTGCTCCTCGTCTGGCACGAGGCTCTCGAGGTCGGATACAGCGGCATCGAACTCATCCACGGCGACTGCCAGGACGGGGCCGACGCCATGGGCGACGCCTGGGCCATCCGCCACCACGTCCCACGCCGCCGGCGCCCCGCGGACTGGGAAGGACCCTGCGGACCGGAATGCCAGCCCGGACACCGCCGCGCCAAGGCAGGCGGTCGAACGTACTGTCCGGTCGCCGGCCACCGCCGCAACCAGGCCATCATCGACGAACTCCCCCTGCTGCTCGTCGCCGCGCAGGTGGGCAAGTCGTCCGGCACTGCGGACTGCATGCGCCGGGCGAAGAAGGCCGGCATCCCGATCCACCGGATCACCGCCTGAGCGGAGGGAAGGGTTCGCCGGATCTGCGAGACGGTTTACCGCGGTAAACCAAACCGCCCCCCGGGAGACGTTATGCACTGGTTCACCGTCGACTACAGCAAGGACCGTTCCGCCGACCGCTGGGTCCTGATGAACCGCGGCTTCTTCCTCTCCGGCCTGCCCCGCGTCATCCTGCTGTGCCGCCTGATCGGTCACCGGCCGGTAGTCGACGGATACGACTCGAAGTACGGTCCCGAAGAGGAACGCCGGGCCCGCTGGATCAACTGCGGACAGTGTGGCATTCGTCCCGAGCCCCAGGGCTGGCTGGACCCTGACCAGTGGCATCTGGGACAGCGCTACACCGGCCCGTTTAATCCCACACAGCCGATGTCCCCGACCGTGCGCAAGCAACTCATCCGCCTCGGCCACGACGCGGGAATCCGCTTGCCCGGTGACTGGTCGATGAACCCGGAAAGCGCGGTCGGCGCCCAGGTCATCATCGGACGGTCCAACTTCGTCAGCGCTCAACTCAAGGTCGGTTCCGGTAGCAGCGAGCAGTGCCTAGCCGCCAGCATCTCCCTTGGCCCGCTCGGCGCCATCTACGTCCACACCGAAGACCACGGCCGGTTCATCCAACGCCGCTTCAACGGCAACCGGGACCTGTCCACCGAGTCCAGGGTCACCGGCGTCGACCTCCATCGCGGCCGCCTCAACTGGAAGCTGTGGGCGCCCCGCGACAGCTCCTCCAAGGACGACCCGTGGTGGTGGCGCGGCAGCATCCCCATCGACCCCCGCCACTACCTGCTCGGCAAGGTCACCAACCGGCAGGTGTCCGTCACGGCGAAGGCGCCTGCCACCGTTCGGATGCCGGACGGCGAGGCCTACGAGGTGACCGTCCGCCTCGAGTGCTGGTCCATCGGACGCCAACGCGGCCGGCGCCGCGAGCACTGGACCCTGGACTGGGACTGCAAGCCCGGCATCCCCTACCGGGCCGGCGACTCCTGGTTCGGCGGCAGTCAGCCCGTCCAGCACCTCACCACCGACACCCCGAACTGGCCGCAGGTTGCAGCCGAGGAAATCGCCGCACGGTGCGTACGCGACCGGGCCCGCTACGGCTACAGCGCACCCACGTCCGCCTGAACGGAGAACCACCCTTGACCACACCCGCAGCACCCGCACAGACCACCGGCCAGGCGGCCCCCACCATGTGCCTCCTCCACGGCGACTTCCACACCATGGGCCAGGCCTGCTGGGGCGTCACCCTCGACTTCCATCTCGAGCACGCCGACCTGCCGCCGCAGGAGGCCCGCGACCGCTACCTGGCCGCCGTGGAACGCAAGATGCTCGACCACCACATGCACGCCCACCTCGGGGCGGCCGCCGGGAGCCTGGGATGACACAGACCGCCACACCGCGGAAGCCGGCGTACGAGGACCTGTTCCGGGAGCCGGTGTACGTCGACGGACCGTACGACCAGGGCGACGAGGACGACGTCCTCGAGGACCCGGCAAATATCACGGCGTGATAATCACGGCTTCCCGGCGCCGGATCGTCTTGGACCCCGGCGAATTATCACGCCGTGATAATCCCGGTACCTCACCGGAAGGATGAAACCGTGTCAGGAACGGCGAACCGGGTGACAGGAGCGACAGGAGAGTCAGTAAGGTGACGCCATGGCCTCTCCATATCTCCAAGGAGACCGGGAAAAGGTAGCGTCGAAGCTGCCCTCGGCGCTCCAACAAGCACTCAAGGTCCGCGCCGCCGAGCTCGGCCTGGACATCCAGGACGCCGTCACCGCGGGCATCGCCCAATGGCGCGCCGAACCCGGCATCAGCCCGGACATCGACACGGCCGGCGCCCGCTCGTTCTCCACATGGCTCCCGTCCGGCCAGTACGACGCGTTCAAGGACGCCTGCACCGAACGCTCCGTCTCCTACACCCAGGGCCTCGCGCAGTCGGTCCGGATGTGGCTGGACGCCAACCCTTCCCCGCAGCACGGCGCCCAGGACGAAGAAGCCGAACGCAAGGTCGTCTGCAACCAGAAGGGCGGCGTCGGCAAGACCGCCATCTCCGCCGGCGTCGCCCAGGCGTACGCCGAGCAGGGCAAGCGCGTCCTGCTCGTCGACTACGACCCGCAAGGCCACCTCAGCGAGCAACTCGGTGTCCTGCAGATCGCACCCGACCACGACAGCCTCGTCTCCCACATGTGCGGCGAGGACAAGGGAGACCTCCGCGACCTGGTCGTGGTCATAGACGATCCGCGGTTCGAGAAGCGACTGCACGTACTGCCCGCCTGCTTCGACGGATTCCTCCTCGACTCGAGGATCGCCGTCCTGTCCGCGAACAAGCGAGGCTTCCAGAAGGAAGTCGCCCTGGAGATGGCACTTCGTCCCCTCGAGGCCGACTACGACGTCATCGTCGTGGACTGCCCGCCCAGCCTCGGCATCGCCATGGACGCCGCCCTCTACTACGCGCGCCGCCGCCGCAACGAGGCCAAGGGCAAGTCCGGCGTCATCATTCCCGTCCTCGCCGAGGACTCCTCCGCCACCGCGTACAGCATGCTCGACCAGCAGATCGAAGCCCTGTGCGAAGACCTCAGCCTGGACGTCGACTACCTCGGCCTGGTCGTCAATTTGTACGACTCGCGCCGCGGTTACGTCGCCACCTCCTCCCTGGATAGCTGGAAGGCCATCGGTGACCCGAGAGTCCTGGCCGTCATCGGTGATCTGAAGGAACAGCGGGAAGCGGTCCGCAAGCGGATGCCGCTGCTGTCGTACGCACCCCTGTCCGACCAGGCGGAGGCCATGCGGCAGGTCGCGAAGGGGGCCACCCGATGAGCAAGGCCGACACCCTCGGCCCGGCGCCCGCCTTCGCCGCGGCCCGGCGCAGCCCACGGCGCGACGCCATCAACAGCGCCATAGGAGGGGACGCGGCAGCGACCGCGGCCATCACCGAACTGCCCGTCACGCTGATCAGCGACAACCCCGACAACCCGCGCAACCACCTCCGCAACCTCGACGAGACCGTGGAGTCCGTCCGCCAGGTCGGCATCATCCTGCCCATCGTCGTCGGAACGACAGAGGCCTATCTCCGTGACCGGGCCGCCCGCGCCGACGACATCGACGACGGAGCCCAGTACGTCGTCATCGACGGCCACCGACGCCTCGAGGCCTCCCGCCGCGTCGGACTGGCCACCATCCCGGTCAGGGTCGACAACTCGCGGCTGGCCACCGACGAGACCCTCCTCGAGGCCGCGTTCATCGCGAATTACCACCGCGACGACATGACGGACCTCGAGGAGGCCCACGCGCTCAAGCAGTTGGTGGACCACTACGGGTCCCAGCTCAAGGCCGCGAAACGGCTCGGGATCCCGCAGGCCACGCTCTCCACCAAGCTGTCCCTGCTGAAGCTCACCCCCGAGCTGCAGAAGGACCTCGTCACCGGTGCACGCAGGGTGGAGCACGTCCGCAACCTCGGGAAGCTGACCCCGCAGGAGCAGGTTGAGAAGGCCGACGCGCGCGCCGAAGCCGCTCAAAGCCAGGCGGCCGCCCGGTCGGCTTCGCCGCAACCCGCGCCATACCCGGCGCCGGAACGCTCGGCCGGGCCCGCCGAATATCACGGCGTGATAATTCCGGACGTCTCCAAGTCCAAGCCAGCAGGTGCCGATCCGATGCCGGGCCCTGCTCCGGTCCCGGAGACCGCACCGGACCTCCATGCGCCCGCGGTGGTGCTGGCGGAGCAGCCGATCCCTGAACCGCGGACCGTCCAGCAGGCCGAGGACGGCGGGGACCCTGCGCCGCGGACCCTGCCCTACGACGACGGGAACTTCGTTGCACAGCACCTCATCCGGAAGATGCCGACGGGTGCGTTTGTGAAGGCGCTGCGTGTGATGAACGAGTACGCGGACAGCGCTGGACTGGAGGTTCCCTCGGTATAGCCCGCCGGGAAGACAGACCGCTGGCCCCGTTCCGGTTACATCCGGAGCGGGGCCAGCGGTGTACACCGACAAAATTCGGTCGTGTTTGCGAGTGTTGTCGGGGTTTTTCGTCCGTCGATCGTGTGAGCCTCTTACCAATCTCTTGCCTCAGGCAATCACTGCAGGTTGGCTAGGGTGCGCCGACCCCCCACGCGTTGGGAGGGCCGGCCGCCCGGCCGGGCAGGGCCTGTGTGGATCGCAGCCCTCCAGTGCCTCACCTCGGTCAGGGCGGCCAGCCACCCCAGCCCGGCACCAGCCCCACCTTGTACCGTCATGCCCCAGGCGGGATTTCCGCCGGGGCAAGCCACTCCCCTTCGTGCACATAGCGCGACTACAATCACCGTCATCTGGCGGGCATGCCCGTGAGGTCTCGAGGCCCCGCCGGCCTGCGGGAGTCGTTGTCGGCAAAACACGTCACCCCACCCCCTGGCGGGGCCTTACACGTCAACTCGCCGGAATGGCCGGAACGGTGGCGGCCCGTGAGTGATCAGGCCGGATCTGTACACGTCGCGCCGCAATGATCGGTGAAATCTGCATCTGTCCTACCCGCCACGCCGGTAGTGGTGCCACAGTGGGCTTCCCGCGGTTCGGACTGGCAGCCGTGACGCGGGACGGGGCGCGGCCCAAGGCCGTGCTGCACGAGACCCTTCCCGATATCTGCCGGAGGAGCGGAGACGCCCCATGTCCGCAGCAGAACCGGTTCGCCCCACGCCCGCAGTGAACGGGCAGGGCGAGGCGGCCGTAATTGACTTCAGGAAGCACGGCGGGAGCAGGAGCAGCGGGACTGGCCCCGGGGGGCGGTGGCATCGGGACGTGAACAACTCCCACGCGAACAGCGCCCACCAGAGCAGTGCCCGCACGATGCACGATTTGGCCGAGCACGTCGAGATCACGTTCAACGCGCACCGGCTGTCCCTGACCGACGTCCGGACCGCCCGCGCCTACGACACCACCCTGCAGATCGTGACGGGGATGCTCGAGGGCGCGCACGCGGAGGGAATCATCGACGAGGCGCAGCGGGGAAAGCTCGGCGAACTGTTCCAGGGGATGCGTCAGGCACCCGAGATCATCGCCGAGGAATGACGACAAAGCGACCCTTGTAAGACGTTGTGTTGATAAGAGCCGGGCGGATCATGCCCGTTGACGTGGGCCGTTGTGCAACCGCCCACCACACAGCGTTGATCAACTGCGACGATCTGTTCAACTCCAGCCACCCACGTGCCATAGTGGGGCGTCCGGAATCACCCGGAGTTCGCACTTCCGGCCCCCGGCGCGCGCCCCGCCATGCATGGACGTCCCGCGCTCCCCCGGGGCCGCCCTACGGGACGGGGTCACCATGGGCAACGGACACGAGAACATTGCAGCAACCCGCCTGCGGCAGATGCACCAGCACTTCCTGCAGCGCCCTGTCACCGGACCCGACGGCCACTCCTACATCAGCTCCGAACCCCGAGGCACCCGCACGGACGGCGGCGCCCCCGTGAACCTCCGCGTCGTCGACCAGATCACCGACTCCGTCAACGAGGTCGTACACCACGTGGAGGCCGTGAACCCGGCCGCCGAACCGCGGCCCAGCCAGATCGACGCCGTCTACGACTGGTACATCGCCAACACCGAGAACGCCACGGACGCCCAGGTGCAGCGCCGCGCCACCGTCGTGTTCCGCCAGGCCCTGGAGTTCGCCATCACCATGGGCGACACCGGCGTCATCCCGCCCCACCGCTGCCCCGCCTGCCGCACGTTCGGTCTGAGGTGGGACCACGGCCGGGAGCGCGCGGTATGCACCCACACCCGGTGCCGCGACGAGGACGGTATGACCAACGCCTGGACGCTCGCACAGCTCGCCTACCACCACGTTGTAGGACAAAAAAATTCTCGCCAGGTGCGTGCAACCTAATCGGGGGTACGCGGGTCTAGCACTCCAACACCTGCACACGGTTTCATCACAACTGGACCCGCAAGGTCCACCCCGTCCGGCCGCCGGAGCTGCGAACGATGGCCCGCCGTACATGGGAGCACCGCCATGGCCATCGCCAACCCGAGTCCCTACGCCGCCACGTCGGACCTCGTCAGCCTCCGCGAGGCCTGTGACCTCCTCGAGGAGACGGGCCGCCCGGTCGCCCCGCGGACCCTGAAGAAGCACGCCCTGGCCCACAAGCCGGATCCCGTGGAAATCATCCGGTGCGGCCGGACCGACTACGCGTCGTGGAGCGACCTCCTCGACGTCCATGCCGAGCTGTACCCGGACTGACCGGCCCACTGTCCGCACCCCCACAGGCCCTGCACCCGAACTTCCGGGGCGGGGCCTTTCTCATGCCCGCACAGCGTGGGCATTGCACTGCCATGCCTGAACGGGTACGGTGATTAAGCCGACAACGACAGACCACCCAAAACCCGGTCTGACGACGTGACTTGCACCCCAGGAGACCCCGTGGCCCTGATGACGCACGCCCGAAAGACGCCCACCAGCGTCGACTACCGCGACCTCACCGCCACCCAGCAGAACCGCCTCGACCAGCTCCTCCAGCGCGCCGACGACACCAGCGACGCAGGCGAATACAACTCCCTGATGCTCGGCGTCGCCGCGCTCGCCGGCCTCCACATCGAGTACGGCGGCGAAGTCCTCCCCTGCAAGTGCACCTGCGTCTGCCCGGCCGTCTTCGACAACGCCGACCCCGACGCCCGAACCATCGAAGAGTCCAACGGCTTCAACCTGCCGATCCGCCAATGCCCCCTGTGCGCCGACCGGCACCCCGCCCCGGACCTCGACTGACCCACAGATTCCCCGCCCGGCCGCGGATGACCACAAGGCCCCGGCCGGGCGGGACCACAACCACCACCGAACCGCCAGCAGGGGAGCACCACATGGCCACCACCGCACGCACCAGCACAGACCCCACCACAGCGGCCCTCGTCACCGCCGACCTGCACGGCCTGCCCATCGGCCGCCTCATCGCCCGCAACGACGCCGCCCACATCTTCACCGACGACATCCAGCACCTGCAGGCCTGGCTGACCGCCTGCGGCGGCTACATCACCCGCGAACGCGCCAGCCTCGGCGTCACCCTCTGGACGCTGCGCACCCACACCGAGCCCCGCTCCGACGGCTCCCGCACCCCGGTCCTGGTCCACGCCCTGGCCCTCACCGAAGAGCCCATCCACCCGGACATCACCGAATCCGTCGCCTGACCCCACCGCCCCCTGACACGAAACGGATCCCCACCGCCATGACGATCACCGACATCGCCCCCGGACCGCCCCCGTTCTCCACCAACCCCGACTTCGCCCGCGGCCGCGCCGACGCCTACGACGACGCCCAGCACCACCAGCCCGACACCGTCCGAGTCAACGCCACCCTCGCCCTCGACTTCATCACCCCCACCTCCACCCTCCCGGAACGGATGTACGCCGCCGGCTACGGACGCGCCGCCCTGGAGGTCATGCAGTCCCACCTCGCCGACAAGACCACCCAGACCGACAAGGCCCAGAAGTGGTGGGCCCGGAAGAACGGACGACCCGCATGAGAACCCGAATAGCCAGCGCGGCGTTCGCCCTCACCCTGGCCGCCTCCGCCGTGGTTGCCGCCCCCGGGCGTGCCCACGGCGCGGGCCTCTACCAGGTCTACGAGGGAACCGGCTGGAACATCGGCGACGGCAACGGCGTCCGCTACCTCGACAGCAAGCCCTGGACGATCGTCTTCTACGACAGCACATCCCGGACGAAGCTCACCGCGTACGCGAAGCTGACCGCCGCCCACGTGAAGGCAGCCACCGGCCTGACGGTCACCGTCACCACCACCATCTCCAAGGGCGCCACGGCCTGCCCGACCAGCCACACCATCATCATGCGGCTGACGTCCACCGTGACCAGGTCCAACGCATCCCAGTGCCACACCGCCACCGGCGCCGCCGACGGCTCCCGCGCCAGCATCGCCCTCGGCAACTGGACCACCCAGATCGTCAACGGCCAGCACGAGATCTACCGCCGCAAGGTCATCTCCCACGAACTCGGCCACTCCTTCGGCCTCACCCACCCCAACACCTGGACCACCAACCCCTCCCCCCTCATGCGCGGCGACACCTGGGGCGGCTACACCACCGCCACCTACGCCGACGACTACACCCCGCAGGACACCACCGGGTTCAAGAACCTCGTCGCCAACCGCACCAAACTGCGGCCGCTCACCCTCACGCCGGCCAAGGAATCCACGCAGTGACCTGGCCGGACGGCATCGCCGCCGCCGTCCTCACCGCCTTCGCACTCCTCATCACCCACCACCAGCACAACCACCGGAGCACCACCGAACAGCACCAGCATCCGCAGGACGGAGAACAGGCATGACCACCAGGGCACGCACCAGCAGCACCCCCGCCAAGACCGCAGCGAAGAAGACCCAGGCCAAGAAACCGACCGCCAAGCGCACCCGCGCCCCGCGCAAGACCGCGGCCGCCCTCTCCCTCGTCAAGCCGACGCCCCCGCTCCCCGTCCGCACCACCGAGTTCATCACCGAACTCCAACTCGCCGCCTACCACGCCGCCAAAGTTCACGGCCTGCCCCACGGGCTCGTACGCGACTGGCAGCAGCGCCCCGACGGCACCGCAGCCCGTGCCTTCCCCTCCGGCGCCGTCCTCGCCTACACGCCCGACGACCAGTCCGCCGCCCCCTTCCACGCCTTCACCCCCTGCAACCAGGGCGCCCACCACGCCGACCCCATCCACACCCCCGCCGACCTCCGCATGGCCGCCGCCCGCGCCACCCACTGCCACGCCCGCCACTACACGCCCAAGCAGACCGCCGCCGAAGCCCTCCAGGCCGCGAAGAAGACCACCACCTCCACCCAGCCCCTGCCCCTCGCCGCCATCGCCGATGGCCTCGCCGCCCGGACCGCCGACAAGGAGACCGCGAAGGAGCACCCGGAGCCGTGAGCGCCGCAGACCCGGCCTACGTCGCCACCCTCGCTGGCCAACTCCAGGCCAGGCACCCCGACCTGCTCGCCCGCGCCGAGAACGACCTCGCCATCCTCCGAGCACGCCTCGCCCTCGTATCCCGCTGGATCAACAACCCCGCCAACGACCACAACGCCCGCCGCTCCCTCGCCCAGACCCTCGGACTCCCTGAACCCTCCCCGGAGAAGACCCATGGCTGACACCAGCAAGATCGAATGGACGGACGCCACCTGGAACGTCGTCACCGGCTGCGAGAAAGTCTCGTCCGGCTGCGACAACTGCTACGCCGAGACCTTCGCCGAACGCTGGCGCGGCACCCCCGGCCACCACTTCGAGACCGGCTTCGATGTCACCCTCCGCCCCGAACGACTGACCCTTCCGCTGCGGTGGCGGAAGCCGAAGCGCGTCTTCGTCAACTCGATGTCCGACCTGTTCCACAAGGACATTCCGACCGAGTACATCGCCAGCGTTTTCGCCGTCATGGCGCTCACCCCCCAGCACACGTACCAGGTGCTGACGAAGCGCCACGGACGCATGCGGGCCCTGCTCAACAGCAGCGACTTTCGCCTGGCATGCGAGGCGGCCCAGGCCGTGCTCGTCAACGACGAGGCGACGCCGATGCCGCGGTACGAGCGGGAGCAGAAGACCTCGCAGTGGTGGAGTGACTTCGCCAAGCCGCTCCGGAACGTCTGGTTGGGCGTCAGCGTCGAGGACCAGAAGCGAGCCGACCTCCGCATCCCCGCACTCCTGGACACCCCGGCCGCCGTTCGCTTCCTGTCCTGTGAACCGCTCCTCGGCCCCGTCGACCTCAAGCATGCCGTCCGGACCATGGGCAGCGAACGAGGCCACGGCCTGAACACCTCCTACGTCCACGCGGGCGACTGCTGCAAGAAGTTCCACGGCATCGACTGGGTCATCGTCGGCGGCGAGTCCGGCCGCAGCGCCCGCCCCATGGCACCCCAGTGGGCCACGGCACTGCGCGACCAGTGCGCCGAAGCAGACGTGCCGTTCTTCTTCAAGCAGTGGGGCGAGTACGCGCCCACCGGCTACCTCGTCATCGGCGCCACCAGCAAGGGCACCCTCCTCGCTGGAGATCCGGTCGATGACCTCGGCCACCGCATCGAACTCGCCCGCGTCGGCAAGAAGAACGCCGGCCGCGAACTCGACGGGCGCACCCACGACGCCTTCCCGGTGCCCGCCGGGTGACCGAGTACGAAGTCGCCTGCCTCGGTAAAAGCCGGTTCTACGACCGCGCCACCGCCCGACGCCGAGCCCGCCAAATACGACGCATCGGCGGCCCCCGACTCCGACCGTACGAATGCGAATTCTGCGGCCTCCACCACCTCGGCCACCGCCCCGGCCACGCCACCTACCTGCGCCACGGACAACCCCTCCAGGAGATCACCCAGTGACCATCACCGCCCCCGCCCCCCTCACCACCACCCTCCCCGGCCCCCACGTCATCGGCCTCGACCCCAGCCTCACCGCCACAGGCCTCGCCTCCACCCGCGGCTGGTGCGAAGTCATCGGCTACAAGAAGCAGCGTGCCAAGGACCCCGGCATCACCCAACTCCCACACCCGCAACGCCTCACCGAGCTGCAGAACCTCCTCGAGAACATCCTGGCCGCCATCGACAGCCCCGACCTCGTCGTCATGGAACTCCCCGCCGTCTCCCGCAGCGGAGGAGGCGCCCACGAACGCGGCTGGCTCTGGTGGCAGCTCTACAACCGCCTCACCCGACGCAGCATCCCGGTCGGCCTGCTGTCCCCCAACCAGCGCGCTCTCTACGCCACCGGCAAGGGCACCGCCGCCAAGGGAGCCGTCATCGACCAGGTCTCCCGACGCTTCCCCGCCTGGACCACCGGAGGCGACGACAACGCCGCCGACGCCGTCGTCCTCATGGCCGCCGGCCGCGACTGGATCGGCCACCCGATCACTGACATGCCCAAAACCCACCGGGCCGCCATCGAAAAGGCGGTCTGGCCGACCCTTCCCGGAGCCACCTCATGAACACCCCGACCCGCCACGCCAGGAAACGCGCCGCGCGCAGCATCGACTGGCGGGACTCCTCCGGCTGCCAGGGAGTCGACACCGAGACCATGTTCTCCGACAGTCCCGGCACGCAGAAGCGCGTTCAGGGGATCTGCCGTGGCTGCCCGGTGAGGACGACGTGCCTGTCCGACGCGCTCGAGTACGAGCAGTCCAGTTACATGCTGTGGGGTGTCGTCGGCGGTCTGACGACGGTGCAGCGGCGTGCGCTGCGCGTGGAGGCGCTCCTGGGTGCGGATCCGGATCTGCGGCAGGCCCGGGTGCTGGCGTCCCCGGAGTGGTCGTCGCGGATGATGCCGCTCCGGCAGCGCGGTCTGACGCCGGCGCAGATGGTCGTGGAGCTGCAGAAGTACGACGTCCTGGCGTTGCCGGTCACCGTCCGTCTGGCGGTGTGGTGGGCGGGTGGCAAGGGCGGCATCCTGCCCCGCCGCGGCAACGGCGACACCCGGGCCCTGTGGGAGATCGTGCGGGACGAATCCCGGGACGTCGTCACCCAGCTGCGGGAGATGGGCGTCGGGAACCGGGACATCGCCGCCTATTTGCAGGTGTGCGAGGACTACCTGGGCAAGGCCGTCCGCGCGTGGAACGTCCAGGGCGCCGCAGAGCAGGCGGCGGAGCTGGCGGTGGCGGCATGAGCACCACGACGTCCTACGCGCAGAAGGTCGCAAGGTCACGCTGGCGGAGCCGCCGGGAACAGCTCATCGCTGCGGGCGAGTGGCAGCCGTTCGTGCCTGCGCAGCCCGTACGCGACCATGTCAACCGGATACGTGCTGCTGGCATGCCGGTCCGGGCCCTGGAGAAGCACTTCGGTCTCTGCGCCCACTACCTGGACCATCTCCTGTGGGGTTCACAGGAAGGAGGGGGGCCGAGCGAGAAGTTTCATACGGAGACCGCGGAACTCCTCCTCGCCTACTGGCCCAAGTTGGACAACTTCCCTGACGCGGCCCGCATCGATCCGACCGGAACCCGGCGCCGTCTCCAGGCGCTCCAGGTACGCGGCTTCAACCTGGTTGCCATCGCACGGAAGGCAGGGATCCCCTCCCGCTACTTCCAGAAGGCCGTGATCAGCGAGAAGGTGACCGCCCGCATAGCCCGCGCCGTGAGGGACGTGTACGGGGCCTGGTGGAACGCTGACCCGTGTGACCAGGGGGTCAAGGAATGGGTGGCGGACCGGACTCGGCGTGCCGCACAACGGCAGGGCTGGGATGGGCCGCTTGCGTGGGACGACGACACGATCGACGACCCGCAGGCTGTCCCTCAGACGGATGCTGCCGACCCGATCGTCTCGGAGGGCGGGAACCTGGCGGCGCGCTGGCTGATGGGTGAGGCCGTGATCCTCGACCGGGCTGCCCGGCGGGAAGTCCTGACCCACCTGTTCGAGTGGACCAACGACACCACCGCGGAGATAGCTGCCCGCCTGGACATGAACCCGGACGCCGCGGAGCGGACCTGGGAGCGCATCAAGGAGCGCGCGGCCGCCGACGGCCGGCGCGTGTGGCGGCGCGTGTACGTACCGCGGGAACGAACCCTGACGAAGAACCAGATGGAGGAAGCGGCATGAGTGGGGAAACCGTCATCACGGTGATTGGCAATGCGACATCGGATCCTGAGCTGCGTTTTACGCCGTCTGGCGCGGGCGTTGCGAAGTTCACGGTGGCGTCGACACCGCGGACCTATGACCGGGAGAAGCAGGCCTGGGTGGACGGGCAGACCCTGTTCTTGCCGGTGTCGGTGTGGAGGCAGCAGGCCGAGCACGTGGCCGAGTCGGTGGTGAAAGGCTGCCGGGTCGTCATCCAGGGGCGGCTGTCGCAGCGGTCGTACGAGGACCGTGAGGGCGTGAAGCGGACGGTCTACGAGCTGGAGGCCGACGAGGTGGCTGTGTCGCTGAAGATGGCGACGGCGAAGGTGACGAAGGCCGGCTCGAGCGGTGCCGGTAAGCAGGCGTACGCGCAGGCGCGTCAGGAGTCGTCGCGGGAGGGGCGTGAGGATTCGTGGGCGACGTCGGGTGCGGCGGCGCAGCAGGGCGGGCAGTCGGTTTGGGCGGGTGCGGGGGATGGCGGGTATTCGGACGAGCCGCCTTTCTGATCTTGTGGGGTGTGGCGTAGGGGTCTGGCCTTCGGGTTGGGCCCCTTTTCTGTGCCCGGTTCAGCGTCAGGCATTGCAGTGCAATGCCTGGCACGGTACGGTGGATACATCGCACCAAGACACCACCCGTAGGGGGAGCCATGAACACCGAGGCCATCAGCATCCACGGCACCGAGACCACCCTCACCGCCGCAGGCTTCATGACCTGGACCGCCTCGGACATCAGCCTCCGCCTACGCCCCGACGTCACCTGGCGCGCCACCCGCGGCCAGCTCGAAGGCCATGGCGACACCGCCCAGGCCGCCACCGACAACCTGCTGGCCGCCGAGCGCAAGGCCGAGAAGGCCGCCAAGCTGACCGCCCGCTCCACCAAGGGCCAGATCTTCGCCCGCGAAATGCGCTCCTACCTCCGCATCGGAGTCAGCACCCGCCGCTTCAACAGCAAGAAGTGGCTGAAGGACGGACACCGCGACGTCATGGACCTGATCGCCGAGGCCAGCTACAACCCGGGCATGCGGAACGCCGACAGCGAGGCCATCTTCGAGACCGCGTCTGCCGCACTCCGGTCCTGGGAGAAGCACATCGACGGCTACCGCGCCGATGCGGTCCTCGTCTCCCACATCAACTCGATGACCCCGCACCAGTTCGTCGGCCTCATCGCCGAAATGATCGACGCCGAGATCAGCAACGTCGCCGAGGGCGAGCGGTTCTTCGCCCAGATGGCCAGCCGCATGTACGCCCAGGCCGCCTGACGTGAACTGCGACTGCGGCGCCCGTCCGGAAGAGATCGCGGCCGGCATCCACTACCCCGGCTGCGCCTCCCACGACGGCGCGCCCGACGACCAGTCCGACCACTACGGCCAGTAGGAGCACCCGTGGACACCATGACCGCAACGCCCACGGAGGACCTCACCGTCCTGCCCGACTCGGCTGTCCCCGCCGCCTTCGACCGCGGCCACCTCTACAGCCCCACCCTGAGCCTCACCGCGTACGCCCTCAACCCGTCGTACATCTACGACTACCGGCCCGGAAACGACTTCGAGCCGCTCCCAGAAGCCCCTCGGAGCCCCAAGGGCTGGGCCTGGTGGCGGAAGAACCACGCCATAAACCCGGTGACCGACTTCCTTGGCCTGCGCGTCGGTGACGAGATCAGCTTGCACAGTCTTCAGGGCAGCGAGCCGACCAGGGCCACGGTCGTGGCGACCTACCGCCACCACGCCGTCTACCGGTACCCCAACCCGGAGGGCTCCACGGAGCCGTTCACACAGAGCTGGGTGAACCGCCGGAACGACGCCGGCCACTGGTACTAGACCACCCACCCCGGCCTCCGTCCCCCTCGGAGGCCACAGGGGTCCCGTCCCACCCCCAACTCCTGGGGCGGGACCCCGATCCCCCCACCACATGCGGGCCGCCCACCCAGACTCGCAGCCCGCGGTGGGCGGCCCTCCCCATATCCAGTCCTGTTCGAGAGGCACCACCTGTGACCGTGTACGCGCTTAAGCTCCCCGACGGCCGCTTCGCCTACCACCTGCCCAAGCCCGACGCGTTGGCCGGCCACAGCCTGACCGGAGTGTTCGCCGACGGCCAGCCCATGACCGCGCTCCATGGCGGCTGGTGGGCGTCCGACGCCGAGGCGACCCTGCTGACCGCGACCGCGCAGCCCGCCCCGAAGACCACCGGCCACAAGCTGACCGACCCGGCCGCGGAGTCCCGCCGCTACCCGCTGACCCTGACCGTCGAGGAGTGGCGCGAGCGGGCCGACCGGGGAGAGAGCGACACCCTGTGGGAGCTGTACACCTCCGTCACCGCAGAGCAGCCCGCTCTCGAGCACGTCTACGACGGCCCGGTCATGGTCCTCGAGGGCCGGGAGCCTCCGGCCGCGGATGAGCTGCCGTGGCAGGCCGACCTGCCGCACGTCCTCGGGTCCCGACCCGAGTACCTCCATCTGTTTCCTGGCCGTATCACCGGCTTCCGGGACCACGTACAGGCGGCCATCAAGAAGATGCCGGGCGTCCAGTACTGCTTCGACAACTACGACAACTACACGGGCCTCACGGTCACGGTGCGGGTGCCGTTCGAGAAGCCGAAGACGCGGTGGCAGGCCGACCTCAGCCGACGCACGAGTAAGCCGCTGAAGTCCGGCCGGAACGTTCCCGAACTCGTCTCCCGCACGCTACGCCTACCGGTCCCGGCGTCGATCTCCGCCCCGAACTACGCGATGGCGGTGGACGACTGGCACGAGCAGGTCGAGTTCTGGCTGTCCATCGTCCGCAACGCATCCGTGGCCGCCTGCAACACCTGCAACGGCACCGGGCACGTCAACCACGGCTCCGAGCAGTACAGCCGCTGATGGGTGCGTTCCTGCTGTATCCGCTGGCCGTCTGGCAGTGCGCCGGCCGTGCCCTCCACCACCTGCACACCGCCCTCACGAAAGGACACCCCACCGCATGACCGCACAGACCAGCGAACCGGACACCGTTCCCCGCCTGGCCGTCGCCCTCATCCTCTGGCAGGCATGGTGGGAGGGCTACGACACGTGGGACGGCAACGCCCACTACGTGGATCTGGACCTCGCGAAGAAGCACGGAGCCCACGCCTACAAGGGCGAGGAGTACGGGCACCCGGACCCGGACGACGAGGACGAGGAGCCGACCAGCACCCCGGACTTCGAGTGGGTGGAGGAACGCGGCTCCTGGCACCTGCTGGACCACGGCAAGGACACGCTGGTACGGCTGTCGCCGGCCCCCGTGTACCGGGCGGCGTCCGATCGGGAGATCCGGCAGCAGAAGGCCCTCCAGGCGGCCGAGGACGCCGAGCGGGCGGCGCGCCCGCGGCGGTCGCTGGCCGAGGAGCTCGAGGAGGCGGCCGGAATCCGGGTCGCTCCCCTCACCACTGATGCGGGGGCCACCGCATGATGAGCACCACCACCCTCGAGGACCTGGCGGTCGTCGGCCGCCGAGTCGAGTTCGCCTACTTCCGGGACCCGGGCACCCGCTACCCCGGCATCATCACCTCGATCACCGACGACCCGGCCAGTCTCCGCATCCGCCTGGACGGCGCCCGCAGCAACCTGTTCGCACGGCCCGACTACGAAGGCCTGTGCTACCTCGAGGACGTCGTCCCCGTACCCGAGCTGCCGATGGGCCGGTTCACTCCCACCGTCGACGACATGGAAGGCGTGTGGGAGGGCGTACCGCTCTGCTCGATCGGTGAAGACGGGGCCCTGATCGTCCTCACCGACCAGCGTGAGAAGGCCATCGCCGCGGCCCGTGCCTACCTCGACGAGATGGGCAGCATCGACCTCGACTGGGTCGACTTCGACGACATCCGCGCCTACTGGGCGGTCTTCGACTGGGAGCCCGAGGACGCCGAGTGCCCGTGGCTCGTCTCCTGGGACGCCGAGCAGACCGACGACCAGGCCGTCCACATCTTCTACCTGCCCGCATGAGGAGGTACCACCGCATGACCGCCACACCCGAGACCGAGGTACTGCCGGCCACGGCCCGTCCGGTCCACTACCTGCGCGGCATGGCCTACAGCATGTGTCACGCGATCCGCCTGACCCAGCAGGGAGACCAGGACGAGGCGGGCGAGCACGTCGACGCGATCGAGCGACTGATCGCCGCCTACCGGGACGCCGCCAGGGAGAGCGCGAAGTGACCGCGCCGGTGCAGGTGGGCCCGTCGCCTTCGGGTGGCGGGCCCTTCCGGCCTATCCCGCTGGTCCGGGAGTACCCGAAGTCCCTCACCGTGGAGCCCCGCACGTACCTGACCCGGCGGGAGCGCCAGGTCCTCGTCCTCGTCGCGAACGGCAACACGAACCGGGCCATCGCCAGTGAGCTGCTGATCGGCGAGGAGACGGTGAAGAGCCGGGTGAAGTCGATCCTGCGGAAGCTGCGAGTCAACGACCGGGCGCAGGCAGCTTCGGTGGGGATCAAGTTGGGCCTGGTTCCGCTGGATGAAGTGCAGATCCCGCCGGGGGCGAACCGAGGTTACGGCGACCAAGGGCAGGTAGAGGGGGTGCGTTCTTGATGATGGGCTTCACCCGGTGCGCGTCGACAGCTTGCTTCACGCAGGCCTGCCAATACATCGCCGGGGTTCCGTTGTGCCGCGAGCACAGGGACGAACTGCGAGAGCATTTCGCCACCTACGTCGACGCTGGCGGACAGCCGACCACGTGGACCAGCAAGGGCGTTGTCACCAGGTCGAAGAAGCAGAGCGGGCCCAGGGTCACGAAGCGGGTCAAGCTGTCTCCTCAGCAGAGCAGTGCCGATCCGGGCGATGCAGAGGTGCTCGGCTGCGTCTACTACGTGACCACACGGCAGAACCCGGATTACATCAAGATCGGAACGACCCGGACCGCCAGCGGGCGCTTCCGATCCTTGTCTGCGACTGGCCGTGTCCGACTTCTGGTTGCTGAGCCTGGGGACCGCTCCGAAGAGAATCAGCGACACATCCAGTTCAGCGCCCTGCGCGTGCCTGGCACTGAGTTGTTCCGCTACGAGGAGCCGCTCGCCAGCCACGTGATCAGCCTGCGTCAGCGGTACCCCAGCTACCGAGACCTGACTGACGTCGGCCACGACTACGACTGACGTTTACTCTCTGCGCCCGAATCCGGCCTGTAATCGGACACATTCGGCACTGCCTACGGGCGGACAACTACCCACTGTCACATCACGCCCTGTGGAGGGCTCATGTCCCGCCGATACCTCCCCGCCATCCTGTGCACCCTCCTCTACATCGCCGCCGGCACCGCGTTCGGGGCCTGCTGGTACGCGTTCACCGGGCGCACCGACATGCCTCCGCTGGTGGTCGTCGCCCTGGTCGTGGTGGCCGGCCTGATATCCGACATGGCTGAGGGCGTCCTCCGTGGCCGACAGGTCCGCCGGCAGCGTACGGCGGCCGCCCGGCACCGGAAGGCCGCCCCGTGATCCGTATCCCCTGCCCCGGCTGCCACCGCCAGGTCGGCCTCGCAGGGAACGGCCGCCTCTACCGGCACGGCGACTGCCCCAAGAGCGGCAAACCGGTCGGCCGTATCTGGCCCACCCGACACCGCGGCCGCCGCGTCCAGACCATCCCCGGACCCGACACCTGGAACCCCACCCCCATCGAAGGAGCAGCATGAGCGACGCCCAGGCAGAACTCCGCGAACAGATCCGGAAGGCCTGCGCTGAAGCAGACGGATTCCAGTACGAGCACCTCGAGCCGCACGACTATCAGCGTCACGCCGACGCCATCCTCGCCGTTCGGGACCGTGAGATGGAGCGAATGAAGGTGCTGGTGGCCGCCAGCGAGTCAGATGGTCATGCGGTGCGGCTGGCAGCGCAGTACGCGGACCGGGCGATCGAGAACGGGGAGCGTGCGGACCGGCTGCAGGAGCGGCTTCGGCTGCTCACAGACGAGAAGGTCGCCGAGGTGGCTGGCCCGAACATCGACCTGCTGTGCGGGGAGAACAAGCTGCTCCGGGCGGAGATGGAGGCGGCCCGCAAGTTCGCCGGTGAGATGCGGGACTTCTGCTCCCCGCACGGCGTGGCCACGGACTACGCGGACCGGCTGCTCGAGGCCATGGACCGGGCGCGGGACAGTCAGGCGAACGTGGCCGCGAACAACATCTGCACGGAAATCTACCGGCGGATGGAACGCCTCACGGCTCTGCAGGCGGATCCGGAGGCCCGGCAGTCTGTGGTGGAGAACGTGCGGGGCGAGATCCTCGGCCTGCAGGGGGCGTTGGGCATCGTGCTCGGCGGCACGATTCCGGGAGGCAGCGCGGACAAGCTGGCGCAGGCGTACTGCGGTGAGTGGCTGGCGCGGAAGGGGGCGCCGGGATGCTGATGTTGTGGATCGCCCTTGCTGTCGTAGCCGTCGCCGCCGTGGTGCGGTTCGGCATCCTGTGTCGGCGCGCAGAGGCTCGCCTGCCGTCCCTCCTGCAGACGGACGCCGTAGTCGAGGAACTGGTGGAGAGCCGGTGAGTATCTGGGCAACGGTCTTCGACCTCGAGGACGATCCTCCGTACGCATACCAGGGGTCTCACGTCCTTCCGCACGAGGACGACCAGCGGGACGAAGGCTGGTCCGTGCAGGTGGCGAAGATCCCGTCGCACGTCACCCGGGACGGCCGCGACGACCAGCCGGAGGACGGGGTGCCGTGGCCGTGGCTGCGGTTGTCGATCCACTCGGAGGATGCGCTGCTCTCGCGGGCGCAGGTGGCCGAGCTGCACGCGTCTCTGGGGGCTTGGCTGAAGCAGACGGGGACGGGCCAGTGACGGCGGCTGGTGGGTCGGCGGCGCGGGAGGCTGCGGCGATCCGTGCGCGCGCCCGGCGGGGCCTGTGGCGGCGTGTCACGGCCTGGGCGGGGATGAACCCGGATGCGGTGCGTGCGGACGCTGTGGCGGCCCGCTGGGACCGCGGCGCCAAGGCGGAGCGGGAGACGGCCCGCCGGTTACGTCGGCTGCGCTGGCACGGCTGGCGGGTCCTCCACGACCGGCGATTACCGGGCCACGGACGCGCGAACCTGGACCACGTCCTCGTCTCCCCGTGCGGGACCGCGGTCGTGGTGCTGGACACGAAGGCGTGGCGTCGGTCATGGCCGACCCGTGTGGTGGCCGGCCGGGTTCACTGCGGTGGCGAGGACCGGCATGGGGAGGTGGAGAAGGTGGCCCGGTATGCGGGGACGGTGGCCAAGCTGTTGGGGCTGCCGGAGGGGGCGGTGTGGCCGGTCCTGGTGGTGTACGGGTCTCCGGTGGCGGGCGGTCGGTTGCAGGCCAGTGTGGCGGGCCGGGCCGGACTGGTGCACGTGCTGGGTTCTGAGGTGCTCGTACCGGTGCTGAGGGGGGCGCCGACGGCCCGGTCCAGGGCGGCGAAGAAGGCGCTGGCGTCGCGGGTGGCGCAGGTTCTTCCGCCGTACCGGCAGTGAGGCGTACGGTGATCGTCCACATGAGGGGGCGCCAGGAAGTGGGGCTCGTCGTTCTACGGAGCGGCGGGCCCCTTTCTTTATGTGCCGCAGCCGGGTTCGGGGTTGGTCTGGTACATGCAGGTATGGGGGCTGCCGCCGACAGGCCCGCGGTCCGGAACCCAGGGATCGCTCACGCCGGGATCCATCAGAGTGGCCCCTTCTCGGGCAAGGTGTTCAGGACGGTCCGAATGCGGCGTGACGCGTCCCGCAGTACTTCACGGGCGGGTTCTGCCAGGCCGACAGCGGTGGCTTCGTACTCGAACGCTGGGGCGAGTTTCCGGATCTGTTCTACGACGTCCAGGAGCTGGTCGCGGGTGGGTTTCTCGTACGGCTTCCACCACGAGGGAGGTTCGACCTTCATGGGCATGGCGATGACCGTGACGGCGACACCGGTGCCGTGTTCATCGACCTGGCGGTGGCCGTCGGTGGTGAGGTCGAATACTTCGCAGCACAGGAAGCGACCGCCGGTGCCTTCGCTGATGATCATGTCGGCGTCGGCGGGGACGTGCTTTGGGTTGATGCCGTTGGCAGTGAGCCAGGCGCAGACAGCTTCGCGGCGTTCGCTGTTCGGATGCTTGGCCATCAGTGCCTCCGGTCTTCGACGCCGACGGGCGCTCGGCGTGCGGGTTCGGTGGCGTCCAGGAGAGCCAGGGCGTGGTGGAGGAGGGCCCGGCATATGGCGCGCTCGCGGATGCCTTCAGCAGCGCTGAGGTCGACGCGTCGAATGGTCTGACCGCCGTCGTATTCCTGTGTGCATAGGTAGAACAGGGCAGGGCCGCTGACGTTGAACTCGGCGATGGGCAAGGTGACCGTCTCGCTGGCCATCAGACGTCGTCCGCCGGCTCGTCCGACTCGGCAGGAAGGTCTGCGGACTTGGAGCGGTGAAGAGGCGTCGTGGCGATGTTCCCAGCCGCTTCCTGCTCGGAGAGCAGGTAGTACGTCTTGCCGCCGTTGGAGGAGAAGGCTTCTGGGTTCCGGTGGGACTGCCAGAGCGGAGTGGGCGTCAAGCCCTCGGCGTGCCGGTCGATCCACTCGGCGGGGTCGTCGGTGAGTTCGGAGAGCGGCTGGTAGCGCAGGAGCTTGTCGAGGTAGAGGCTGGCGAAGTGGGCGCTGCTCCCGGAGTGCCCCATGTCGGCGAAGGCGCGGATGACGCGGCACAGGCCGGTGATGGTGTCGGAGTCTTCGCCGATGATGCGGAGTTCGCGGCGTGCGTGGGCGACGAGGTTGGATTCCTCGGCGGGGCGCTTGGGGCTGGGGGAAGGGGCCATGTCTCTACGCTGCCGCAGAATCCGGCTGACGTTCCCCCGGGTACTACGAAGGCCCGGCAGGCGCTGGGGGCGCGCTGCCGGGCCGGTCCGTGCGGGGGCCGGGTCGGTCAGCCCCAGGCGGTGTCGAAGGGGGTGATGGCCGGGCTGCCGTCGTCGCCGGTGCCCGGGTCGGGTTCGTCGGTGGGCGGGGTTCCCCAGGCGGTGTCGTCGGTGCCGGGGGCACCCCAGGCGGTGCCGGAGGCTGGGGTGAGGATGCTGCCGCCGGTGAGGACGGCGCCTGCGGCGAGGGTGAGGGTAAGGGTGAGGCCGGCGAGGGCGCGGCGCAGACGGCGAGAGCGTGGGCGAGGCTTCACGGTCGTGTCCCTTCAACGCTGGGAAGGTTTTGGGGCGCCGTCCCTGGGTGCCGTGCTCCGGATCCTGCTGCGATCCCCATACCGGATGCGGTTCTGGCAGTAGACGCATGGGGTGTGAGGGAAGGATCTGTCGTACGGGCGTCAGGGGGGCGCCCCGCAGGTAGCCTTTCGTATCGGAGTTACAACTCTCAACCATCAGGGCTTGCGTATACACGCCTGGCGCTCATACGCCACGACTGTCGGGGGACATTCAAGGATGAGATCGGGCAACACGCCTGCCCAGACAGGCATGGAGGGGCTGGATTCGTTTCTGACGGGTGCCGAGGTGCGCCTGTATGGGCGGATCGCCCGGTGTGAGGGGCTGGGGGGCGAGGAGTGGGGCCGGGGCCCGGAGTTGGCGAAGCTCCAGGCGCTGGGTCTGGTGGTCCGGGATGCGGATCATCCTGAGGTGTGGGTGGCGTTGGAGCCGGGGCCGGCGATGGCCCGGCACACGGCGGCGCAGTTGGCGGCCGCCGCATCGAGGCTGGCGCAGATCGCCGCACTCCCGGCGGTGCAGGACCAGTTGTCGGTGGAGTTCGAAAGGTCGGCGGAACGTTCCTCCGGCGGTGCGCAGTTCCTTCCCGATCCGGAGACGGTCAACGCCCGGATCCAGGACGTGGTCGGTGCGGCACGTTCGGAGATCCTGTCGGCGCAGCCCAACGGCCCCCGCTCGCGGGCCAACATGCTGACCGCGGTCCGCCGGGACACCGACGCTTTACGGCGCGGGATCCGGTGCCAGACCCTGTACCGGGACACCGTCCGGGACGATGAGGTGACGCAGGAGTGGGCGCGGACGATGGCCGCGGAGGGAGCCGAGTACCGGACGCTCCTCGCACCCTTTGAGCGGATCATCATCGTGGACCGGCGGCACGCATTCATCTCCGACTATGTGGTCGAAGGCTCCGCTGCTCATGCGGCGTGGCATGTCACGGACCGGGCGGTCGTCGCCTACATGGCCCGCGTGTACGCCGACATCTGGCACCAGGCCCGCCCTTGGTCGGGGGAGCCCCGCATACCGGATACGGCGCCCGTCGCGGCGTGCGAGGTGCGGACGACACGGCTGGACCGGGAGATACTGCGGGACATGGTCGCCGGCCGCCCCCAGACCGCGACCGCGTCCCGGCTCGGGTTCGGGGTGCGGACACTGACCCGGCACCTCGAGCGGCTGAAGAGCCTGTTCGGGGCGGAGTCACTGCCCGCGCTCGCGTACAAGTTCGCCCTGTCCCCCGACCACGGCGTCGACGACAGCGCCTCCGTGGACACGGTGTCGCAGGCCTCCGGGGCGCCCCAGGCGAGCGTCACGGTGGAGACGGCGGCCTGACCGTCAGGGTCGGGTCGCAGGACGACGCTGACGGGCCTGTCCCGCCACGTCTCCGCTGTGGGCCGGTCGCCCCACGGGCGCTTGTCCAACGGGTGGGCGTCCAGCTTCCAGGAGTCCCATCGGCCCAGTTCCTTCTCGAAGGCCTGGTCCCACTTCTCGCCCCACAGGTCCGGCGGGATCTCCCGGACCTCCACCACGCGATACGCGGACCGCTGGAAGACCACCAGCGTGCCTGCCTCCAGGGTGACGATCCGCTCATCCTGCATCCGGTCGGCGATGCGGTCGTCTCGGCGTCGTTGGGCTGTGGTTGCGGGCTCGGCGCGGCGTGGGTTTGTGCGGGGGAAGGCGACGGCGAAGCCGGTCTTGGTCGGGGTGCGGGTGCTCCAGTACTCCCGCCCATTGATCATCACCACGTCAGTCCTCCTCGTCGGCGGGCAGGACGCCAGCGGCCTGGCGGATGCGGCGCAGGCAGGCCAGGTACGCGCCGTCGAAGTCCGGGCTGGTCGGCCTGCTCTTCACCGCGCGCTCGATGCGGTCGCACTCCTTCAGCACCCGCACCAGTGCGGTCGCGGCGGGCGGGTCGGGCTTGTCCGTGTCGAGGATGCCGGAGAGGGCGATGGCGAGGCCGACGTCGCCGCCCGGCCGGTTTCGCCACAGGACGACGGCCTCGGTGAGGGCCTCCACCCACTGCTGCGCGCGCTCCCCGGCGGCCAGTTCGGCGTCGATGCGGGCCGCGAGGGGCTTGCCGAACTGCTGCTCCATCTGTGTGGGGGCGAAGCGTTGCACGGCCTGCCAGAAGAGTTGCGCGGCCTCGTCGGGCTGGTAGTCGTCGCCGAACTCGAGCCGGCCGTCCGGATGGATGGTGACGAGGGGCTGGCTGTTGCCCACCGGGATCGACAGCAGGGAGTCCTGGATCGTGTTGGCGGTGATGGCGACATTCTCGGGGTCCTGCGCGCTGAGCACGCTTTCGTGGTCGGTCATCGGGTTCCCTCCGTGGTCTTGCTGCTGCGGCCGCTGTACCAGGGCAGGGCCAGGCCGTCGTTCGCCGCTCGAGGAACGAGGTGAACGTGAAGGTGGAACACGGACTGCGTGGCGTGCACGCCCTTGCTGGTGATGAGGTTGGCGTGGACCAGGTCGAGGTCGCGGCAGAGTTGCGCTGCCCGTCGCACGGTCGCTCCGGTTACCTCGGGGTCGTCCGCGAAGTCGGTGACGTGGGTCTTGGGAATGATCAGGGTGTGTCCGACGACCACGGGGTTGTGCGGGACGATCGCGATTGCGTCGGACCACTCGGCCACGAACTTGGCGGGCGCGCGACCGGTGTTGATCTCGCAGAACGGGCAGGGCTGTTCGGGCACGGTCAGCTCTCCTTCGGCTTGTTGGCGTCCTCGATCTGGGTGGCGGCCTTGATGGCGTTGGCGACCCACCAGCGGTGGTGGCTGGCCTGGATGGTCTGGTCGGTGGGGATGTCGTGCTGCTTCGCGAGGTCCCACAGGCCCTGGTCGCTGGCGCAGTCGATGTCGTTGTGGACGTGCCCGGGGGTGTCGTCCTCGCAGTTCGCTCCGACGAGGACGGCGTAGAGCAGGGCATCGACTTTGTCGGCGGTCCAGTCGCGGGAGTCGAGGGTGATGCGGGTGCGGAGGGCTTCGAGGGATGTCTTGACGCCCAGGAGGGCGGGGACGGCGACCGTGTAGGTGACCATGCAGGCGCGGGCGACGTCGCGGGTCTCCTGCTGGTCCGCTTCGGCGTCCCACAGCCGGTCGTACAGCTCGGCCAGCGTCGCTTCGGTGTGCTCGGCAAGGGGGATCCGGTGCTCAGGGTCCGTGAGCGGCGGCGCCGGGGGCAGCTTCCCGTCCACGGTGAGCAGATGCTGCTCCCACAGGGCGCGGAGGACGCCGTGCCAGGTCTGCGGTGCTGGTGTCCAGCCGCACGCGCAATCGACGCTCCAGCGGTCGCTGGGGAGCTTCAGGCGGCGGGGGAAGTGGTCGGTGACCAACGGCTTGTGGTCGGGGCAGATGTGACCGCCTGCGGGGAAGATGCTGCCGGACCCGAGCGTGGCCCATCCCTTCCCGGACCATTCGGGCCGTGGCGGGGTCTCGCCGGTCATGGTGGTGATGGCGTCGTACTGGCGGAGGCAGCCAGGAACCAGGCAGGTACGCAGCGCAGGCTGGTTGAGGAGCGCCTCGTGGATGGCGTCGTCGACGGCCTGCTCGGGGGTGGTTCCTTGGTTCGCGGCGTCTGCCGCGCCGATCAGGTCGAGGAGCAGCTCCCGTGCCTCGTTCTTCCCGCTCACGGTGCAACCTCCAGCTGGACCTTCCGCTGTACGGCGGCCAGGACGTCGTCGGGTACGGTCCACAGGCCCAGTTGGCCGCGGACCGGTCGGGGCGGGTGCGGGATGGCCTGGACGTCATCGAGGACCCAGTGCCAGGTGTCGGGGAATCCCCACGGGGCGCAGCAGCGCGGCTTGGCAGCCTGGTGGCAGTCGGCGAGGGTGGCGACGGCGACGATCGCGGAGAAGTGCCGGGGCCAGTCCCGGATCGTGTCGGCGGGGAGGGCGTTCTCGTCTTCGGCGGCGCCGGCGTGGATGAGGATGGTCGTCCCGAGGTGCTTCGGTGGGATCGGCTTGCGGCGGTTCTCGATGCGCTTCTCCCCGTGCGCGATGGCCGCACTCCACGGGAACTTCACGGTCAGGGCTCGCACGTGGTGGGCTCCTTGTTCTCGAGGGCGGACTGGTCACAGGCGGGGTGCCGGTGCTTCGCGGTGCCGATCGCGTGGGGGTAGTCGTAGGCGCCAGGTATCGGCTTCCACGTCTCGCCGTGGGCACCGCACGCCTTGCACCGCCACCGCTCTCCGCCGTCGGCCTGCTCGAGGTCGAAGCGGTCGTAGAAGGCGTCGAGTTCGGTTTTGCGTTCCTGGCAGATCGTGGTGCGCTTCACGTAGTCGGCGTAGATGCTGCCCCGGTGGCGGGGGTTGTCGATGGTCTGGTTCCAGGCCGGCACGTAGTCGGGGTGGGTGCGCCAGAGGCGGGCGAGGCCGCACATGGTGGTGCAGGGGACGCCTGCGGCACCGCCGCAGGTGAGGCAGGCGGCGTGGGATCGGCCGCGGGCGTCGATCCAGATGTTGTGCTGGCTGGCGATGAGGTAGAGGGAGTCGATCCGGTTGAGTTCCGTCTCGCGGGCTTCGCTGGCGGGCAGATGTTCGGCGGCGGTCTGGGCTTCGGCGAGGCGGGCGTACACGAAGTCTTCGCCGCGGAACTCCCACCGCCATGCCGGGTCGTCCGGGTTGGTCACGGGCGGGTCCTTTCGGGGGCGGTGTGCGGGCCGGGGTGGATCCAGTCGACGGTCGCGAGGAACGTGACGGCGATGATGAAGCCGCCCAGGCCGAGGCCGGTGAGGACGTCGGCCATCAGGCGCCCTCTTTCTCGGCGGCCGCGGCTGCGCGGCGTTTGGCGGCCCAGGCGGGGTCGAAGGTGGGTGCGGGGCTGCGGGGCGGGTCGTTGCGGTGCTGCCAGGCGTGCCAGCCGCGGATGGGGTGGGTGGTCAGCCAGCCGATGTTCTCCGCGGACAGGACGGCCCACCGGGCCCACCAGCGGGTGCTGTGGCGGCGGATGGTCCGGTCGTACTGCCTCCAGTACGCCCAGTTGGAGGCGCGGTGGCCGGGCCGGTAGCGGCCGATGCCGTAGCCGGCCAGGACCGCGGCCGCGACGACGAGCCAGATCATGAGGTGGCCTCCGTGCCGGACTGCCAGCTCGGGCAGTTGCTGTTGGGTAGGTCGCCGATGAGCTGCCCGGCCGAGCAGTCCTCGGGCCAGTCGGGGTGCTGCGGGTACGGTCCATCCTCGGGTGGCGTGTAGTGCACGCACGTCTTGCAGGCGCGGGCGGCCGGGTTGTGCCAGCAGCGGGCGATGTGCGCGACCATTGCGGACCGCTTCGCCCGGGTGATCCCGCAGAACGGGCACTGGTGGCGGGTCACGACGACGGGGATCGGCAGGGCTACGGCGGCCACGGTCAGCCCTCCCCACACTCGTGCTCGTCGGGGGCGAAGGGCTGGCCGTTCTCGTCGTTCAGGACGAGGCCGTCGTCCTCGTCGTACCAGCCGTCGCCGGACGCGCCGCAGCCGCCGCATTCCCACCGGCCCGCCAGGCTGATCCCGGTGAAGCCTCCACTACGTGTGGCCATGGGTCAGGCCTCCCCGTCGGGCTGGGCTACGGCGGCAGGCTGGTGGTGCGGGCAGTTGGGGTCGTGGTCCGGTGGGTACAGCTCCATCGCTGACTGCTGGAGGACGGCGCGCGTGCGCTCGTCGTGGATGCAGCGGGGGCAGCGCGGCATCCGGAGCGCTTGTGTCTCGGGCTGCTGCGCCTCGTGGGCCAGGCGGCGCAGCTCCCGCGCGGAGTCCACGTCGTACCGGTCGAACCAGTCGGCGGCTTCCCGCAGGATCGCGGCCCGGTCAGTGGGCGCGGTCAGCACGGCCAGCACCGCGTCGCGGATGGCGTCCTGCGGGCGCTGGTTGCCGAGGCCGGTCTGCCAGCGGGTGAAGACGCCGTCGATGGCTGCGGCGATGCGGTCACGGAGCGCGGCCTCGTCGGTGGGCGGGAGCAGCGTCGCGTCGTAGGCGGCCACGAGTTCCTCCGGCGTGCCGTAGCCGAGGCCCTGGCAGTAGGAGAAGTCCAGGGCGTTCAGTAGCTGTTCGCGGATGGTGGGCTGCGGAGTGGGGTCGGTCATGGGTCGGGTCCTCCCGGGTGTCAGAACAGGGCGATGCGGGTGGCCGGCTTCCAGCCGTCGAGCGTCCAGACGAGACCCTTCGCGACGGCCTGGTGGCAGGCGGGGTGCCAGCAGTTTTCGTCGAGGCGCGGGCCTCGGCAGCCGTGCAGACGTTTCGCGGTGGCGTTGTACGCGGCCTGTTCTTGGGGGTTGAGCTGGCTGTCGCGTGCGATGGCGGCCTCGTTGGTGATGACCGTTCGGGACATCGGGCAGTACGAGCCCTTCTCGGTGGCGTGGTTGTCGAGGCGGCCCGCGCCGTGGGGGTGGTCGTGCGGCCAGATGCCGGTCCAGTCGCGGCATTGCGGGCACAGGCCCTGCATGCCGTATCCGGGGACGGCGGACCGGCGGACGGGGATCAGGTAGGGCGGGGTTGGGCCGGTCATGGGGCTGCTCCCAGGGGCGTGGAGGCTGGGTGTTCTAGCGTGGCCCGGTTTGGGCGTGGGCTTGCCCCCGCCCGGGTGGGCGGGGGCCGGGGGTCAGGCGGGGATGGTGCGGGCCCAGCGGAAGCCGCGGGCGTCTTCGTGGAAGTCGGGGTTGTTGGCGTCGCGGTGGTCGGCGAAGCACAGGCAGCGCGGCGGGCTGAGGTAGCCGCGGATCGTGCGGTGATAGATCGCGTCGCACATGGTTTCGTCGGGGTCGTCGTCCTGCTGGAACTCGTCGACGGTGGCCTGCCGACCGGTCCGCTGCTGCTCGGTGGGTTCGGTGTAGCGGTGCCATTCCAGGTGGACGTCGTCGTCGTGGCCGTCGGCGCGCTGGTGGCAGTGCTGGCAGGCGTCGGGGTGGAGGGGCGCGAAGCGGGCTTTGCCGCCGTCGACGTCGGCGATGACGCACCGGGAGCAGAGGCAGACGCCGCCGGGCTGGGTGGCGTCGCCGTTGGGGTTGACGTCGAAGGTGCCGGGCTCCCACCAGTGCGGGGCGGTGTAGTGGAGGCGTTCGGCGCTGTTGCCGGGCCCGCCGGCGGCGTCCATCAGGTCGATGACCGTCCGGAACCAGTTGATGGCCTGGTCGTCGTTGCCCTGCCAGCCGTGGTTGATGGTGTAGCCGTTGATGACCATTTTGCGGTGGTAGGGCTTGCCTCGGGCGGCGAGCACCTTGCAGACGCGGCCTCGGTAGGTGATGCGGCTGGCCATGCTGGGTCCTTGCTGTTGCTGGGGTGGTGTACGTGAGGGTGGCCCGGTTCCGGGCGCACGTTGCCCCCGCCCGGAGGCGAGGGCAACGGTTGGAATTCAGATCCACATGAGGTCGGAGACGGCCATCACGTCCGTACTGCACAAGCGTCCGAGTTCCTTCGCCGACAGGCCCTTCTTCTGGGCTCCCTCCCAGACGAGCTGGGGGGATACGGCGCCGGCCAGGTGCTGGATGGAGCCGTCGCAGAAGGAGGCCATGAGGGCGGGGTCGCTGCAGCGGCTGACGCCTTTCTCCTTGGCTTCGGTGAGGGCTTGGTCCCACGTCATAGGGAGGGGCTTTGTTTCGGGGAGTTCCGGGGCCGGGGTGGACACGGTCTCGGTGGGGGTGGTGGCGGTGATGCCGGCGGCCGCGAGTTGGACCTGTTCGGCGTCTTCGCGGGTGGTGTGGCTGAAGGAGTATCCGGCGGGGCCGTAGGACACCCACTGTTTGCCGGCTTCGATGTTCGGGCCGGGTGGGCACCAGTAGGTTCCGCCGATGGGTTCGCCGTTGGTGAGGAGGTAGAACTCTTCTCCCCAGTTGTTGGCGTCGCCAAGGGTGTCGTAGCCGGGGTGTTTGGGTTCGCGGGTCACGGTGTGGGTCGCGTTTGTCGGCACGGGTGGCCCCCTGGGTGGCGGGTGTGGTGCGGTAATTTCAGTGTACCTGTTCAGGCATGGCAATGCAATGCCTGAACAGTGGGGGGTGGAACCTGTGCGTACGCCCTCTACCCGACACCCGCCCGCACGGGCACCCTGGACAGGGCCGGCAACACCCACCCACACCGGGACGGTGAATCAATGAACTGCCCGAACTGCGGAGCGCAGGCACAGCAAGGCGGTAACGGCTCCTGGGCCTGCCCCAACTGCGGCCCCATCTCCGGACACGCACCCGCGCCGGCACCACCGGTAGGGTCGGCCGGGTGACCACGGACCAGAGCAGCCGCACCGCGCCCGAGACGGCGGCCGCCGCAGCCGCGTTCCTGGAGGGCCAGGAGATCACCTCCACAGACTGCCGCCAGTGCGGCAGCCAGCTCGCCGGGGTAAACGGTAGATACGCCTGTGGCCACTGCGGGTGGGTCAATGCGTGGAGCGAGGGCCACCGGGAGTTGCCGACGGCCGAGGACGACCCGGACTGGCCGGGCCACGAACAGAACGCCAAGGCGCCACGGCGGCCAGGCCGGGCATGAAGACGCCCCCAGACCCGTCCACGGGCTGGGGGCGGTCGACCAGCGTTTCCCCTCACCGGTCAAGAAGCGGGTCGTGGGGGCGCTTTGGAGCAATGCCCGGCCAGTCTGACAGCCAGCGCTGACACCGTTCCCTGCGGTCAGGTCTGCATCGCGCGGACGCCTGCGGCTACGCCGTCGAGGAAGCACCACGCGTCGTCGAAGCTGATGGGCCCGGTGCCCGTCAGCGTCTTCGGCCCGCGGAGGGACAGGTGGTACGACTCCTTCGCCACGACGCCCGGAACGGTCGGCACGCCCGTCTGGATGCCCGACGACCGGGTCACCTCGATGCGCAGGCCGGTCTGCAGGGCGACGATGCCGGCATGCCACTCCAGTTGGGTGCCCTCGGGCCAGGCTTCGTCGTAGGCGGGGCTGTGGCTGCCGTCCGCGTTCCGGGTCACGACCATGGGCTGCGGCACTGGCGAATCCTCTTCGCTTCGATCAACACGGAGCCGGTAGTCGGGGCACTTCGTCGGGTCGCCCCACGGCTGCTTGTGGGGTTCGCTGGTGCCGCACCATGGGCAGGGCAGGACGGGCCGGGAGGCGGCGCCGTCGATGCCGCAGTGCCCGACGTCGCCGTACTGCTCGGTGCTGTAGACGGTGACGGCTTGCCGGCCGCAGGTGCAGAGTTCCCCGGGCTGTGCGGGCTGCTGCTCGGTGTCCACGCGGAGGTTCCCCCTCGGGTCGTTGTCGGCAACGGCCAGTCTGGCAGCGGGCACTGACAGAGCGGGGAGGGAAGATGGAAGTCTGCTTGGCGTGTCAGTCCGCCGGATGCAGGCGGCGCAGCAGAGAGCCGTCCTGGACATGCCCGCGGCAGTGTTCCGCGAGGGCGTACAGGGCTGCTCCGGGCTCTGCGGATGGCTTCTCTGCGACACGAACGTTCCCCCGGCGAGTGCGCCGTGTGGGCGCTGGGCCACGCCGTTTGATCGGTCTGCCCACAACGGTCGCGTGCAGTTTCGCCGCTGCGGCGTCGATGGCGTTGACGCCGGTCTTCGCAGGCGTCGGCAGGGGCGGCTCGTCCCACGTGTCAGGGTCCGGGGCGGGGGGCGTCATGGTCTCGAGCGGGTCGGTCTGGGTGACGGCCGCCCGGTAGGCGGTCAGGGCTGCGACCGCGTAGGCCCGGGCGGCATGCTCGGCTCGAGCACTGAGGTCTTCGGCATGCTCGGCGGTGAGACCGGCCCGCTGCTGGGCAGTTTCGCACCATAGCTTGTGCCGGGTCTCCATCTGGGCAACGACCACGTCAGGAAGAGCGTCCGACACCTTGGGCAGAGCTGCGACGGACTCCTCCGCGGCGGCCTTTCGGGCCTTGCAGACGTTCCCCCACGCGTCGAGCAGGGCGAGATAGAGCTGCCGGTGCTGGGTGAGCAGCTTGTCAGCTTCCGCTGGCCATGGTTCGGCCTCAGCGCCGTCGGGGTGGGGTGCTCGGACATCGGGGTGCGCGGCCGTATGGGCGGCATGATGCTCGCGGTAGAAGTCGCGGCCGCGGTCGGTGATCTCGTAGCCGCCGAGAACGCTGCGAGCCAGGGGCGGCACGTGCTTGTCGATCAGCGCCCGTTCGATGGTCGTGGAATACCCCCACTTCAGCGGCTTCCCGCGGAGGTGGGCCGACCAGAGCAGGGCGAGGACTTCCCAGGACCGATGACCGAGCGCAGCCTTACGCGGTCCACCGGGGTTGAGGCTGGTGCCAGCCTGGGCTGCGGCACGGCCCTCACGGGTCAGACGCACCGTGTGCATGCGCCCGAAGCGGGTGGGCCGGCCATCGCGGGCGATGAGGCCGCGACGTTCGAGCGCGGCCATGGTGGACCCGTTGCCCTGGTTGTCCCAGCCCCGCCACATCAGGCGCTCCTGCAGCATGGTCCAGCCGAACACTTTCCGCATGGCGGGCTCGTGTGCGAAGTCGATACTGCGCCACTCGAGGGCGGGCCGGTTGTCGTACTGTCCCTGTGCTGCGTTCTGCCGGCGGCCGGACTCGGTGGCCTGGTCCAGGTCGTAGATGACGGCGAGGGTGCCCTGCTGGCGATCATTCAGCTCATGCCAGGCCTCGAGGGCTTTCGTCGTGCGTGCGGACATAGTGGGCATCTTCCCAGCCGAGTCTGACATCGCGGGCAGGAACGCCGAAAGCCCGGCCGCCAGGAGGATAGCGACCGGGCTGGGTGCTTCAGCTGGCGAGGTCCTTCTGGTTCCCGAGGTGCCGGGCCCGCGGTACGCCCGTGTACGAGGAGGACCGTCCGGCCGGCGCCTTCCGCATGGACCGCTCGGCAGCCTCCCGCCCGGACTCCGTGTCCGTGATGGGGGTGACGTCCGTCCAGTAGAAGTCGAGCATCGTCCGCAGACTCGTCTGCTCATGGTTCGGGCCGCACGGCACGGTGAGACGGTCCAGGAGCTGCCACAGCTCGTAGTCCTGCTGCTCCGCGATCGAGCCGCTCTTCGCGTGCTGGGCTTGGTGCCGTTGCACGGCCACGGCAAGCTGACGGAGCGTCTCCCGGGCTGCGTTGCTGACCAGGTGACTTCCGGCCCGGTTGTGATCCTTCTGAATCTTTCCGACGTCGGAGATAGCCTGCTGAACAAGCTGGTGGAACCCGGCCATCTTGCGCCGCGTGTTCTCGTACGCGGGCTGGCTCTCGAACCAGGCGGCCTTACCGGCGGCTCCGCGGGCCCGGCACTCCTGCTCGAACGCTTCCCGCTCCGACTTCTTCCGCCCGAGCGCGTTCGCGGTCCGCTGGTGCATCTGCACCAGAATGGAACGGGTCCGTTCGATGTTCTCGGGGCTGGTGAGCGTGCTCCAGACGTCCGGGTCGCGGAACCGCGGGTGCGCCTGGTGGGTGAGCAGGTCGGAGTACTGGTCGTCAGTGAGGGTGGAGAAGTCGGGTGCGTCCACTACTGGCCTCCAAGCCGGTGTTGGGCGTTCTGGCGTCTATGGTGCCGGGCGGCACTGACAGTCGGTCGGCAACGGAAAGGGCCCGGCCATCGGTGTGGGGTCATCGTCGGCCTGTTTCGGCGGACTGTTCCCTGCGTAGGAAAGCCCGACCGCCAGGGGGTTGGCGGCCGGGCTGGGTTGGGGTGTTTCCTCCTTGTGGGGGCGAGGGGCGGGAGGGAATCGTTTGGGGTAGGGGACGGGTTGTCGGTTGGGGTTCCTTGCCGGACATACATCACCGTACCGGTACGGGCATGGCATTGCAATGCCTATTCGGGATCGAGTTCCCCCAGCACCACCGAAACGACCCGCGCGACCGCCAAGGAGGCGCCGTGAACTTCCTGTTCACCTGCGGATGGTGCGACACCGAATGCGTCGTGTGGGGGACTCCAGTCGTCTCCTGGTGGACGCAGCGGTACCGGGTAGAGGACTTCGAATGCTGGTGGTGCGGCACGACCTGCACCCCCCACGACCCGCCCTGGACCGAAGCCGACTAGCCCGCGCGCTCCACTCTCGACGCGTCCGTCTGAACGCCGCCCGATCCGTGCGTGGGGCAGGACTGATCCCAGCCGCAGTCCGCTGTCCCATCCAGCGGATGCCAACCACACTCGATCTGCCCGCCGGTCCTCGACCATCCGTAACCCTCAGCCAACTGCTGGAGAACCGGGCACGCCTCATGATCGTAGAACCGTGCGTTTTCGTCCAGATCGCCGTCCGCGTCGTACGCGGGGCAGGAGTGGCCTCGCCCGGCATGCAGGTTCAGCAGGACGGTGTCGGCAGCGCAGCGGCGCAGGATTGAATCAGCATCGTTGGCGAGCGGCCACAGCCAGTTCGACGGCTGCAAGCCGCGCTCCACAGATGCCTTCTTGGCTTCAATGCCGTTGCTCACCCAGGACATCAACTGGTCGGCTGAAGCATCCTGCAGGTCCACAGCAGTCCTTCCGCGGTCAAGTTCTCTCGATGGTAAGCGGATCCCGTTGCGAGGAAACGGGCGAGGATTACAGCATCCGGAAGTCGCCGGCGCGCACAGCCGTCCAGCCGGCCATTCACGAACTGCCCTGCCCTGTACAGGCCCGCGTCAGTCTTCCAGCGAGCTCGGCCATCGCCGTGTTCCCTGTCGCCTCGGCCCGACTGCTGATGCGCTGCGCCAGATGCTGCACCTGCCGGACGTACCGCTGCAGTTCGCCGGGCTCCTCCGGCCGGGGCACGGCAACCCAGACTTTTCCGTTCCCGCACACGTCGCGGCCGTCTGGGTAGAGCCAGTACCCGCCCTGGTCCCGCTCGTAGGCCACAAGCTGATCCCAGGGAATCGGGTGGCCTTCAGGAACATCACTCACCGGCATCGCCGCCCGTCCATCCCTTACCGTTCCGGGGGCCACCTGCCACACCCAGGGGGTACCGCAGTCGATGCAGCCGGTCTCGGGTCCAGCAAGGGAACCGGCCCTGACGAACCGCCTCCTGGACGTTCGGATCGGCAGACGTCTGGGAGCGGCTGAGGAGCCGTAGCCAGTCGATGTGGACCCATTCCGTGGCCTTGTGATGGCAGACCTGGCCCGCAGGCCGTGTCGTCGCCGGAGGTGGAGGGCATCCGTACTCGACGGGCCCACCGGATACACGCTCGATGAGCAGGTCGCAGTCGGGATGGCCCGCGATGCCCGCCCTGATGGCTTCGGCTGCTGCTTCCGGGCTGCTGGACTCGTATGCCGTGGTCGCCGGATCGTGCGACAGGCAAAGGATGAGGTAGCTGCTGCTCACTGGGGGCTCCTCGGGGCTAAGAGGCGTATCCCCATCGTCCCGCGCCCGCGGCCGACCGTTGCCTCCGATCCGAGGTCCGCAGGAGCGCGACTAGGCTGGCCATCCGGCACGTGAAAGGCCCCTGATGAGCAAGCCGATGACAGTCACTTGCACCACCGACGACTGCGGCACCACCGCGAACCTCCCCGACGACCGGGACCATTCCGGCCTGTGGGATGCCGGCTGGCGGTGGATCGGCCTTGGCTGCATCTCATGCCCGGCCTGCCCGCCCGTCATCGTCGTCGACGACCAGGGCCGCCACCACGCGGGACCCGGCGATTACCTTGCGTCCACCGCCTCGGCGCCCCTCGGATAGCCGGACGAACGCCTGTGCCCCCAGACCCGAGATGCTGGGGGCACAGCTACGACCTGTCAGGCTCGGTTCTTCCTGCTCGCATTCACCCGGGCCCGCTCGTACCGCTCGTGGGCTTCCCGGAATGCCTCATCCGATCCCCCCACGTCCGGGTGCGCTGCCCGCATAGCGGCCTTCAACTGGGCCAGATCAGGGGCCGGCGCGTATTCCTCCAACTCCGGGGCTTCCAGGTAGAGGTGAAAGTCGGGAGCGGACCAGTGCAGCGACCGGGAATACACCTCGCCCTCGGCCTCGATGCGCTGCCGGTCGACGTAACCGGTTCGCCGACGCGGCTCCCAGCCCTCGCTGGCGATGTAGTAGATCCGCTTCGGCGTCTTCTTAATGATCCGGAAGGTGATGACCTGCTTGGGAACGTGGAAGCGGCTGTCGTCGCCGGACCAGTGCTCGGCCTGGATCGCGTACAGGTATTCGACCTTGAGGAGGTCCTCACCTGCTGCGGCCTCTGTGGTCATACGGAAGCCATCTCCTCTCGGCAGGGCAGGCACAGCCCGTCATCCAAAGCCTTACCGATGAGACGGATGCGTGCCCCGCATTCACCGCAGTTGCTCCGGGTGATGCCGTCCGGGGGACCCGCGGGAGCGCTCCGCGGCCGCTGTTCCTCTTGTCCACCGATGCTTCCAGGAGCAGGTCCAGAGCAGGCCTGGCGCAACCGGCTGGCAACGATAGATCCCACCGTGGTTGTGATCTGATCCGGCAGAGGACGACCTGTAATCACTTGGCGGAGCTGCTCCCGTGTCCAGCCTTCAAGGAACATGCCGGCCACAGCCCGTCCCTGATCCTGGAGCGTCTTTCCCGTCAGAAGGAACTCTGGCTGTTGCGCGCCGATCGCGAGCAGCAGGTCGACGCCTGAATTCCTTCCGATCTGATGGGGGACCGCTGGACCGTCCGTCCCTCCATCCGTCTCCTCCGAAGCCTCCGCCTCCTGGACGGAAGGACGGCTAATGGTTCCCTCTGATGGATCACTAATGGATTGCAGGTCAGATTGACCTGTCGGACCTGCCAGATTGACCTGACGGTCAGAGCAATTTGACCTGTCACTCAGGTCAGAATGAACTGTCCGCAGGTCAGAGCCCTGCTCGCCCGACAGGTCAGATTGAACTGTCCGCAGGTCAGAGGCATCTTCAGGCGCCTGCTGCTCGGCGCTTCCGAACGACAGCCGCTCCACCTCGTTGTCGTCGTAGACCTTCCGCGGTCGCGCCATGGACGCCAGCAGCGGCAGATTCACCCGAGCCAGATTGCTCGTCTCCTGCCGGCGCACCGACCTCAGCAGGTTCCGGGAGATCAGCTTCTTCTTTGTGCGGCGCACCGTACTCAATGACGTCCCGCTGTCGTCAGCCAGCCGGTCTTCACCGGGCCAGCAGTACCCGTGGGGGTCGGTGTAGTTCGTGTACGCGAGGAGCAGCAGTTTCTCGCTGCCGTCCAGGCCGTCCGCAGCGAACACCATCGCCATGTGCTCAACGCTCACCGCAGCACCCCCGTGCGGACGATCACGTCGGGGCTACTTGCCGGGTTACCCGTACCTACCGGTACGCTCATCGCGGGTACCTCTCCATGAGGTGTTTTGTTGCCAGCGGATTGGCGTCCACTGGTTGTGCTTAGTGACGGCCGGTATGAGGCGCTGCGACCTCTAGCCGGCCGTTCGGCGTTTCCGGGCTCAGGCTGCGATCTGAGCTGGTCGGAGACGCGACCTAGGACTTGTTCGGCCCGCGGCCGCCGCGTGACGGCCCCGCCTTGAAGAAGTCCAGGAAGACACCCGTCTCCATGGTCCGGGCGTTGCCGACCATCACGTACGGGTGCTGGCCCTGTCCGTCACCGAACGGCCAGGCATCGTCCTTGCGGGCGATGTACCTGAGGCCGTCGGGCGTGATGCTCTCGACCAGGCCTTCGTCGATGAGCAGTTGCGCGCCGGTTGTGAAGGTGACGAAGACAGGGGGGTTCTGGTGGGTCACCGGCTATCACCGGGGCCCCTGAACTTCGATGTTCTCGAAGTTTTCGCTAGGGTCGACACGTACGGGTCCTTCCATCAAGTGGGCGATCTGTGCAGCCGGGACGTATTCGCAGTACGCCGGCGTGGAGGCGGTCGACAGGCTCACGCCTGGTCGGCCGTCTCTGCTGTTCAGGGCGGGCTACGCACCTGGAACTCTCCTTCCGTCACGCCGCGAGGGCGTTGATCTTCTCGACAGTCTCGGAAGCCGTACGGTTCCCCGCATACCGAGGTGCGCTGAGCATCCCCGCCACACGATCCATGCGCTTCACGATCCACGAAATCTGGTCTTCCACTGGCAACGACAGGACCGGCGCCAGGGCTTCGGCCGCACCCTCGACGTCGTCGAGTTGCACCCGCGCCGTCGCTAGGTAAATAAACGCGAGGCGCTCGTCATCCAGGGACCGCTCCTCCACCGGCCCGGACTGCCACAGGCCGATCGCCTCGAGGGCTTCCCGCGCTGCACGCTCCGCGTCGTGGCCGCCCTGCAGCCAGATCAGTGAAGACCCGGCGTAGTAGGACTGTTTCGCCCTCGAGAACCCGAACAGGCCCTCCAGGGTGTCCGGTCGGCGGATCCGCTCCCGCGCGGCTTCGGCGCCGTCCAGGGCCTGGTTCGCGGCCCTGCTGTCGCCGAGGTTGGCCAGGCACTGGGCCTCACCGCAGCGCAGGCGCGCCTCGCCGGTTCCCTGCCCGGACCCCACCCACTGGTATCCGTCGCGTACGTAGTCGAGCGCGTGCCCGTAGTCGCCCTGGAACCGGGCGATCAGCGACTTCGTGCCCGCCACCCACGCCGACAGCTCGGCATCCCCGGCGAACTCGGCGCACCGGCCCGCCGCGGTGGCGTGCTCGAGCGCCTCTTCCGAGTCGCCCATGTCGAGCAGCGCGTACGACAGCACCCCGGACAACCGTCCAGCGGCCACGTACAGGTCCGAACGGTCCGCAGGCCGGTGATGCCCCGACCTGATCCGCTCGAACGCCTCACCGCGCAGCACGTGCGCCCGGTCCATCATCGGACCGGGGGGAGAAGCCAGGTAGTCGACCGCGGTCACGGCCACCCCGTCCTGCAACTCCGAGATGTCCAGGTCCGCCAGCGCGGTCAGATCCCGCGACATGGCCAGAGCAGCAGCCCGCACCCTGTGCGTAGCGGCAGCCTCCCGCCGTGCTTCGTCCTCCCGGGTCCACGCTCCGACCAGCCGGCCGTCCGCGCGCAGCACTTCGTCCGCAGCCTCGGCGACCTCGAGCGGTGCCGGACGTCTGCCGGACTCGAAGTGATGCAGGGACGTGCGGTCGTAGTGCACCTGCTTCGCCAGCGTGGCCAGCGACATACCGGCGTCCATACGCAGGACGCGAAGCAGCTCCGGGAAGGTCGTCATGCGGCGAGTGTTCCTCCTCTCCGATCCGAACGGGAGTGCGTGATGCCGCTTATGCGGCGCGATGTCGGAACCTGACCTGTTGGCAGATTCCTTTGGCCACGGTTGCCAACAGCGGCCTCAACTTCGGCGCCCCTGACCAGTGCTGGCATGGAGTCAGGCAGATCGTCGACTCCAGGAGAACCCGATGCAGCAGGCCAGTCAGTCCTTCTCGCTCGCATCGGATTTCTCCGGTCTCTTGGTCTCCAGGTCCGTACGCCGGCCTGGCCGGATGGTCCGGTTGGCGAAGAACTCGGCGACCTTGTCGGACGGGTACTTGGCCCGCGTACTTCCCGGCGCGATCACGGGGGGAGGGAACTCCGGGTCCGACTGCGCGATCCGGTGGACCAGTTGTCGACTGACACCGCGGTCCGCTGCGATCTCCGGAATGGTCATCAAGCGGGGCTCCTCCTGTTCCTCGTTGGTCAACGCTTCTCCCTCATCATGCCGCACCTTGTTGACAAAGTCCATGAGGTGCGGGACTCTCGTATCAGCACAACGAAACGACCCCGGCCAGCAAATGCCGGACCGGGGCCGCCTGTCCCGAGTGGTGCAGCAACACCACGAAGGAACTTGGAACCGCCCTACCTGCCACAACAGGAGGTCGATCCTCATGAAGGATCGCACAGCGACCGTTTCTATGGCACCGCACCCCGGTGACTTCGTCCACCAGGCTGCGCCGAGTAACACCACCATCCACGACCCCGACGAGGCCCTGCGCCGCGTGGTTGCCGAGCAGATCGGCCCGCGTGAGCCCGGCACCGTCTACGACAACGCGGCCGGCATGTTCCAGGTCCAGGACGTCGTCACCAACACGTCCGAGGCCCGCCGGATCCTGCGCCGCCGTTCCGCCCAGTTCGCCATCCACGTCCTCGACCTCCACACCGGCACCGACCACTACACGGGCGCCGTGTGGACCGGCTCGGACCGCGTCCTGAAGGCGGTGGCCTAGATGGCCGAGCTGTCGAACGAGGAACTCCGGGCGATCGAGCTCGTCGCCCAGCTTGCTGCGCTGAGCCCCGAAGGCGACCCGACTTCCGTACGCATGACGCTCCGTCTGGGAGACGGCCGCCTGGTCGGGGAGGCGCTGCTGTCCGCGAGGGCCGTCGAAGCCCTCACCGACGACATGGTCTCCCTGAACGCCTACCAGGCCGACATGGAAGAAGCCGGCCTGACCGCCGTATCCCTGCCGCCGGTCGATGCGAACGACGTCACCGAGATGCTGCAGGCGCTGGAGAACATCGCGAACGGCGGGCAGGCGTGATGACGACTGTCCCTCGCACGCACGTGCACACCGCAGGCAACGCCGTCCCCCCGCTCGACGCCGAGCTGGAGGGCGTCATGGAGGACCTGGCCGGCATTCACCCCGGCATCGACCTGATCCTCGACGGAATTCGGCTGATCGCCCTGGACCGGCACAACCTCGAAGCCACGCAGCTCCTGGCCGTCACCCTCGCCGGATCCCCCGACGGTACGGACGTCCTCACCGCGCTCGGCCACCTCGTCGTCCGGCTCACGAACCCCGACTCCAACCCCGCCCTCCGCACCCTCACCTTCGACGCGCAGAAGCACACCCAGATGGCGGGGGAACACCTCCTCCTCGCCCTGTCCGACCGCCACCTCCACCAGCACGCCGCCAACGCCAGCGGCGCCATTCACACCGACTAGGAGCCCCGGCCATGACCAACAGCGACAAGAAGACCTCCCGCGTCCGCATCAACGGCCGCGACACCACCACCGACCCCAAGACACCGAAGCCCGCCCCCCGAGTCCGCATCAACCTCACCGGCAAGAACAAGTAGCCACCCCCACCGGGGTCCGGCCGCCGAAGCCGACACGGCGACCGGACCCCACCCCCGCTGGCCCGTCCCGAGGCCGCATCCACGAGGTGCGACCCCAGCCCAGACCAGCACCCACCCCGTCCCGCACGACTGGAAGGAACCGACCCCCAGTGCCCAGCTTCGACTCCCTCATCCGCCTCCATGCCGAAGACGTGGCCTTCGTCGCCGAGGAGCCGCCGGCCACCACCCCCGGCGAGTTCATCGACCAGCTCAAGACCGCGGCTGATCGGCTCACCAACTTCGCCCAGATCAACGGAGCGGAGGAGCTGGAGATCGCCGTGCTGCATCTGACCGAAGCGCAGCAGGCCACCAGCGACACCGCCCGCGACGTCTTCCTCGACCGGGCCGGCCGCCTTCTGGCCGACACCACGGAAATCGTCGACGAGTACCGGCTGATGGTCTGACCGGCCACCCACCAACCCGCCCAGCACCACCGGAAGGAGCACCACCCCGTGAAGAAGCACCTGATCCGCCTGTGGCACCTGGTCGCGAACGCTGGCCAGTGCTCCATCTGCTCCGGCTGGTTCGACAACTGGCCCGGCGGCATCTGCGCCGCCTGCATCGGCACCGGCCGCACCTGACCACCAACCACCGCCCGCCCACCCGCACTGCTCACGGAAGGAACCGCACGTGAAGAAGCCCACCGCCCTCGCCGCCCTCACCGGCGCCACTGCCCTCGGCCTGGCCGCCAGCCTCGCCATCCAGCTCGCCAACCACCACGTCGGCATCGCCGCGATCATGTCGACCGTCCTGTCCACCCTCGCCGTCGGCCTCATGCTCGCCATCCGCTTCGACGACGCCTCCCGCACCGTGCTCTACACCTGCCCGGCCAAGGGCTGCGACGCCAGCATCCGCGCCAAGGACACCAGCCCCGCCGAACTCGACCGACTCCGCTCCTACGCCACCGACCACAGCAAGCACGGCGGTGCCCGATGACCGGCATCGAGTTCCGCGAAGGCCACGGCGACCCCGCCAGCTGGGACGACGACGAGTACGAGGCGTACTTCGCCATCACCGCCCCCGCAGCCCACCCGCAGCCCCAGCAGGCCGACCTCACGCCCGCCGCCTGACCCAGGAAGGACCCGCCCATGCTCACCCAAGTGCAGAACGCGGTCGCGCAGGTGCCCGTCCAGGCATGGGCCGTCCTGCTCGCCCTCCCCATCCTCTTCCTCGGCTACCGGATCGCCCACAAGACGTTCGGTCGCGCCGACAGCCACAAGCGCCGCACCCTCACCGGGTTCCTCGGCATGGGCCTGGTCGTCGTCGCCGGCCTGGCCCTGTCCACCAACACCTCCGCCCGGTTCGCCGAGAAGCGCCTCCACATGGAGTCGCCGTACAACATGACCGTCGGCCTCGTCCTCGAGGCCATCGTCCTGGGCCTGTCCCTGTACGCCTGGGCGTTCAACGACAAGGGCGCCACCCGCACCGCGTATGTCCTCGTCCTCGCCCAGGCGATCGGCGCCATCGAAGTCGTCCGCCAGGAGCACGAGGACCTCGGCACCGCGCTCGTCCGGATCGTCGGCCCGGTGATGCTCGCCTACGGCCTGCACAAGCTCCTCGGCCTCGAAGCGAAGCTCGGCAAGATTGAGATCAAGTCCGACGGGATGATCGCCCGCCTGTGGCGCGACCGCCTCAAGCGGATCGAGTCCCGCTTCGGGATCGGCTCCCGCGGCGCCGACGCCGAGGCCATCAGCCGCCGCAACGCCCAGGACAAGGTCATCGCTCTCGCCACGCTCGGTAAGCCGTGGTGGATGGGCCAGCGCCAGTACGAGAAGGCCCTCATGCGCGCCGGCGACGCCTCCTTCCACGGCCTGACCGACACCCTCGACCAGCTCGGCTCCGAACTGCAGATCACCACCCGCATCGACCGCATGGGCGCCTTCAAAGCCCTCCCGGACCGGGCCGAGGCCTACACCCTGCGCGCCCTGCGCCCCACCACCGGGCCCCAGGGCGCACTGGCTGCCAGCCCCGACGACATAAGCGCTCTGACCAGCGAGGGCGCACCAGGGCGCACCACAGGGCCCACCGAAGGCGCGCCCCAGGCGAACCCCGGCGAGGCGCAGGCGAACAAGAGGCACGACGAGGGCGACCCCGACCGCCGAAGGATCGCCTACGACCTCTACTTCGACCTCCGCGGCACGGGCCCGGCTCCCTCCCAGAACGCCTTCGAGCAGGCCTGGCGGAAGTCCGGCTACGGGCTCAAGACCGACGACATTCGGGCCCTCTACAAGGAGATCCACACCAAGGTCACCGGTAGCAACCCGTGACCGTCACCCACCGGTCGGCACCGACACGGAAGGAACCGACACTCCGCATGAGCACCGCCCCCACGCGCATCCCGCAGGCCTCGCGGACGGCCACCCCGTCCGCGGCGCCCGCACGGCCTGCCCCCACCCGGCCCGCCCCGGTCCCGCAGCCGGCCGCCCCGGACTGGCCGACGCGCTGGCACCTGCTCGTCCCGCGCGGCGTCCGCAACCTGGCCGAGGCGTGGGGGCTGTGGCAAAACCCGACCCCCCTCATCCCCTCCGACCACCTCGCCCAGACATTGGCCGTCCTGGAACGCTACGGCTGGGCCCGCAGCCTCGACTTCAGCCCCACCGGCCGGATGTGCATCCGCGGCGCCCAGACCCTCCTCGAACACACCGGACACGTCACCCCCGCCGCCCGGGCGCGGGCCGTCGACTACATGCAGCAGACCCTGCGCGAACACGGCGTCCACGAACCCTTCCACGCCTGGAACGACCACACCGGCCGCACATTCCCGCAGGTCAGCCACCTCATCACCCTGTCCGCGAACGCGGCACGAAAGAACGGAGAATAACCGTGAACCGCCCCGACGAATTCGACCAGATGATGGGCAGGGAATTCACCCCGGAAACCGTCGACACCAATCCGTACGGTGCCCGTCCGGCGAATGCGAAGGCCGGTCTCACGCCGCGTGGAAAGGCGGCTCTCGCCCTCGGTGCGGCGGCCATCGCCACCACCGGGCTGGTCGGTTACCAGGTGTATTCGGCGAACGCTGCCGAGAGCGAAGCCAGGGCGCAGGAAATCGCCTACAAAAAGGACCTCCTGGAGCTGCAGAAGCTGAAGCTGCAGACCCAGGTCAACAAGACCCAGGCGGGCACGGTCAGTGTCCGGCAGAAGCAGGTCGATGCCTGCGTCGCGTCCAGCAAGGACCTGGTCGGCAAGTCTCTCGAGTCGTCCTACCGGGACATCGTCGAGGCCTGCCAGACCCAGTACACGGACGCCAGCAACCCGGACATGCAGGCCGCGGCGTCCTCCAGCGCCAGTTCGGGCGGCATCAACAACGGCGTCTTCGTCGTCGGTGGCGTCCTCGTCGTCGGTCTGGTCGTCATGGTCAAGCGCGGCACCCGCAGTCACGAAGCGTAGTTACTCCCGCCGGTCTACCCGACGGAAAACTGCAAGATCCCCCCACGCCAGGACGGGCATGATCCGCCTTCTCCTGAGTGGGGGGAGTCCGGGAGGAACTACTCACAGTAAGGATTGAGATGGCAAGCGACATCGCGCCGGCCGCCGTCCCCGACCCGGGCGGCCCGTCCGCCACCGACACCCCCAACAGCCTTCCCGGCAAGGGAGGCCTGAGCCTGCTCGCCCCCATCGAGCCCGCCCGCCCCACCTCCGCCTCCTTCAACCTCGACCCGGCCGCCACCACCCCCGACACCATCGACCCCGCCCACACCAGCGCCTCCAGCTCCACCTACCAGAACGACACCCAGGAAGGCGCCGGGGCGAAGGAAAGTAAGCAGCAGACCGGCGTCATGCGTTCTTTCGCTCTCGCCGCCATCGAACGGTGGAAGAAAGGCGGCGACGCCCGGAATAAGCGCCTCGACATTCAAAAGGCCAAGGCGCAGGCGTACCAGACGAAGGAATCCCGCACGGTCAACCGGTCCGAAAAGTTCGTGGGCGGCTCCACGAATTCAGGGACATCCGCGGGTAAGTCCACGGATTCCAAGACAAAGAACAGTGGCGGCCCCTCCAACGGGTCATCCCGAAACTCCTCATCAAAGTCCAACGGGCCCACCGGGCCGAAGAACAGCAGGTCAGGAGGCGGCAGTTCGGGGAGCGGGGGCGCGGGCGGCTCCAAGTCCAACGGCCGCTCCGGCAGCGGTACCGCCTCCGGGGCGGGCGGTTCCGGTGCGGGGCGCGGGGCCGGCGGCTCGTCCGGTCACGGCAACAACGAGGCCACACCAAAGCCGAAGAAGGACACCAAAGGACACCACGAGGCCACCGGCAACGGCTCCGGCAGCAAGAAGACCCCGGGCAAGACCAGGACGGGGCCCGGGACCAGGACGGAGACGGCCACCTGCGGCGACTCCTCCGGGATCAGCCTGACCAAGGACAAGAAGCCCAAGAACGGCGACAGCACCGCCAGCACGAAGAAGACTCCCGCGCCCGCCCCGGGCAAGGACAACGCAGCCGGCACCGGCAACACCGGCGGCGGCCAGTCAGGCGCCGCACCCAAGCAGGGCAGCAGCGACAGCGCGAAGACCGACCTGGCGAAGAAGGACACCCCGAACGCCAAGGGCAAGACCAGCACGCCCAAGGACGGCACCACGCCACCCAAGACCACCGGACAGGACAAAGCTGCCGACCGGTCCAAGACCACCGGCAACCGGAACGGCACGCCGCCCAAGACCCAGCCGTCCCGCGAAGCCGGCTACCGCGACGGAGCCCGTACCGCCACGGTCACCGCCCACATCAACGCCTACCGCGACGGCTTCAAGGACGGCCACCACGACCGCAGCGAAGCCGCCCAGCGCGAAAAGGAGCGTCTCGATCAGGCACGCGCCGACCGCAAGCAGCAGCGAGCAGCAGAGGACCAGCCCGTGACCGCGTCCAGCACCGACCACCAGCCCGATGGGCCGCAGCCCATCGAGGTCAAGGAAGTCACCGCCGACCACATCACCCTGGACGGCGGCCGGACCTTCACCCGCGGCGAGGTCCGCAACCTCAAACAGTACGAACGACGCCTGGGCGAGAAAGCCACCAGCATGGGCAAGGCCGCCGAAGGCACCCGCCAGCTCCAGGCCCACGCCGAGCAGCAGGCCGCCAAGGCCCTGAAGTTCCTCGAGACGGCCAAGAACCTGAAGAGCGAAGGCGGCGACCGGTTCGTCGGCGTCCTCACCCGCCTCCACGAGGCCGCCACCATCCAGATCCGCGAAGCCCAGGAACTCCACAAGCGCGTCGTCCGCGCAGCCGAGAACACCCAAGTGGTCCTCGTCAACGTGGAGATCCGCTACGGCGGCATCTACAAGGCCGTCTGCGACAGCCCCCTGACCAAGCCCGCCGAACTCAACTGGTACCGGAAGTGAGCCCCATGACCGACACCCGCTACGAGCAGTTCGTCCGAGACGTCACCGACTTCGGCAACGAGATCCTCGCCGACGCCGAAGCCCTCCGCGGATGGGCCCAGTTCATCGAGCAGGAAGCCACCGACACCAGCCGGATCGCCGACGGGATCTCCGCCAAACGCGTCGACACCGAGACCGTCGGAGAGACCCACCAACTCGCCAAGACCATGACCGGGGTGTCCGAGCAGGCCATCCGGTACGCCTCCGCCGGCGACACCACCACCCGCCTCGCCCGGACCAGCCACGACGAAGCCGTCGCCACCCACCAGGGCATCCACGAAGCCGTCAACGCCTCCCCGGCCTCCGGCATCCACGACGTCGACAACGACTGGCTCACCCAGGAGTAGAACCTCCACCCCCCCCACCCCGCCCGCAGCCCCGCGAAGGAGATCCGCCATGACGAGCAACACGAACACCGCCAGCAGGCCGGCCGCCAGCAGCACCGAACGCGGCATCGCCATCGCCACCAGCGCCGCCCCCA